TACTCGTCATATGTTCCAAGAAGTAATTCTGGATTAAATTCACGTAATTTACAGACGTTTCTATAATGTATATAAATACCTTCGTCATAATCTCTTAATGCTTTAGCAACTCCAGTATTCATTTCTCCTTGGCAATTAACTTGATGAATTATATAATCGGTCTGTGCATCTACAATGTTGCCTTCAATAATTCTAATCATAAATCTTTTCCTATAAATCCTGAAATGTAAACTTCTCGCCACAGGAGCAAATCACTTCTCCAATAGTTCCAATGCTTGTGGGAACAAATTGATATGTATATCTCCCGCCACAACATCCGCCAGCTCTCAATCTCTGTTCCATAGTTTTCAAACCATGTTTCTCAGCGTCATGTTTTAACTGCCACTCTCTGATTTTCTCTTGTTCTTTTTCTGAAATTGGAAATCCTCTATACAGATCCTCTTTCGCTTTTTTCAGTTCTGCTTCCATTCTCTGCATTTCAGAATCTTTATAATGCTCATCTTTGAGTTTCTTGTTTTCTTCTTCCAGATACTCAATACGTCTCTCTTTGTCAACTGTCTTGTCAATAATTCCTTGACAAAGATCTGAGATTGATGCGTTAAAAAAATTCATTTAATTCCCTCCATTTAGTCTATTCCTGATCTTTTTGAATGTTTCTACATAACACATTTCACCATCTTTAAATACAGTTTTTAATGCCCCATCATAAACAAAGCTGTCATATCCATCTCTGCACCTTAATTCTCCATTTTCATCGTAATATACATGACAACATCCTTTATGAGATTTCTTTAAATGGCTTACATCTGTCTTTGGATCTTTGTAAATCATAATCGGTTGTCCGTTAACTTCTCCAAATGTAGCTTTCATAGCAATGCCGAACATATCTCTGGTTACAACGACCATACGTCCATCAGGTTCTACAACTGCCGAGAAACAAAAAGCCCCAACTCCAAATACAATGTTGTTTGCAGCGAATCCTTTCTTCTCAAGTTCTTCCCATACCTTTTTTACATTGTTAAGAGTACAGCCATCACCATAGATAATTCCAATATGAGGGTCCAGTACTTTGTAACCTTTGCTATTTACTGATCCTTCAAATGTATTCCAGAGTTTTTCGATAGTCTTAACTGAAATCTCTACCATATCACCAGAATCCGGACGAACCAAGAGCTTACCATTGTGCTGCATAATTTCTTTTTTGCAAGCTGGAAGAATATTGTCAATCATGTTCCAGTAATCATATGTATCAGATACCATGCTGAAAGATGCATTCGGATATAATTCTGTAAGTAGTCTTTTCACAAATGTAATTTCGTCTCCGTCCACAGCATAATTTGAAGCCATGACCGCATGTTCGGTAGAAATCGCACCAATTCCAATATGACTCACGCTACAGTCATTGAAATAATATTTGTCCAAATAATCAATTGCCGGGATCGTACTTGTCTTATCAAAGGATAATAGCCAAGCAACGGAGCATCTCTCTGCTTCTTCCATACAGGACATTCCACGCATTCCAAAGTCTGAGCAGGCCATTTCAGGTCTTAAAATGTCGTCGCAGGTCTTTTTATAGTAGAAATTTGCCAGTTCTCTGTACATATGTCCAATTGTTGCATGAGCACACGGCTTCCAAAGCTCAACCTGCAGAATACACTCAATCCACTGCACAACCCATGCAAAATCTGGATGTGTATTCGTGATTTCAATGCATGGCACTCCCATAGGCACTAATGTACCTTCCGGTAATGCACGGATCTGAATCGGAAGATACCCTAATTCGTGAAGTTTAAGGATTGGAGAAATATCGTAATTTCCTTCTCCTAACTGAATGTCCATACTAATTGTATAAAGTTCTTGAACTTCATCAGTGCTTAATTTAAAGAAATCTCTTTTAAAATATGTAATAAGATATTCTTTAATAAAAGCCTGCAGTCCGAAGAAAACCATATGATCCTGCTCCTTTAACATTGATCTTCTCGGAGTCCAATAAGAGACTAACTTCGTCAATCCTCTCGGAAACATATTGTGGTGTACTTGTTTGTAAGTATCGCTTAACAGAATTGCTAAGGTATCCATTATTTTTTATCCTCCTCTTTGTCGTTTACAACTTTATCAATCTGATCAGTAATGTAATCAATAACATCCTTGCCGGTTTTCCCAATTGCTTGAACATTGTCCGATGTTAGTTCATTTGCAACCATCATTGTATAAACGGTTTCGGTAGTTGGTGTAAGAACTGTTAAAATTACAGAAATAATCCCAATTGAAATAAATAACTTGAATCCATTCTTTGTTAAATCATCAAATCCTATCAAACATATTGCAAATGCAGCTACTGCAACAATCAGAAATAAAGTCCCCACTGCATCTGCTCTACTTGCAAAATAAATCGTCCAAGGACTAATCATCGGCTTCATAATGCCTCCTTATCTAAACCTCTCAACAAGTTCAATCTTAGGACTTTCCAGATTTGTCAGAATCGTATCTGTCGTATAAATCTTCTCAATCAGTCCATTGTTTTTCAGAAGTTCTCCTTCATAAATAGTATTCTCACAATGAGTTATATAAAGATAAATCTTATTTACTCCTGTTTCTTTTAGTTTCTTAGCACTATGATAAAAAGTACCACCTCTGCTACAAATATCATCTACAATAAGGATATCTTTACCTGGTAGCTGATCAATTTCACCTGATAAATCTAAGCCTTTAATCTCTCCAGTTTCCCAATCTCTATTCTTAATACCAAAAGCATATGGAAGATGTACTGCTGAAGAATATCTTTTCATAGCTCCAGCATCCGGATAAAACATCATAAGATTATTACTCGCAATCTTCTTAACAGTATCCTCAATCATTCGATTCGGGGATCCTACATGTACTTTATTAAATAATGCAGCAGATACATCAGAATGTGGATCTAAAACTTCTACTTTTCCAAAATGTAATGAATTAATAGTCTGAGCAAAATATTTTAAAGTAAATAATTCGTTCTCATGCTTAACTCGGTCCATACGTGCATCTGGGATATAAGGCATATATAAATTAGGCACTACTCTATGATCCCAACAATATCTAGTAATATATTCAACTGCTGTTAACTCTTCCATTGATTCAAAGAACCATTCAATATTATCTCTGCACCATCCTCCAATAGGAGGAATATCCTTAAATAAGAATGTTCCATCCGGATATTTATCAAGTTTGATTTCTACACCGTTTAATTTAATCATTCCAAATCTCCTTATAATTTATTTCTTACTGTTTAATAATCCTTACTTAACTTTTACTTATGCTCAATATCACAGGTAGTTATTACAGACGGATTATTCAAATGATTGCCATTACAGAAATTATTGATAAAATCCACCTGTCTTTGGAGATAATCAATAGAATCACATAGTGAAACTTTTACATAACTTAATAATTCTGCGACAATTGTACTAATCTTAAACAGTTCATTTTCTTTATCATCGTATTCAACGCCATCTGCATGATTAAACGGTGAGGTTGCGTCAGCTGTTTTTATATAAAAATCATTATCCTCATTTTTATAAATTGAGCACACCCAAATAGTATCGTCATAAAGCCCATCAAACTCAAATACTTGTAAGGTTTCTGTATTGTTTTTTTCAACAAGTTTTGTAGTGATCACTCCATCACAGTCATATTTACGTAAGTAGTTCTGAATATCCTCTAATGTAATTTCTTCTAATTTCTTCATTTCCACAGTATTTTCTCCTACCATCTTATTTCTCTCCTATCACATTAATCTGACAACTTTTCATCACCTCTAAAGCTGCTTTATGCTTCTCCGGTGTAGTTCCAGCGCAACATGACGCATCTACTGTGATCTCTGCCTCCGGATAATAAGTTTTGATAAGAAGAGCATTTGTGATAACGCAGATGTCTGTACACACACCTATGATTTCAATGTTTAAATTGTCTATATCACTGTCTGTCCCAAATATTTCTTCCCAATCCCAGCCTTCATAACCAAAAGTTGACTTTTTACATACCATAAAATTGTTATAATTATTTTTTACAGGATGAATTTCATCTATAACCTCCCACCCTGAAGTTCGATATATACAATGTTCAACAGGAAGTTTTTTACCCTCAGAAGTATTCAAATAATCTGAATTATGTGTATCCATTGTATACACTACATAATCCCCATTATTTTTATATTCTTCAAACTTTTCTTTAATTTTAGGTACAATAGCTTGAGCTTCCGGCGTACCAAGTGAACCGGTTACAAAATCATTCTGTACATCAATAACAATTAAAATTTTCTTTTTATTTTCCACAAGCATTACCTCCAACAGTCATTCTCCCGAATGGGTACTCTACAACTCTATAGCTACAAAGAATCTCCATTTCTTTAACAACGTCTCCTTTACACATCTCTAATAAGACACCAACTTCTTCTGCTACTTTTTTAATTTCAACTTTTTTCTCTTCTGCTGAACTTAAAGTAATAGTTCTCATTCCTCTGGTATAATCAGAAGTCATATCATAAATATTATTTGGTATTTCAACTTTAAACCCGGCATCTTTTAGATCATTCATGTGTAAAATTAAATCATGAGTATATTCATCTTCTGCAAGCAATTCCATTAATTTAATTTCAGCTTCCTTATCAATCTTTTCAATACTTCTTTTCTCCCAAAGTTCTATAATTGACATATCATTTTCCTTTCTTGTAAAATTATTTAGCTCATTTTCTTTAAAATAAAAATCTCCTTCTTCTGATTCTTCATTGTAATAACTAGAGATATGTATTCTTATATTGTTAGAATAAACTGTTTTTACAACGCCTGTAGCACCTGCAATATCATATTGTTTATATTTTTTAGGCACTATTATTACTTGTACTATATCTCCTACTTGAAACATTTTTTACTCCTTTCTATTTATTAATCCACCCAGAGAGACTCGAACTCTCACGCTATTAAGCATTAGAACCTAAATCTAACGTGTCTGCCAATTCCACCATGGGTGGGTACAACTGGCAGTTCAACTGCCAATTGTTAATAATGAAAGCGACTATTATATTTACTTATTCACTACTTACCAGCCTTGTACAAACTAAGAGCCAAGTATAATCATGCTCATAAACTTTTACCAAGGATTTGATAAATCTTTATTCTTTATGCTTTATTCTTTAATCTTTAAACTGGGATAAACTTTGAATTTTGAATTTTAAGATTTGAGTTTTAATCTTTGAACTTTACAGTACTATGGCTATCTGCCTCATCCAATAATATAATATATTAAGCTTACAGGTCCTATACGACCACGTAATCCTAATCCATTTTGTATTTTATACTATTATCTACTGTATAAGTAATGCTGTGGTTTCTTTATTGTTTTATATATGTCTAACCCAGCTAAAAGGACATATAGATTATAGTTTAAAGTTTTCGATAAGCAGTGAATATATCTTAGTATGTAATTTCTATTTCTGTCAGAGAATTACTTACTGAAAGTGCCGCATCTACTTCAGCAGTGAACTCTGCAATTTCTGTTTCTAAATCCTCCATTTCTTTAAGAACACCAATTGGATCAACAAGTTCCATTGTCTGAGCTTCTATATAGGCTTCTCTAGTTTTTGTAAACTCTTCAGTAGAGGTTTTACCTTCTTTGCTACCATAGAGCCCTACAACATAATTTTCAGCTTTATCTTCCAATTTACCATTCTCAGTTATGATCTGAGCCATAGCAGCATCATACTGTTTTTTAATTTTCTGTTTTAAAAGTTTCTTGAAGTCCATTCCATGATTTTTCATTTCAATAGCTTCAGCTACTGTATACTCTTTATCAGCAACAGTGACTTTAGTTACTGCATTTGAAAGAACTACAGCTCTTTTAATAGCTTCTCTTCTCTTGATTAAATCAGTTGCTTTATCATAAGAAGATTTCATAACCCCTGTGTAAACTTTGATATCTACACCTTTGACTTTTGTGTTAGAATGCTTATTTGAAATACAAGCTTCTACACTGTTAATTGCTTTTACAATACGATCATCTAAGATCTTCAGTTCCGCTAATGCTTTGTGTACATTCATTTTTTCTGTTGTCATGATAAATACCTCCTGAATTTTAAACTTTAATTTAATTGCCTGTGATAAGAGTGGACTCGAACCACCGACCTCACTTTTGCAGTGCGCTCTTTTTCACAACTGAGCTACTTATCACTTTTCATGCATGACCTGTCATGCTGCAGTCACAACAGGATTATGTGTTCTTTGATCAGCTCAATTCCCTACATTTTCTCTAAAGCTGAATGTTTGTCTCATTACAAAACATCTCAAAAACTATCTGTCTTTCCAGCGCCATCTGATTCTCACTACCAAATCAGCAACGGCTCTTTACTATTGAAAATTAGAGCTCTCAAAAGTCACTCCTTCGTCAGGAGAAGTGGAAACTCTGGGACTCGAACCCAGGACCGACCGGTTATGAGCCGGTTGCTCTAACCAACTGAGCTAAGTTTCCATGTAGTGGGCGTTATAATTACACCCACAATATAGAAATGTAACAATATCTGTAAAAAACTTTTATGCAATCGTGTCAGTTACACGAACGATCGTCATCACTCTCAAAAGCCCTCCCACATTATTTCTACCTCACTGACTCAATTACTTTTTTGCTTCATAACTAATCTACACATCTGCTTAACCAGATCATCCTCCAACTTCCCACTTACAACCTCATTAGCACAAAGCACATCTATATAAATGTTTTGTACATTCAAACCATTGCTACCAATGTACTGTGTTCCCTTTTTTGAACAGGTTCCAGTTATTAAACCATCCAAATTTTCACTTAAGTTTTATCTATGTTCGCCATGAACATAAGTAGGTATACCTTAGTTCTATCGGTTACCTCTTTGGCCTTCAGAGCTAACTTAGAACTACGGGGTAGATGGGATTCGAACCCATGAATGCAGCAGTCAAAGTGCTGTGCCTTACCGCTTGGCCACTACCCTCTATAGATACCTATGAAGGTATCTATATACAGATTATTTATACTGCATAATGCAATTCTCTACTTTTTGCTCTTATAAAAGTCATATATGCTGGTTTCATTTCTTTGATGATCTTTTCATCTTCTTCATTATTATAGTAATTATCACTTTCTAATTTAATATCATTTCCAGATACATAAATGATGCCTTTCTTATGATCAAACTCACAATCAAGAACCTTACAAGAAGCATCTACATAAGTTCCTTTAAAGCAGAATTCCGGTTCAATCCTTGCACTTTTATCAAAGAAATCAATGGTCAATTTTGTGGTTGCCTCAGAACCATCTTCAAGATGTAGAGTGACTTCATACATAATACTGTTTAAATTAATAATATTTAGATCTTTGATTGCTGTCTCAAAAGGTTCTCCAAAGTTTAATTCAAATGCAATTGCTCTTAAGCAGTCATAGTTTAAATCCACTTTGTGAGCAAAAGAAATTACTTTTTCAATTTCACTGTAATACTGTTTATCTAACTTATCTTCTAAGTACTCTGTAATTTCAGCATCTGACGGATACTCAAATCTAAAATGATAGTGGAATCTTCCAGGTCTGTTTACTAAATAACTATTTAACGAGTTGAGGTCATTACAAGTAATCACAAACATTTTCTTCCCTTGAGACAATCCATCAAACAATGTAAGCATTTCTGTTTGAGGATCTGCCATGCCATCAGCAGCTTTAATACTGCCAAATGTTTTATCAAATTCATCAAACAGTATCATTACTTCCTGTTCAATTTCTTCTATGAAACTTGCAATTCCAGGAATATACGTGTCTACAATGATAACTGGTAAACCAACTTTTGTTGCTTCCACAGCCAATGTCTTTGCAAACAATGATTTGCCGATTCCTTTATTGCCTGACAGGATAACGCCAAGGTTCTTTTCTGCTTTTGGAAAAGCCTTAAGAACTTTTTCAACCTTACTCATATGTACTCCGTAGGTTTTTTCTTTGATTTCTATGTCTGCATATTTTTCTAAAAAGAAACCAGAATTCTTTTGAAACCTCACGACATAATTCTGAGCCGGAAGCTTGTCGAAAGTTTCTAATGAATCGTCGTAAGTTCTAAATGTGTTTCCTACCTTAATAATTCTCATTTTTTATTCTCCTGTTTTATATCATTGTTTATATCGAAAATCAATGCCCTTTAACATCTGCTTCATGTAATAACATCACATCTGAAAACATCTGTTTTCCAATTAAATACTTATCTTTATTCTTTGCCTTGTTTGATTGCGACCATGATAAATAGGGATGCATATGATAATAAATCAAATTTGCTGTATAAAAAGCATCATATATATCTTTTCCTGTAACCACACCGGAAAAATCAAAACATGTTAAATACTCATAAGCTCCAACACAATGATGCTGATAGTAATGACAATAGCTATCTTCTTCACCTTTTCTATTAATTCTTGATTTAGTGAAAAGCTTTCCAATATCATGGAGACTGGCTGCCACCCATAAATTTTCTTCTCTAGGCACTCCTTCTGAAACCTTTTTCAAATGTTCATAAAGAGTCAAAGAGTGATGCGGATTCTCTTGATCAAAGTCACGAGCCATATCTATTAATTCTTTTATATCTTTATGATCATCTTGTACAACTCTAATTTCATTGAACCCTTCATGGTACATTGGTGGAGAAAATACTTTCCTCATTCTGGTAATCACTTCGTCTGGAACTGAATTTTCCCTTTTTGAGTTGTCCTTTAAACATTTTTCATACGTTTTCAAAAACATAACACATGTTTTATAAACATGTTTAGGAACTGTTTTTAAAAAATGCACTCTTCTTTTCTTTACCAAATTAGTAGCATCATAAATAACCGAATGCATTTTCAAATCTTCCAGTATTCTACGATGCAGTTCTTCAAATACTTTACTGTTGTCTGCGTCATCATAATTATCTCCATACATTTCTTCTCTGAGTTTATCAGAAGAGTACACTATATAATCAGGATGAGTTTCTGAATACTCTTTAGCCCATGTACTTTTACCGGAAGCAGGCAAACCTACCAGCATAATTAATTCATTCATTATGTAATCTCCTCTATTTCTTTGCAAATCTTCTCTGCTATTTCTTTAGATATGTACTTCTGATTAAAAAACTCTTGTCCAATATCTGATCTAATTCGATATTTTTGATTATCTAAATTAGGCCTCCCTTCCCCGTTTACAATTTGAGGTAATGAAGCTGTCTGAAGATAATCTATATAATATAGATCTTCTTTTATACTTCTTCGTTTCTCTCTAATTGCTTTTTTTATTTTATAGGCCCAATATCCAGAAGTAACATTCAGTTTATTAAATTCTATATAGTGATCAAGATCCTGAGATATAAGCTCCAGTTCCTTTAGCTGTTTTTCTAAAGGTTTTCTATTACCTAATATTTCTTTAATAGGCAATATGCTGTCATCTATTTTCTTTTTATAATCACCAATCTCTACAAGAGATTTATTCTGCTGTACAAAACCAACTCTCTCATCAACTGATGTTACTTTCCAAGGGGCGTATATGCTTAAATTTTTAGGAATTGTTGATATCCTGTTTAAAGCTTTCGGTACATTGTCAAACTTCTGAGCAGATTTTAAATCCACCACATGAGGAGGACTTCCATGTTTAAACACCAAATAATTTCCAGGATATTTTTCACTTTCTAAAACATATCTCATTTTCCTCTTCCTTTTGTGATATATGTATTATAACATACTCCGTATTCTGTGTCAACAAGTTTTTTACAAACTTGTTTATTGCTTGAAACTGTTCTCCTTTCTCTTAACTTGCTCTAAGTATACCATAGTCATTCTACCTTGTCAACACTTTTTTTACAAACTTGTTTAAAAATTCTTTTTCTGAAATTATCGGGATACCAAGCTGCATAGCTTTCACATTCTTGCTACTCTTTGACAATGTATCATTATTAATAAGGTAGTTAGTTTTTTTAGTTACTGATCCTGTGACTTTACCTCCAAGAGACTCTATTTTCTCTACTAGAGCTGCTCTATTGGCAAACTCGGTGAGTGTCCCAGTAATACAGAATATTGCCCCATTCAAAACATCTTTTACCGTCTCCTGAGAAATTTCTTCAAACTGGAATTCCGCAGCAAGCTCAGTTATGTATCTTTGATTTTCTTCAAAATAATTTTTCAAAGAAGAAGCTTTCGCAAAACCAAAGTCTTCCAAACATGTAAAATCATACTGAGAATCCATATCTTTAATAAAGCTATCAAAAGCTGTTTTTAACCCTTTTTCTCTTGCTCTCTTCTCTTCAACAATGTTTAGCTGCTTACTAACACTTCGACCGATTAAAGGTATGGACAGCCCATAAAGAAATTTAGGCAGAGTTGTCTTGCGGCATTTTTCTATTGATTCCAGGATTTTATCAACTTTTTTTGCTCCTAACCCTTGTAATGTCACTAACATTCCCCGGCAGTCTTTTAGATAAAATAAGTCTAAAGGCCCTTTAATAAATTCTTTCTCTATTAATAGACTCAGAGTAGATTTAGAAAGCCCTGTAATATCATGTGCTTCTTTGCTTACAAAAGTACATAATTCACCAAGAAGTTTCCCTTTACATTCAAGGTTCATGCACCGAAGCTCTTCTGTCTCATTTTCACCTGTAATTTTTACATGACCACCACAAATAGGGCACTTGTCAGGCACAGTAAACAATTTGTCACCGTTTCTGGTCAAATTCTCTGCAATCTGCGGAATGATCATGTTTGCCTTATATACCGTAATCGTATCTCCTACTGACAGTTCATAACTTTTGAAAATACTCACATTATGTAAGCTAGCTCTTTCAACAATAGTATCATCTATTTCAACCGGATCAAAAACTGCCACAGGTGTCAACTGTCCAGTCTTTCCCATGCTCCATTCCACATCTCTAATTACTGTTTCAAACTTATCATCTGCAAATTTATATGCAAGTTGTGATCGAACATGATGTGATGTGTTTCCTAAGCTTTCACTATAATCAATGTCATCATATGAAAATACAATTCCATCAATAGGAACATCTTTTTCTCTTGCGGTTTCTCTAAGTCTTTTAATATTCTCTTCAATATTATCAACTTTTACCCAAGGGACCACTTCAAATCCTAGCAGGTCTAATATCTGTAATCTTTTCATGAAACTATTTCCATCTATTCCACGAACGGCCTTCCAAGCAATGAACTTGATTTTTCTTTCTTTTGTAACGGAGTTATCAAGCTGTCTAACAGAGCCAGCAGTTAAATTTCTGATATTCTTAATACCATTATCTTTAATATATTTTTCTAATTCTTCACCAAAAAGTCCCTTTCTTTCTCCATCTTTTTTCAGATCAATATCTTTTAGCTCTTTAAGATAAGTATAATGATGGATTTCCATGACAGCTTCTCCATCAACTACTACTTCATCTTTATAAGGAATTTCCTTTGGAAGATTTACAAAACTGTTTGCTGTATGTAAAACATTCTCTCCGATGATTCCATTCCCTCTAGTTTCTGCAGCAACCAATTTACCATCTATATATTTTACTGAAATAGTAAGCCCATCCATTTTTAGCATGGCTAATCCTGGCAAACCATTCATAAAACTTTCAACTTCATTTATATCCTTTGTTTTGTCTAAGGACAACATTGGATGATCATGTTCGACTTTTTCTAACTCACTAACTGTTTCTGAGCCAACATTGATAGTGGGACTGTTGGCTAAAATAATACCTGTAACTTTCTCAAGTTCTTTAAGTCGATCATATTTTTTATCATATTCATAATCAGAAATTAGAGAAGTATCTTCCATATAATACGCATGAGCATATATATTTAATTCTTCCACTAATTCACGCATTTCTTTTAAAAGCACTCTTCTTCCTCCATTTTATACAATATAACATAATCTTTACCATGAACAAATTTTTCCCCTTCTCCAACTGGAACCTCTTCATAAAGCTTCGGCTCCAGTCTTATGTAGGAATCTCCGGTTTCTACTCTTACAACATCTCCCTCTTCATATATATTTTCAATTACAAAGTTCATCCACCCCATTTCCATGCCATTTATGTGACAAATTAATCCAATTCTCTCCTCAGTTCCAAAACATTCATAAAGTCTCTCTAACACTGCAATCCCTCCAATGTTCGAACGCTTGTTCGCTTATTATGTTTAAATATTACCACACACAGCAAATTAAGTCAATCTATGTGTGGTATTATCTATTATAAATAACTATAAAATTTATTTTTAAGAGTTCCTTTGCCATAAGAACTTATATTATAATTTGAACTAACCATTTCAACATACTGGCTTTCAAAGATATCTTCCTTAGAAACATTATATTTCTTCATTATTTCTCTAAACTGCTCTACAATTCCGGCTGTATAGAGTCGAGGAATAGTCAGATACGGAATATTAAGCTCTTTTCTAAGCGCAATTAACCTATTTGTCAGTCTTAGATTTAAAGCTTCTAATGAATCACTACGTGTATTATTCCTGGAGTTAACAATATTCCCCTTCATACTTAATAAAGAAGCAGTTCCAGTAAAAGATATATACTCCTCCTCTTGTGAACTAACTTTAGCCAAGTCTACCAGCGTCTCTGACAAAGTTTTTTCCTCTCCGTTTTCGAAAGTAAGGATATTACCATTCAACTTACTTATTTTAGCTCTTAAAAGCTCACCGGGGGCTTCTGTTCTTACTCCTTCAAACAAAGCCAGAATTAAAAATTTATCAGAATAGTTTCTAATTTTAGAAATATCCTTTAAAACCTGTTCTCTGCTGGGACACACCGCTCTCTCCTTATTAAGATATTTCTGTAGACTTTCAATTTCCATATTTATTTCATCATAGTGATTTATGTTGTCTATAGATATGTTGCAGGAACAACACCAGTCAGCATATTTCCGTAAAACACTTATATTTTTCCTTAAGGCATTTATTGATGAGGCTGCAAATGTAGACAACAATTTATCTATTTCAGAAAAAGTAAAATCACATAAGTCCTTGTTAAGTAAGTCCTCATAGTCTTCCGTTTTGTTAAAAAGAGCTTTCGCACTTTGTGGAGTTTGTCCGAGATCTTCTACTACATGTCGCAGATATTCTTTCTTCCGTTCTTCATTATACATAATCACACCTCCTCAAATAAAGCTTTTATTTTATTTACTTTCATGTTTGTAACACTATTAATAATCGGCACATCTTTTCCTAATGCACTTTCTATTTTTTCTGCACATTCATATGCATCCTTTGAGATAGATGAACCATATAACACTACTGGCATAGTGGTGTCATCAAATACAACATCTGGATTATTCTCTTGAACTATCTTCAAAATATTTATGATAAATACCGCAGTTTTGATACACTGACTCCGGTTCATATTTTTAGTTTTAAGAATAAACTCCAATAATGAAAACAAAGTAGCTCTGTCTATTTCTCCTCTATGTGCTCTTTCAATTTTACCTCTTACTGGACTATCCAATGTGTTGTTTAGTTTGTCAATAATTATATTAGTAGGAGACGACTTATCCATAGAAGCTAAGTAACTTTTAGAAATCTTATTTCTCTTATCTTCCTGCTCAATATACTGACATGCTTTGTCTTCTGTAAAATTCATGATATTCAGAATAAAATTAAACTGAAAATCAGGATTCTTAATTTTCGTGTTTATTGCAGCTCTAAACCGGTGAAAACCATCAATGATATCAAATTTACCAGAATTAAGTATCAATTCTGATCCAACAATATCAAAATCTACCTCTGGATCATCAACATTGAGATTAAGAGTTAAAGCATTAGGTACAAATTCTCCCTTGCTCATTAAACCTTCAATAGCTTTTACTGATGAAGAAACTATATCAATTGTATATGATACATCTTGTCCTCTACGTCTCTGTTTAAGTTGACGCTGAGTCCTTGGATTGTATATTATAAGCTGGTTATCATAAAACTCTTTTAGTAAATCAATACTTATTTTTGTCACCCATTGATCTTCAGCTATCTCTATCACTGGACTTATTCTTATTGGATAAATATTTGTTTTTAAATAATCTGCCTTTAGGCTCGAAAATCTTACTATTTCCTTATCAGAAAAATATGTTTTCATTTCCATATTTGTCCTAAAAACATTATTAAACGCATCAATAAGCCAATACATTTCATTGTCTGGAATTTCATCTTTGCTTTTTGCTCCAATGATATACTGCATATATTCAATATCTGAGTATTCATATTTTTTCATAAGAAATTTTTGTACTTCTCTCTTGTAATATGAATTTTTCTGGATTTGAGAAAAATACTTATCCAGTATCTCATACAGGTTTTCACTTCTTAACATTTTGCAACCTCCTTTCTTGTATTATATCATTGTTTAGAACTTATTTCAATAAACTATTTACATATTTAGCAGCTTCAGCATTAATGGGCTTTCGAACGATGTATCTTTGTGTCGTGTCAGGTCGAGAATGATTCATTAATTGCTGTACATATGCAATGTCTCCTGTCTGATCATATAATAATGTAGCAAAAGTACTTCTAAATTTATGAGGAGTAATATGTTTTTCAAAATCTGCGGTATATGCCTTAACTAAATCTCTCACTGATTTGTCAGTGATTCTTGTTCGTCTGTTAGAAATAAAAAGAGCATTACAATCTCTTTTGTTCAAAAGTTCTGCACGTTTTATTACCCAATTTCTTAAAATATCCATACTATCATCATCAAGTTCACATTCATAAGTGTTTCTGCGCTTATCAGTAACCCTAATAATCTTCTGATCCCAGAATATATCTTCCATATTAAGTTCTGTAAGCGCAGTAACACGAATACCAGTTACCATAAGAAGAGTAAATATAGCAAGGTTTCTTTCCTTCCATGCTTCTCTTCTTGCGTTGGCCCTTTTTGTACCAATAGAATTATCATTTATTCTTTCAACAACTTTTTTCAACTCTGCGGCTGTCATTGCAACCTGTTTAAGCGGATCTTTTACAGAAACTCTTTTTATGCCACAATCAAAAGGGTTCTCTGAAATCATTTTCCTACTTAACAAATAATCAGCAAATGATTTTAATGCCGTATAAGTAGTTGCTTTAGCACTATCTGAACTGTATCCTCCATCTCTTCCTCTTAAACAAGAGAGATAAGAGTTTACATTGTCAATAGTCATCGCTCCATTACAATCTTCTATTGACTCTATAAACCCGTTTTCTTTCAAATAGTTCATAAACCTAACAGCCGTCATAGTATAATTTTGCGCAGTAAGATATTCGCATGAATTGAATAGACCATTATAATAACCAGTGAAATATTGTGGCTTATCCCTAAGCAATGCTCTCATCTTGCTTTCTGATTTATATTTATGTTCTTCTCTTCCTTTCATGCAATTCACCTCACCATCTAAATTTGTGGTCTAATCCACTTCCACTAATTCCATGTTTATTTCTTTGTTCAAGGATTTCTTTTCTTACTTTTTCATGCTTTGAATGAAAATAAGCTGCTGCTACCGCCCACATTGTTATCAGTAGACTCAAACCAGAAAGTCCAGCCATTAACAGTACAAATGATATTATTCCTAATATAACTATAGTCTTTGCATCAGACTCGTCCCAAACATCTACATGCTTTGCTGCCTTAGAATCAGGATCGCTTGTTTCCCCCCATGTCCATGGATTCGGCAAAGGTATTGGCTCATAGTCATCTCTCACTACAGCAATAGGGAATGGATAAGCTTCTTCCATTTCAAAATCTAATGAGTCTACTTCTACTCGGACAGTACAATTGGGATGATAGTTCCAAACCTTATTCCCAGTTCTTACTACTTGAAAAGTTCCTTGCTGACCGGGCCTCAGTGCTTTTTCTGTCAGCTCAACTTCTTCATGTATAGGATATAGATTGAACCCGTATTTTTCATCCCAATTGTTTTTATTGTCTTCAGTAACTTTGAGCAATAATAAACCTGTATTTTGCTTTGCGTCTGTCATTTGTACCGGAGGCCATTTAGCATATTCATGCGCACTTTCATAAATTTCTTCCAATGTTTTGCCAGGTACTCTATATGTCCAACCTGGCTTCATATCTCTTACTTTAACTTTCTTTCCCAAATTCACCTTACCTTTCCTTGATACAAAAAGATGGCTATTTACAGTTTATAGTATTTATGTAGTTTTTTCAATAGGTCTCCATCCTACAACACACTTATCTGTCCAATTTCTCCATTCATAATTTCCATATTTTCCTTTAACCATTATATCTTTTCTTATAGCTCCATCTTTTAAAAGAATTTCTACTTCCTTATACAGTTCAGGAAAGTCTCCCCATTCTGTGTGCCAACTCGTATTTTTACCTTCTCTACCTTTCAATTCTATTTAGCATTTATTTCTTATAGGGCTCACTGTTATATTTCCATGCTGTTATTTCTACTCTAACTTCATCGTCGGTTAACGACCAATACCAATCTCCATCATTTCTATACGCAAATGCATCACAATAAGGCTCATGATCGTTATATCCAATATATGTTACTTGTACATCTTCCATATCATCTGGTAATAAACCAGTACTAATGGGAGTCCAACTATTATTTTTCATATTATTCTCCTATGTAACTAACCCAAATTCTTTAATAAGTCTCTGCACAACCATCCGGTTACATTTCTTATAAGCAATAGACAATGTTTTCTTTACACCTTCTTTCTTATAAATCGAATGTCCTCCAGTACAATGGTCTAGTTCCCAGCCATTCTTTAGAATAATTCTCTCAACTTCTCTTCTGTTATAAGTTTTCATATTTCACCTTCTTTCATCTAAATATCCATTCAATGATAGTTCTTGCTATAACTCCTATTAAAAAATACTGCAATTTTATCCCCTTATTTTTATTTGTATTATAAGAAATATCCAACTGTTTTATCCTTTGGCTTTCCCCAAATAGATTCGTACAGATACTCTACCGTACTAGGTGCAATTCCATGATAGTTACACAATTCTTTAAATACTTCATATTTTGGTCTGGCATCAATATCTTCAATTACTTCTCCTAATGAAGTTTCGGCATAGTTGGTGGCGCACCCATACATCGGAAGCGGCTCATATATGCTCTTCAATTCTTTATAGACTTCATCACTATATTTATGAATATCATCATTTAACCCAGCAGAATCTGATTTATCAAGTTCCTTTTCTTTATCTCCTATAATTTCGCTTGCCTTGAACTGAATAACATTGCACATATGCCACTGATAATCATCGTCAACACACGAATCAAACGAATTAACTTCAAATACATCATCGTCAGTTATGTCAATATTAAAATCATTAGCCATTTTAGCTGCTGAATCTAACATATGATTTTTACATTCTTCCAAAGTGCCAATCTTCTCTACATAGAATCCAACACCTTCGTAAGCATGATGATAAATACAAAGATAATCTCCATCTTTTATTTCAATTTCATGAATAGTGTTAACATAGAATTCTCCATCTCCGTATGAATAATCAATTCGCATGATCTGGTCGTCGGATCCGTCTACATTTTTATATTCAAGCTCACTTATTACTTCTTCTCGGCTTTCCTCTGTAATACTGACTAAGTTGTCTATAACCCATTTATGAGCCGCAAAAGCAGCTTCAAAAAAGTAAAAATATGGTTCTCTATAATGTTCACTATCCAATGTACATAGTAAATATATCTTCATTTTTCACCTCCACTGTTTCCTTCTTTTACTTTGCATCTTCCAACCAGACACTTTGGATTCTTTCTCATAATCCCATGGATTTATTTTTCTTTTTGGTTTTATAGGCTTGAGAGTAATACCATATTCATTTCTTATTTCTACAATCTCTTCTGGTGTAATACTTTTACGCTGATCCGGCACTGTTGAAGCCCAATGAATATTCCATCCATGATGTTTATGATATGTACGATAGTATTTCTTTTTATATTTCTTAGTAAGCTGATGAAAGTCTCGTACATTACCATAATCATCCATGATCAAATATCTGTGATATTCGTGTGGGTAATACATAAAATCCCAATCGTTATCCGTTCTAACATATTCACTATCAAAATAGTTGAATGAATGGTAAAAATTAATACTTCTTGTGCTGTATGGGAACTTCAACTTAAAGTATGTATACAGCTCTTTAGTTCCCTCTACATATCCTACATATTCCCATGGAAGCCATTTATATATGCTATAGTCGCAATGCCATTCTGTACGCTTTGTACGCTGCATATAAATATGGTATTCTCTCATAACTACCCTCCTATCAGCCCCTCTCAAGAAGAGAGAGGCTATTTTTTATATGGCACAAAGAAATCTATGAGTATCTTTTTCATACTTATATATTTTCCTTGTGAGGAAATCTTCTTTAGGTGTCGCTTCTTCCAATGTATCCTGTAAGATTATTGATAAGTCTACCGCATCAACACCATCTGCTTTATGTACCATTACCTCATGTACACTGGTAAACACTAAATACAAATCGGAATCCAGTACACCAGCAAAGCGTTCAGCCACACCGGGATAAAATATAGCTACCGCACCGTTTGTTTTCTTTGCTGTAGTTAGACAATTTCCAATAAGATCTTGGCTAATTGCTTCTTCTGTACCAGGACTCATAAACTCTTCTCCTTCATATTCCGGATTAAAGAGCATCTGATCCCATCTGTAAATTCTCGGTGGATACATACGTTCTGTGTTTCTTAATGCTTCTTCCAGAATATTGTCTTCACTTAAGGTCAAACCATCTTCCTTCCATTTCTCTACTACAGATTTAAAAATCTTAGTGCTCATAATGTTTCCATCACATTCAGACACCTTCATATATAATACCTGAGCAATATCACCTATTCTTTTATAAACAGCATTACTCAATTCTTTAGAATTATCATCATAATTAAGCAGCCTTATAAAAAGAGAATCTTTAACAGTTTCATAGTTCCAAATTTTCTTTGTTTTTTCATAAGAATTTTGTCCTTGTAACTGTCTAATGTCTCTTACAGTACTATCAAGAATGGTGTCAAATGATGTTCCATTTAAGAATTCTCTAAAGAGTTCTTTTGTATGTAATCCGCACACTTCGTAGGCATCATCATGCTCTGCAAACTTCACCAGCAGTCTGTCTCCTGTCGGAGAAAATCTATCTCCATCTTTTGAAAATTCTATATTCTCAATAGGAATGTTAATAGCTACACTTATTTTATTTTTAAGTTCTTCCACAAACATTTCATAGTTCATCATAACTAATCCCTCTCTTTCTTAACCCATATGGTTACATGAATATTCCGACATTTCGCTTAACTTTTTAACTATAAAATCTGGTATATAGCCACATTCTGAACAAATACAAATCTTTCCTAAGATATACAAACATGCTTGATCTCTTAGAATTTCTTTTCCCATAAACTGTTGTTTAGTTTCTTGGCATTCCTCTTTATAGCAGTATTCATTATCTGGGCAGCTATCACAATCATACTTTATATTTTCAATCCAAGGAAAATACCAAGCTAAGATATCAGATTCAATTCCATTACCGTTATCTCCTGAGCACTCTATCATTTGTGTACTGAAATCAAGAGGGACATACGGATCATTGCAGGAAAAGTCTCTTATATAAAAAGGTGCATGAACTCCGATTTCCTGCATCCTCTGAATCCAGAACTGTTCATATTCTGCATATGTTTCACAATCAGTCCAAGAAAGTTCTTCTGGACTGATTGTGAAAATCATCATACCAAGTGGTTCCAAACATCGCTTCTAACTGTTTATCAATATTATCTGCACAAGTATAACTATATCCTTCCTGTAAATGAAGGCTTTTTCTTCCGTTGATATCAGTTATTCCAAATAATACTTCCGAATAATTCTTTTCTACATAATCATACATCTCAGAACAAGATTTATAATATTGTTTATAAAATTCTTTTATTTCTTGATATACCGAATCAATAGTTACTGTGTTGTCGTTTGCTTTGCCAATAATAAAACTTGAAGAACTACTATTAGTTACAAATCCGTTACGAATCTTCAATGGTATCACCCCTTCCTATATCATATGCTCTTTTACAATACTTCCAATCATTACACAACGATCCATCCATTTTCTTATAGCAACCTTTACACAAGTATTCTCTGCCTTCTATGATTTTATTAAACTGCTCATAGTTTGCGTAGAATTCTTTCCGGTAGGTTCCATCTTCATCTTCAATAGTGCCCATATAACCACCATCTGCTTCATCAAGAATGTCCGAATTAAAATATGGATACAGAAAATCATAAATATCTTGCCCTAAGTCATCACCTAGGTACATGTATCCTTTCATACAGAAGCTGGCAGTCAAGAACCACACTCCTTCTGAAAATTCTAATGTGTAAGTCGGATATAAAGCTCTATAATGATTCATCCATTTAGACTCTTTTAATTCTCTATGCTGTAACAGTGGTTTTATATCTCTATCACAGCTCCGCTCGCTTGCAAGTACAGATAAATCATGTAACAGTTCATCTGGAAGATTCCTCTTTAATGCAAAAATCAGCCTTCCCTCATAATAATTCCCCATTTTTCCACATCCTTTCGAACACATAAATAGAATTCTCTGTTTCTACTGTTACCTCAGTTACTTTTACTGTAATATGTATCACATGGCTTGTATATAATACCATTCCTTTAAGAGAGGTTCCGTCAGTGTCGCATACGTAGTTAATAATCATAGGAGCATCTCCAATAATTTTAGTTACATCAAGATCTACAATTCGTCCAATTCTCAAAGGATACCTCCCATCAGTTCTTTTGGTTCCTCTTACGCCGCAACTACCAGAATGTAGTATTTCTTTTATTTTATATTGTGTGTCCTTTTTGCGTAGTGTTTTCATATAGTCTCCTTAATGATGACTAATAGCAGCAAGACAACAATTCATATTCGGTGCAACATGATGTTCAAGGGTTGAATACCTAAGACCATCCTCGTCTGAATAATTAATCTCTACAAATACAGAGTACCCTTGCATATCTTCCTCTAACTCAGACACCCTATCTGTTATTGCTTTATTGAGCTTATTCTGAAACTCTTTCGTTTCTCGTATTTCGAACTTCTTATCATAAGGTACATCAAGTCTATACTCTAAATCCCAGAGAGTATCATAATAAATTTCTTTTGAATACCCTTCCAAAGCTTCATCTTTAGTCAATTTTGTAGCTCTCATTACATCTTCCAGGACCTCATCAAAATATTCTTTGAGATCCTCTGCTTCCAATTCTTTTTTGATATTTTCTTCACTTGTAAAACCAAGAATGAAACTACTGCTGCTGCTATTAGTTACGAATCCTTTTCTAATTTTCATGACCAATCCTCCCATTCAACAATATCTCTGTTAATACCAATTAGCCTTAGAAACTTGTTCATATCTCCATTGTCCATACATGTGAAGCCTCTAATTCCAAAATTTGTTTCATCAATATCCCACAAATCGTCGAAATCATTCATTCCAACTTCTTTTGCAGCCTCAAAATAATTTTTAATCTTCTCAATCTGTTTATCTGTTAAATCACTTCTAGCAATTGTAAAACTGGATGAGGAACTATTAGTTACAAAACCTATTCTTAACTTCATACGTCCTCCTCTATAATTCTGTAATTACGTTCTTGTGCATAAGTTTTTGTATGAGCATTACATGTAGCACAAACATAGACTTCTTTATTCATTCCATTAAAGTTTATCTGGCTTAAATCTCGTGCTTTTGCTTCGGCTTCGAAATGATTCTGTGCTTTTACGGCTACATATTCTTTGAAATAAGTATCTATATACACTAGATAGTATTCCTTAGGCTCTTCTGAAACTTCTTCATACATGGCACTAAGTTCATCAGTATCAAAATCTATTGTTTTACTCTCTGGATCACAGTGGATATAACCTTTCTTTTTCCCTGTGAAATGGACAACACCATCCTGAGGCAACCGCTGCAGAGCTTCAATCATCTCTGCAACAGTTGTTCCCTCACACCTCACTCTCTTGTTAATATCTAACATATGGCTCCTCCTTACTCTGTCACTTTAATGACGTAGATTTTATTTCCACGTTTAGCGTATTTAATAACTTCTTTTTCACTTTCTTCATTGAGTCTCTTACAGCAATTCATTACTGCAGAAGCTCTTCTTTTAGCTTCAGCCTCATCATCGTACTCAAAGCACATGTTGGCTCTACTTGTTTTCATAAACTCAACAATAGCTCTTCCCTCTTCTGAAGTAACAAGACCTCTTCTGTTTGCTCCTAACTCCTCAACCTGTACATCATAGCTCATTTTCATAATTTTAGTTCTCCTTTTCTTGTTTATTTAAAATTAATAATTTTAACGAATTTAGCGGCACCATAAAACATCTATTGACAGGATTAACATTCTCCATTACTGGATAGTAGACATTCACCCAATCATTTATTTGTTTTTCTCCAGTTAATGTAAAAATTCTATTTTCCCATCCTGGAGTAAAAGTGTTTTTCATAATAACTTGCAAACCTTTTTTATTCGGAATCATATTATAAACCCGTTCGCTTTCCAACAAAGTTAATTGGTTTACCAGTAACCTTGTTAATGCCATGTCCTACTACTTCTAAAACATAATCTTCCCAGTAGTCACCTTTTTTCCAGTAGTCGGTATCTTCTTCATAGTAACCCTCAATATGCTTAACGACAAATTCTACAGTTCCTTTGAAGTCTTTAATCCAGGTGACCATCCATTTATAATTTAGATGATAGTCAAATTCTGGATTATATTTCAGAACTTCATCTAATAAAAATACTGACACTAAACCAGCATCTGCACAAAACTTACCAATAGCTTCTTTTGTGTCAGTGTCAAAAGTGGTACAGCTCCAATCTCCATAGAGAGTGTCTCTTGTCATATAGTGAGTTATTCCAAGAGCTTCCATATTCTCTCCGTAGGCACATGTTGCCCAATCATCATCTTCTTTCATGATATAACAAGGATCTGTAATAATAATATCTCCATCAAATTCCATTGGCTCTCCATCTAAATATGCGTCAATCCAATTTTTCTTAGTGTATTTATTAAATAATTCTTCAATTCCTGAGGATTCTGACAGTTCTTTATATTTCATATAAGTTTTCATAGAATCATCCACATATTTCATAATAAGTGCCATGTCTAATTCATGTATTGCAGTAGTATAACAAGGAGATTCGAGACAATCCATGATTTTCTCAAATTCCTTATCATCCAGATGCAGCTTTTCCTGAAGTATTTTTTCAATCTCAGGACGAACACTTTCACATTCTTTTATTTTCTGTTCTAACCAAGCTTTATCCATTCATTCACCTCATTCCTTTTAATTTGGTCTATTATAATTGAGCATTCCGAGTCTTACAAAAGTATCCAATACTAAAAACATATCTTTTTCCAACTCTTCTTTCCATCTATTGCTCCACCAATCCACATCTGCCTCAATTCCAAGATATCCTATACCCTCCCAATCATCTTCAGTTTTAACACACATAAAATATTCGATAATTGGTTTGTATGTGGGCGTTTCACTAAACATTCCGTTTACAGAAATGTTTACTTCAATATCAACATACCCTATCTCTAACACAGCTTTACCTATGAGAGGACCATTATCGAGATCAATTTCTAAATGTTCTTCTCTTATATCTCTTATTAAAAGCTGGATTCCGTTGAGCCTAAAACAGTAATCCGAACGCTGTTTAGCTTCTTCAAATGTCATATCAACACCTCGAATATAAATCAATTTCTATATGGATATATTTTCCTATATTACTATATAAAATTTCTAACAAATCATGACCTCCACACTTAAAATCTTCTCTAGTTCCAAGATATCCGCTATAATCACTGTACTGATGATAATATTTAGACTCAGTGATTCCTTCCATTGATACAATCTTTGTCTCATCAATGTGATCCATATCAATAGGTGTATCTCCAGTAAGTATCTGAATACTTGCATATTTATCGAGCCATCCACATCGGCTTTCCATTTCTTTCGAGAAAGCGAACCCACCATTAGATGCAACAATTTCTTCACCAGAAAATCTTTTTACTTTCTGAATATTTTGTATTCCAATAATGCTATCAGCATCATCTCCTGTGTTTACCCACCCTACTTTTCCATTGAGGATAATAGTGTCTTCTAATTTATATCCTTCTTTCATATTTATAATACCCCCTTCTTCTTACTATAAGTGCTCTCAGATTCTGTTTTTCAAATATGATAGAATAATACTTCAATGCTTCTGATAATGGTATCGGATTCCCATCTAAAGAATACCCATAACCATGGCCACATTTATGCTTGGAATTTATGAAACTTATTGGACAATTAGTGCATAAATGTCCAGAACAGATTTCCCTTAACTTGAAATATATTTCATATCTATCCATGTCTTCTCCTATAGATCAATGTACTTAAAGGAAGTTCTAACATCTGACTATTCCAACAATATCTTGCTTCTTTTATTTGATAAAACTTATCTTCATTCTTATAGAATGTATCTTGTATCGTAATTTTTTGATCACACAATTTTTTCATTTGCTTATTAAAACCGCAGATGACATTCGGCATTCCACTAGAGCTATCAGAACCATATTCTTCCATTAAACGAGCAAATGATTTTACTTTATATTGCCCGCCAAGTTTAAGAAATTTAAGTTTATCTGTATTCATTATTCATCCTCTCATATAGCTTTCTAAACTTTACAAAATCTTCTTGTTTACCTCCATTGTCAGGATGAGCTTTAACCATTGCGTAATGAACAGCTTCTTTTATGTCTGGTGTAGTAGACTTTAAAGTGCCAGGCTCCATTAATAATCTTACATACTCCCGGTATATGCTAGAGTACTTAAAACGTTGAATCTCATTCTGTCTTTTTAGTTCCTCTACTTCCATTTTCAAATTTATATTTTCGCTTATGCAAGCGAATAAAATTATCAATGTCACTATTAATACAGCACTTAGCCCAATTGTTAGCATAAATCTTTCTCCTCTTTTGTGCACAAGACAATTTCTCTTCTGATCGGGCATCCACCTAGACAATCACACTGACGACTACAACCTCTACAAGAATTTCTGAAATGGCTTCTGAAATCATCGAACACATCTGAATCCCATGCTTCCTGAATAGTGTGTTCATTAAGATCAACTGCCCACTTAAGTTCCTGATTGTCAAAGCTACATGGCAGCATTTTCATATCTGACGTAATGTAACCAGAAAATCTTGCTCCTTCACACGGTTCCAGAGTAGAATTTAAAATCTCTTCTGTAAAATTCAACAGTCCAGGCACAGAACATGAATCAAATCCAATCTGAAACTTATAATCATGTTTATCAATCAAAGAGAAAAATTCTTTGACTCTTTCATCATCAGGAGACAATACATTTGCCTGAGTTCCTAAACCTACTGGCTTATGCAACAAGAAAATTACTGCATTGATACCATCAGGAAAATCTTCCTGCTGCAAATGTTCAATAGCTTCATCAATAGAATTCCGTCCAAGGACATAATGAATATTGGTAGTGACTCCTGCAGACACTAGCATATCAATCGCTTTCCCTGTATATTCATTTCTGTACCAAGATATAGCTACAGCTCCGCAATATTCTTTACATAAGGAAACAATTTTTTCATTGAATCCTAAACCAGAACTTGTAAAGTTTGGCACAATCCCTTGTGAACAACAATACTTAAGGATTTCTTCAAAATTTTCATGCTGGTCTACATCTCCTCTGCCACCAAGAGCAAACTGAAATGTTTTTCCCTTACATTCATCTACTATTCTCTTGAAATTCTCAAGGGACATATTAGGCTCCTGTGTGTGTAATCCATTCTGATAGCACTGAACTCCTGACTGAATACACAAACCAGATGCCCCATGAACGCAATGTCCCATAACACCAATATCTAACAAAGCAGGAAAATTTCTCATAAATGGTTCCTTTCCTGTTGTCAAATCATCAGACCGGATATAGAATCCTGTCTCCGGATTAAATGTTTCTACAAAATTGTTTTTCTTGTCGTAATATTTATACATGAGTTTTTCTCCTTTGAATTATTTGTGCCAATAAACCGGCAGATGTAAGCATTTCTTCATCCCAGTAATAATGTTTTATTTCATCATTTAATTCCTTATTATTAGTTTCTAAATCGTAAGTAACACGAAAAATACCAGATCTTACATTCTTAATTGTAAAAATCATCCCACAAAACCAATTCATTTCTCTAGTAAATGATGATGGTGTCTTTATGCTACCGCAAGAATTAAGTCCATATTCTTTTTCCATTTGTTCCCAAGATTTAACTCTTACTTTCTGTCCTACTTTATACATTCCTGTCTCCTTGTGATTAACATTGATAAGTCTCCTTTTTCAAACATCTCACTTGTAAAAGTCCACGGAATTGCAGTCATTGTATAATAATAGGTATTACCAAGATTTTTTATAGTATCTATTCGTAATTTTTTCCCACAATATTTCTTCATTTCTCCCACAAAACTGCAATAATTGTTACATCGAATAACACCATAATAATTAACACCAAATTCTTTAACCATATCATCCCATTGACGAATCTGAACTATGTCTCCTACTTTGTATCGCTTCATATAAATCTCCTAATGGTGTGATCATGTCTGTAGACCACATATATCTACCGTTATCTTCTTCGATTCTAAAAACATTGTCGTATATAAAATATGAAACAGTTATAGTAGTTCCACAAAATCTACACATGTCTTTAACAAAAAATGCCAAACATGGTATATATATTTCATCCCCAGTTTGAGCAATTCCAAATTCTCTTTTCATATCATCCCAAGAACGAACTTTATACTTTTGTCCTACTTTCATTTCTCACCTCAATCATTTTTCGCAAACCAGATGTGAACAACATATTTTCAGTAAACAAAAATTGTTGTGAAATTTTCATATCTATCCCTTGATAAACTCCTTCATGATAAGGATACTTTCCAATTATACATATCTTGTCCCCACATAAAATCTTCATCCTAGATAAAAATACTATTTCTCCGAAATCTAAAGCTCCTGAATAATCACCATTGGAAGCTTTTTTAAGCTCCTCCCAAGTTTTTAAATAATATGTTTTCCCTATTTTTAGCATAGTCTTTACCCAACCATCATGACATCAACTGCATTCTTAAATTTTCTCAGCATTTCTGGATTGGAAGAAATGATTTTCTTTCTTCTTGCTCCTGCTTTGCCATGTTTGTTAATATAACGAACTTCTAAATTATGCCAATTGATCGGACTCATTTCTCCCATCTTTTTGTATACTTTTCTATATGTAACCATTCCTCCGTTGCTCTTATCTCCATATTTTTCTACGAGAGGAGCAATAATAGAATCTGTTGCATCCTGATTACAGATTGATTTATATTTTTCATACAGATCTCCTAACGCAGCACTGAAGATAGATCTTAAAGTATCATTGGCATAGACAACATCATAAGTACTAATTTTACTTACTGGATTATATTTTTCTTTGTAATCTTTCACTTCCTGATCCCAACAGATACCGTAATTTTTATTCATATACTTATATACAGTTTTCATTACAGAGCCACGATCAGAGAACTTGTCACAAGTGGTAAGAGCATCAATCATCTGGTACATATCATTTTTCCATTTTTTACCAGGATTCTCTACTTTCTTCACTGGGATAGGTGTCGTAACAATTTTCTCCTGAACCATCATAGAAGCTAAACGCCCCATATCTTCAAAGATTTTATCTACTTTTCTTTCTAATACTTCAATTTTGTTATTGAAATCTGGCAGCTGTAACTGAATAACGTTTGGATTATTAACTTTTTTCTCAAGGAAAGCTGCTGCCAGTACATCTTTTGCTTTGAGCTGATATGCTACAAGTTTTTCTGCTATTCCCGGCATTTCCTTTTTCATAGTTGGAGTAATTGAGATTTTAGCCAACCATAATGGTAAATAATCTAATTGTAAGCACATAACATTCTGATTCCCGCCATTGGTAAGGAGGGTAAAATTTTGTACCCCCTTTGAAATTACTGAATCCGTTTGCATTTTTCTTCTTTCATATTTGATCCGGTTATCATCTAAACCGATAGCTTCACATACCCAGCGAGCACCAACCCAAATATTTCCATCAGGATCCTGTGCTGCTCTAAGAATATCTCCGTTAAACTCTACTTCTTTTGCTATTAATTTATCCATAATGTTTTCCTCCATTAATATAAGTTTTCTTGTATTAGCATTCAATTTAAAATTCCTCCAACTTCTTCTCAGCATCTTCACGGGCGAGGAATACGGTTTTTCCCAACTCAGCAACGTTAAATATTCTTTTCTGTCTATTTGTTTTGAATATAATGCTGTTGTCAGAAATTTCTATCTTTCTTATTCCTTGTCTTGAAATATCTTTTCCGACAATGATGAAAACAGAATCTCCAACCTTACACGGCAATCTAACAAGCAAGCCCTGTTCGTCTAAGTCTTTGTAAGATTTCAGTTCCTCTAACCATTCCGCAAGCTGTTCGTGTTCTTCTGCACATTTTATGCAATTAGCTTTTATATCATCGTCTACAGAATCAATTGACTCAAAATCTGCACCTCTATAATTCTTTTCTGCTACTTCTTTTGCATGAGAAATAGCATCTTCAAGTGTTAATCTCTCCATTATCATTCACCTCTTTCAGCTTCTCCACCGCCAGCTTTAAGGATTCCTTAATTTCACCTGTTATTCCGCGATATGGACTTTGAATTAACTTCTCAATATCTTCAATTGCTTTCTCTTCGGGTGTAGGAACTGTAATTCTACTTGATTTCGCAATTTCAAGAAGTTCATCAATGTTGTTTTTCCAGTTGCATGTACTACACAACTGATTGTTGCACTTAGTGTTCTTTCTGCCAAGTACACATTCATCACAGTTACGTCTACCGCACAAAAAATCCACATTGAGATACCACTCAACAAACTCTCTTGCCGTCATTTCCTTTGTGCCGAGGAGTTCTGATGCTTCGTAGAAATCAACATTTGATCTGATACTCGCCTCATAAGTTATAACTTTGTCTTCATAAAATCTTAAAATGTCTGGAAAATGTTGTGCTAGTAATGGTTTACAATCGTATCTCTGAGACCAATTGAATCCCTGTTTCTCAGCTTCTTTAAGTAGTTTTTCGTTTTCTTCTTTCGTTCTGACTAACACACATGTATTTTTTAAATTAATCATCTTTTTCACCTCTAATTTCTTTAAATCCTCAATACCCCAGGGTTCTTCATCTTCCCATTTAATAAAACTAAAGATATCACCAAAAATATCTGCCGATATCTGATAACTACCTCTTAAGCTCCAATAACAACTCCATCGTACTGGCTTTTCAGTGTACACATAAAGTTTATTGTTCCTATCTCTTGCAATATATTTACTTTTTGGTAAAAGCAGATTAAGAAAATTCTTTGGCAAATTTTTCTCTATTTTTCATAAAATCACCTCAATAAAAAATTTCTTTAACTCTTCCCCAAAACATAATTGAATTATCAATATCTATGCCCCATTGTTCTTCATGTGAAGAACATGTACTCTCATATTCATACACCGGGAAACCAACTGTAACATCTTCTGCCTCAATAACTTTTCCTACTGATGTAGGCCCTTTATCTTCCTGATGATAGTAAACTATTCCTGTGAGGAATTCTATTACTGTTTCTTTATACTTTGGATTGCACCAGACATATACCCTATTTCCTGAATCATTCTCTACTCTCCAGATAACGTCTTTGTACTCTCTTGCGTTGTTGCACAGTTTTAGCCATGCCATTGCATAGCTTTCTGTTGTAGGTGCTGTAAAATCGGCTGTAATCATTACAGCCTTTTTCCGCTCAATAGATAATTTTTCTTTTAACATAGTTGTCCCTCTTTTCTTTTCAATATCATATTTCTTAATGCACCAACTATTTCCTTGCACTTGTAATCACGATTATAATAATAGGCGGAAGAATTATAATATACTTTACACTCTCCATTAAAGCGTAATCTTGTTGAGAAATCACAAAATATATTGGTTAAAGCAGTTCCATCCGCCCATGTGTAACCTTGCTTTTGCGCTTCTTTGATTAACGCTATATATTCTGCTTTATTATTCACCAAAACAGTACAACATTTCAAATCTATCATTTACGTTTCCTTTCTGACCATTATGAGTCTTCGCACTCCTTTAATTATATCCAAGTATCTAGGATAATCTCGTGCACATCTTCCACGACTAGAACCCCAATATGTTTCATATTTCCTATTAAATTCTAGTCTCGTTGGAAACTCACAAAGGACTATACTTAAAGGGGCCCAACTCGCCCATCTAAAGCCTTGTTTCTTAGCAATTTTAGTCACAGCTATATATTCTTCTACATTGTTAACTAATACTGTGCTATCTCTTAAATCAATCATAACTTTCCCTTCTGTCTTATAATTATCAATTCTCGTAATCTACTCATCAAATTTTTACAATGATAGTCACAATATTTTTCATGATATCCCCCAAATGTGACCCTTCCTCTTTTATCAAAAAACAATCTTGTTGGAAATGTACAGTAGATATAATCTAAAGAGTCTCCAGAATTCCACTCACATCCTTGTTCTTTCGCAATCTGAATTACTTTTTCATATTCTTTTTCATCTTTAACTCCCACAATACAGTCTCTAAGTTCAATCATTTCCACCCCCAACCTTTCCAGATAAGCATTTTCTTCAAATTTTTACATTTGATGAAGCTTGGTGTATACTCTTTTGTCTCTTCACAATAGCCGAACCATCTGCCTGATACGTCTTGATGAAGTTCATATATTTTCATGAGGTCGCCTCCCTTGTCATTACTAAATATCTCAAACTATTTGCCGGAAGTAACATTGCATTGTTAAAATACCATGATACTTCTTCATCATCTATTGATAAGAAATATTCATCTAATACAAGATCTGTAATTTTAGTTACTACACAAATTTTTCCACAAAGTTTATACATGTGGCTGTTAAAAAATAATCTTCCCATTGAATTTTCATAATGGTAATACCACCCGCTAACTAAATTTTTTCTAATCACTACTCTGTCTCCGACTTTATATCTCATGATTTTCCTTTCTAATTTCTACAAGTCTACTTAAATTTCCTACTGGAATAAGTGATGATCTGTACCAGTATCCTTCTGGAGTACCAGATAGATAGTAACCTGTATAACTTATTCTATTGATTCTATAAACTTTTCCGAGATACTTCACCCCTATCTCATGAACTGCTAGGTTACGTTTTACACAACCCAATCTCCAACTTTTAATTCTTTTTTCTCTTGCATATAAGTCCCCCTAAACACTGAACAGGTTCTAACATTATGTCACTGAAAACCCACTCGCATGTTTCATCTCCTAGTGCTAGTCTATAGTTAACATAGCCAGGATAAAATGATGAAACTTTATCTATGATTTTATATGCATGGCCACAGAATTTTTGCATGGCAATGTTAAAAAACAAATATTCATTATCACTACCATCATAATAATATCTTGTATTACCTTTCAAATTACTTCTAACTCTTACTATGTCTCCTATTTTATATTTCTCTTGCATATCAAGCTCCTTAACCCATCAACAAGTATCAACATTGCATCGTTGAACACCCACTTAGATTCCTCTTCTCCTAGAGATAAACTATAAGTTTCACACCCATAATCATCTAAAGATGCTACTATCTCGTACTCCTCTCCACGGAATTTTTCCATTGCTGAAGCAAAATATAACTTTCTGCGTGCCGGATTCGAATAAGGATATTCTAACCCACCAACTAAATCTGTCCGGACCATGACTCTATCTCCAACTTTATATTTCATGTTTCCTCCTCTTATCAATTAGTACAGTTAGTCCTTTGTAAGGAATGAATTCCTCTGCTGGAAACCAATAATCACTAGCTTCTTCTAACTCATAAGCTTTTCTTTCAAAAGTTTTAGAAGTTAGTTCTATAATTGATTTTATGGTACATATATTTCCTAATAAATAATTTATATCTACGCCCCATAGAATACGAGGAGTATTAGATCTAAAAATTACTTTATCTCCTCTCTTCATATTGCCTTCTTTCATGGATAGCTAAAAATAAAGTACCTTCTGCAGGAATAAACATATCCAACTTAAAAATATATCCTGATTCTTTAACACAACAATAAGCCTCAAAACCTCTAGGGTTATTTATGGATATTATAGTCATAATTTTTCCTTTAACTTCTTCCACAGGAATACACCATATGCATCCATGCAATCTAGGATCAACTATTACTTTATCTCCAACTTTCATCTTATTCCTCCAATATAAAATCAAGTACTTCTACAATACCCATACCTGATATATCTAATAGTTTCATTTCCTTTGAAGCATACTGTACAATACAAATCCCGTCCTTGATTGTGCAGCTTATTATGCTTCTCTTTTTTAATAACTTATCTAATTCCATAATAGCTCCTTGATAATTCTCTTGGGGAGTCGAACCCCAAGAGAACTGTTTATTTTATTGTTTACTCAGCATCTGGAAGATAGAACTTTTTGATTCTATCCTCTCCTACAGCTTCGACAGCAGCCATTGCTACCTCATGAGAGCTGAAGTAAATACCATCTGTAATTTTTCTTCTGCTCCATGTGGAATCAACTTTCTCTGTCTCTCTGTTCCAGCAGAGTTTGTATTTTCTCTGAGAGTGATCGTCCCAGTCGATCTCATCGTTGTGATCAATAGCGAAGCGTTTCAGCTCTGCTACAATCATCAGATACTCAGCGGCTGCATCTCTCTCTTCCTCAGTCTTGAAGCAGTTGCCTACTGCTAAACGCATCACATCTTTCTGGTTCTCTGCTGTGAATACTCCACCGTCTTTCTTTCCTGTACCCCACAGATAGAAGTACTGCTCACCTTCTGTTGGCTCCCAATGTTTCTGTACTGTCTCTGGTGCATCAACCATTCCCTGAAGTGCTCCGATGAGTTCTTTAAGCTCGTCCTGTCCAAGTGCTGCCATAATTTTTGTAATAATAGTTGTGTTCATCATAATCATAATCTCCTATTCTTGTTTGAAATTTGTTTTTTGTTGTTTGTTTTAATCTTTACCCATATTCAGTTGTAATTTTTCTATATTCAGTTGTAATTTATATGAAAACCTCTTAGTGGGCTAGAGGTCAATCATATACTTTGGCATAAACATTCCTCCTTTACTGTGATTTTATATCAATAATGTCACAAGCAGAATAATACTGATAATGACTTAAAGCCATACCAATTGCTTCCATTTCATTTATTGCGAGGATTTCACAACAGATTTCATTTCCGCTGTAAGTCTGAAGATAAATATGGAAGAATTTCTTTGCCTTCTCCTCTTTCGAGAATATATAAGTACAATCATCTGTATAAGCTGTTGTGTAATCAGTGCTAATAGGTGATGCTTCTTCATCATAATCTCTCCACCAGTTTCCATAACCACCATAGGCAGCTTCAATGTACTCAAATGGTTCCTCGCATGGTAAAGCAAGAATCTTTTTCGCTTCTTCAATTGTAGAAAGTAATGCTTCTACATTGATTGTTTCTCTTGTAGTGTGTTCGTCGAAATAACCAGAAGATAAATTGACTGCTGCTACACCGAGTGCCGGAGCAATTGTTGATATATCACTCACAGAACCCCATGCTGTTTTGAAATAACCAGTAGATTCAATGAATTTTTCAAATTCTTGATTATCACAAGAGTAGAATACACAGTCATTGGTCCCTCTTCTATCAATTTCAATGATATAATTTATATCATTGTTTACTATATAGTCACTTACAGCAAACTTCTCAGCTCCTACGCACCCTTTCTCTTCATCCTCTGTAAACAATACAGAACAATGATACTCTTTAATAATTTGCAGAATAGCGTAGATGCCACACCGGTCGTCTCCCCCAATCCCTTGAGGAGAAGACATGATTGCTCCAGTGTATTTGATTTTCTGGACACATTCTTCATGTACTGTATCCATATGAGCAACTAAAAGTACTGGAAAAGTTCCCTTAGCATAGAGGAATCCATCTTCTGATTTAGGCTCATAACCTGCTGCTTCCAACTTGGCTTCCAGGTGACTCTTTAAAGTCATCTGTTTCATTCTCAAAATCTCTTCTAATTCTGTAATTTTATATTTATTTTTACTCATCTCCGGTCTCCTCTTCTATACAGTCTGGACAAAGTCCTTTGTCACCTTCTTCAATTAAGTAAGTTTGTCCACATACGCAAGTATTTACTTTTTCAATGGGATAATACTCATCTTCAGTATCTACATATGCATATTTGTTCTCTAAGCATCTGTCACAAACATTTTCATCTGTAGATTCAATATAAGTCAAATCATCATTGTTAGTTAACTTTCCACAACAGTCACAAGTGGAAAAATCTTCAGAGATACATTCATCACAGATGTCCTCATCTAACTCCCCGTAATAATGAATACTCGAATTGGGTACTCTTTCACCGCAGTGATCACAATAAGTGGAACAACCACTACAATACCATTCTCCATTGATACAGTACATTTCATCTTCGTCATAGCGATCACCGCAATCACAGCATCTTCGAGAGCCGCTGTAGGCATAATTATCATAGCAATCTTCACAAAGAAGTGTACTTTCCATATCATGCCAATCTCCACATTTTACACAGTAGATATCATGTCCAACTGTCATATGCCTATTATCTACTCTTCCCTTGGGAATCATTTTGATAATTTTACTTACTGAGCACTCACTCTGGCACTCATAATCTCTGTAGTGGGTACCTTCAGAATTAATAACTGAGCAACAAGCAGAGGTGCCGCCTTTCTTTCTCCAAAGGTTAGGAGCCACCAAACAATCAGCGATGATTTTCTGAAGCTGTGCTCTAATTGGAGTATACAGTGAGTTTTTGCCATCGTTACATTGAGGGTAGAGTCTTCCCTGTACAAGGATTCCATCTTTATAATGGAATAACTGACGGATGATTTTCGGCTCGAACTCTAAATCATTTCCGTCGTACTCTTTATCTACCTGATAGTAAACCATTGTAGTTCCATCAAGGAGATAACTCATAGTTCCGGAACAGTGACAACCTGAGAACCCATTAGGATTGTTTTTATCAAGTGTGTGGCAAGAAGACCAGCTGTTTCCATTGGAGGACAATAGATAATCAACTGGATTAACTGACAGGATAGTGTGCCGAACAACGTCAAGAGGATTGATTGCATCTGAATATTTGGCATACCTCTTTTCAAAATCTGAATAGGTATTAGAAGTAATACCTATAAGTGTACAGATTTTCTTCACTGCTCTTGAGGTTTTCTGACCTGCTGAAATACCTTTAATATCAGGATAGCATTCTTTAATTAAAGAAGCTGTTCGTTCGTCCAAAAGCTGTTCTCTGTAATCTCTCAGTGCAAACAAAGCATCTGTGCGTCTTCCCTTGATAATCATCCAATTAATGAAATTATAAATTTTCTCCTCGTCTGGCTGTCCCTTGATGTTCTGATCAAATGCTACATAGCATTTTTCATCATTCCAATTCGGATGATGTCTTAATAACTCAATCAAAGGTGCCTTGTTGTCTGCCCATGTGTTGATAATTTTGTCAATGGCTGAATCACCCCAAGGGATATCATACATATTAAGAACCTTAATCATACCCTGTTTCATTGTTTCCTTATTCATGCTACAAATCCTCCTAAAATTGTTTCATATAATTCCTGTGGAATCTGTTCTTTTCCTAAGTACTGTTCAGAGATTTCTTTTGCTCTCTGTACAGCTAATGCGCCTTTATCTTTGATTCTGTCATAAAAGGCTTCAACAGTATTCATGACTTTTGAAACTGTCTCATATTCTGTATACAGCTCTTTGTCGTCTGACTGGATCTGTTCAAACACTTCCTGTACTCCATAGGTTACGAAGCATTCTGGACAATAATCATTGACTAAAGATTCGGAAATAATCTTTCCGCAGTGCTTACAGATGGAGAGTTTATAATCTCTCTCATCCAGATCTTTATAGTCACCGTTTTCAAACTTGAATACCTCATACTGGTCAAAGATATAAGCTGCTTCGTATCCTTTGGCGAGCTCCTCAAACTGAATCAGAACCTCTACAGAATCCTCTTTTTCTTGCGAAAATGTTTTTATTTTCTTGTTTAGAGGTTTCATTTTAAACTTGCTGTCCTCAATGTAGAGAAACTTTGAGTCAAAGTTTTCTGTGATATCTTCTCCTAAGACATAGTCCTTGAAGAGGAATCTAAGAACAATATCAATGTCCTTGGATTTTACCTCTGATGAGGTAATTTTATTATCTTTATAAAAACTAATAAGTGTTGCCATTTGTTTTCTCCTTTCTTAACTGTAACTGCATTATAAACCAGTTTGTAAAACTTGTCAATACTTTTTTACAAACTTGTTTAAGAAATTTTCTTTCCTTTCTCGTTAAACTGTTTAGGCTCACCAAGAGATACTAAATAGTCCTGCAGGTAGAGAGCAAGACTTAATTCAACTCTTTCTGGATAAGCAGCTATTCCTTTTGCTTTAAGTGTACTTGGCTCAGTTCCTCTCATAATAGGCAATACTTTTACTAATCCAATATCTCCGTAGAAGCAATAAATTTTATATAAGTTCCTAATTATCTTGTCACATAATCCATCTCCTGATAAGTTATAACCAGCTTTACAACAAGTAGATATAATACTTTCATAAGCTATCTTACCTTTTGCTTTAATTATCCTGTAAGCGGATGTGTAACTACCAATAGTTCCTGGTTTTCTTACCCCTTTGTCTTCTGCAATGCTTAAATTATATTCATCAACCACTTCCTGCAACGCTACAGCATTCGGTTCACCTAAGATAAGATTTGCCTTATGCATCTGCAGCGGAGTAACTTTTTCAGTATACAAGCTCTGTCTTGTAAAGATACTTGCTTCGAAATGTCTTCTCTCATCCGGGTCTTCGGGAGCTGAAGTAATAACAACACATTCGAGTTTATCTAAAATACCTTCTGATGCAATAAAACGACCATAACCGTCTACAATAGAAAAAGTGCACTCTTCTGGATGTGGCACCACTAATAATGCATCCATAATCATATGATCAAAATTGTCATGCATTGCTTTAATTTTTCTATGATTTCGTGTTTCCAGCCGCTGGTAAGCTGGATCGACAGACATCAATTCCCTTGGAATTACTGCACATGCCTTTGTACCAGAGATTAATAAGTTGCTCATAACTGTGTTGTAAACGATGTTTTCCATTTTGTTTTCCTCTTTTCTTTTTTATATAATAAAAAAGAGCTGTTTTCACAGCTCTAATTTTATTTCATAGTTTAGCAGTCACATTCTACTAAGTTGGTAAGATACTCAATACCATGACCACATAAAGCAGTCAGAACTTCATCTAATATGTCAAGTTCTCCGTCTGTTTCGCATGATTCAAGGGCTTGAATGATTCCGTAGCCTTTTTCATACTCACTGGTATTCATCATCTCCTTAGTTACTGTGTCACCGAGTTTTTCCTCGGCATAATCAACTCTGTAGAGTCTTTCCTTTGCTGTCTTCATTTTGAAAACCTCCTTGATATGATTAATTCTTTAAGATTTTTTGGATCCTTTGTCCAAATTAAATCTTTATCTTTGTATTTCATTTCATAAGTAAGTCCATTTACAGTTGACTTATATAGAGCTTTTATAGAGCAAATGCCACGAATAGTGCTCAAATTTTCATCGTAATTACTGCCTATCATAAAACCATCAGGTCCAATAATACAAAAATCTTGACTGCCATAATTCGCCGTCTCGCAATCGGTAAGAACAAGATAGCTTCCTGCTGGTGTGACAGCTATCATTCCAGACCGGAGCTTCTTCCTTAAATCAACCATGTTGCCTCCTTTCTATTAATGTACGGACAGATGAAATAAGTTTCAGGTCTTCAGCATAGCTCCACCAATAATGGAAATTAGGTCCAATAGATCCATTGTGTAATAAAGGATTTTCTTTATAGTAATAAACTAAATATGCTAAGCCATCAATAAATTTTATTTTGCCTACACCGTACTCTTGATGAAAAACTATATCACCTGTTTTCATTGCGTCTCCTTTCTATTAGCTTGCACAAAGACACTGAACGGACAAGAGTAAGTGAACTTCTGAAGCACCACCAATAGCGACAATCTGGGCCTCTATCGTTGCCATTATACAAACGGTTATTTTCTTTATAAAAATAAACTAGATATGGCGCTGAGGAAGATCTAATATCTATTATTCTTCCCATACCAGAATTGCTTCGCCATACTATATCACCTATTTTCATTGTTGCCTCCTCTCTATTAATGATGCTAGCGGAGGAAGGTACTTCATTCTTTTAATGTCGTCAGAACCAAACCACCAACCATGGTTGTCTGGACAGGAACCTGGCTCTATTGCACCATCATGTAGGTTATCATTTGCTTTGAAAAAGTACACAAGTTCACTACTGCCAGGTCTGAATTTTATAACTTTGCCTAACCCATAAAATGGGTCTTTAATGTATTCTCCTAACATCTATATCTCCTCCACATATTCAAGCAAGTCTCCGGGCTGTATCTGCAATAATCGACAGATTGTATTGAGAGTTTCTTTACTAGCAAGTTCACCCTGCCGAATCTTTTGTATCTGAGCTTCTCCCATGATTCTATCTCTCCGCAAGACATAAGTTGAATATCCTTTGTGCTTCAACTCTTGCAGGACATTTATTTTGTATACTATCATTTGCCTTGCCTCTTTTCTATAAAATGTCTCAATGGTTTCTTATGTAAGAGCTTGATTTCATCTTTACTATAAACCGCACAGTTTATAACAGCTCTACCATCAATTAAACCATTGTATAAAAACTCATAGGAATGATTATAAGTGACTACATAAGAATAAAACGCTCTACCTTTATACCATATCAGTTTCCCTACTTTTCCGTAAGGGTCGTATATATATATGTTTTGCATTGACATATTCCTTCCTTTTAGTAATTAGATCAATCAGTGGTCTCTTCCTGAGGTATTTAATATCTCTTTTGCTATAGCAGGATGCGTTAGTTATATATCTTCCTTCATAGTATCCAGAGTAAAACTTTGGATCATGTTTATAATGGTCTACTATGTAGTGAGAGAGCCATAATGATCCGTCATAAAAATTTAATTTACCTAAACCATCTGGTGTTTTCACATAAATATGTCTCACCGTTGTTCTCCTTTCCGATTTTATTTACGTGTTTATAATAGCAAACATCCGTTCCCTTGTCAAGCATCTATATAACAGAAACTTCCGGTTCCTGTATCTACAGTACAACAAGCATGTTCGTACTTCATTATCAGACGATTAAATTTCTCTTCTGACATAGGAGTTTTCACTCTGAACGGATGTGCCCAAGGTGAGTTCACCTGCATTCTATTAGGAAGCAGATATACAGGATTTCCTGCAATGAGTGCTTTCTGTGCTTCTCTTCTGGTTACCTTCTTTAACATATTGTTTCCTTTCTAAGTAGCATAGTTAAACATCTTGGAGGAAAACGGGTAGCCCTAGGTTTCATGCTACCCCTTTTTGAGTAATTCAAGATGCTTAAATATACTGCTTATGCAGTATATTTTATTTTCTACTTAAAAAATTCTCAGCCACTCATCTCCTATCAATTCCCATGTTGTAGGATTAAGAGCATAGTCTTTAGAATTAAACAGTTCCTCATATCTTTCCTGCATCAGTTCCTTTGTAGGAAAGAACTCTTCTTTCCTTAGATTTCCTTTGTTGGAACCTGTTTTGAAATAGATTCTAAGTTTATATTTCATAATTAGTCCTCCCTTGCATACCGAGCAAATTGTTTAATCCCACCTGCATAGTGTGCGTCTACAATTTCATCGTCATAGACAATCTCGGTTCCGTTGGACTCCATGATGCATGAAGCAAGGTCATTAATAGACCAACAGTCTTCTGCGTCAGCGTACCAAGAGAACTGATTTCCATTGGCAGTTGTCATAGTAATCAGATCAGTATCTTCCATGTGCTCAACCTCTGTTACTATTCCTGTCAGAGGGTACAGGTCTTTGCATTCTCCATCTGTTGTTGGAGCTGCTGATACTGGGGTTGCTATCATCATAGTTGTTAATACTACTGCTAATAATTTCTTCATGATTTTTATTTCCTTTCTTATATATCTTATATAACTACTATAAATTTATAGATATCTACATACTGGTCTAACTGATATACCGGTGCCTTATCAAAGATAGGCAACAGTTTATCAATCATATCTTTGTATTGCCTTGTGAGTTCTGCTAAGATAGCTTCATACACTATATTGGACAACTCACAGAATTTCAAAGTCATAATCTCTTGTATCGTGTATACGTTATTCATAACAGAACTCCTCCTTTAGATAAAATTCACTATCTCTCTTGCAAGATAGCTATACATAACAGACACTGAAATTCTGTGCCAATTTCCATTCTGAAACATTAACACAGGAATATTCATAGGATCTTTAGGTCTCTCTGTGCAGATAAACTGAAGTCCATTGCCTCTAATAAATAAGGCTCCTTTAGGTACTGTGTAACCCAAAAGAGCCTCTTTCCGTTGTATTCTTACAGTTGTGTATTTATATGTCATGCTAATCTCCTCTCTGCTATAGAATCACTCAGAGATACTACAGGCTTCAATGTACCGGTTTCCTTGTTAAAGAAGTATGCATGATTGTCTAAAACCAAGTTATCTTCTACGTAAGCATTTGTTCCTCGAATCATCTTATTGATTCTTGTAGGATCGCCTTCAGGCATGAGAATCACTTCTTCTGTTGAAGATGGAATGACAAAGAAGTTTCCAATAAGTTGAGCGAAGCGTTCCATTGCTCCAGAGTAAAACAGAGCTATTGCTCCACAAGAAGTTTTATTGGTTACAACATAACCAGTATGAGACTGTAGTACCGAAGTTGCATAAAATCCTTCATCATTAAAGGATCCAAAAATAGCAGACTCCATTGTGCAAAAGATTCCTGGATGTTCGGATTCCAGCTTATCAAGATAGATTGACTGTCTATCTTCCGGAGTTTCAAATGAATCGTTTCCTGAAAATTGCTTATAGAATATACTTAATGTCATAATTAATACCTTCTTTCTAAATAATACGTTTCGCTTGCAAAGTGGACTAAAGCCCCTTCTTCAGCTGCTTCTATTTCTATTGGTTGTCCTTCGCTCACAACAGCCGATTTGATATAATCATCTACTGTTTTGGATGTGCCATTATTAGACACAACACAAGATACTGTGTCTCCAACAGAGAAACCTTTTCCTTTGTAGCTCCAAGTGCGCTTATCAGGAGAAACTATTGAGACACTTCTCCCTGAAACAAAATAGACAGTGCCTGTCATTGGACGGGTACTGTCTTCGCTTGCTCCTGTAGGCTTCACTACAGCCAATAAAAAAAGGAGTGCTATTAACACTCCTATCAATGAAGGGATTACTACTTCTTTAATTAATTTTTGTTTTACTTTGTCTGCCTTGTTCATAATGATTTCCTCCTAGCTGCAATTTCAGCAGAACGTTTTTCGTACATTTTCTTACTGATAGTCTTTTTAATCCAATAAGCATTGCGAACTTCTTCCCAGATACAGGAAAGTTCGAAACTTGATTTTGCTTGCGCGATTCTGGTTTTATAATTCTGCATGATTGCCCTCCTAGAAATTCCCTTCTATGATGTCCATGTCCACATACTCTACTACTTCGCCTGTGAACATGTTTACAGTGAGTTCATAATCCGGTCCCTTGATAGGAACGAACAGACATTTTTTAAGCTTCTTATTTCCTTTCCAGAGAAGAGAGAGTTCGTTTGTGCTTGGATACATTACTGGAATACATCCATAGTCAAACAATTCACTGTGACTGAGAATCAGTACAGCTGCTTTCTTTTCCTTTGCGGAAAGAGTTTTGTAGAACTTAGGAAAGAAGGTGTAATCATATTCGCTAAAGAATTCTGTCAGTTTTTCTTTAACAAGGTTGATGATTTCCCTGTGCTTTGCTTTACCTTCCAGAATTTCTACATAGACATTGTTGAGTTCCGCCCATGCTTCATAGTCGGCAATATACTGGCAGAACTGTTCTGGTGTGTAGCTGAAAGAAAATTCGTTGAGAACATCTGTCCAGTTTCCATTGTTACAGATGTAGAGTTCTCTGCCTAAAACAGATTTCAGCTCTACTGATGTAATTTTTCTTTCCATAATTTTTTCATAAATAGTTTTACTCATGTTACTTTTCCTCCTTTTTATGCTTTATAAGCATTACAAAAGGCATAAAGATTTCCCTTATGCCCTCTCTAAAACTTATAACTTTGCAAACGTTGTGAATTTGTCACAACGCATTCTCTTCTGGTCTGGTGCTACACGCTCAAATCCTTCTACAGGTGTCATAGCTGCTACTTCTCCAGGGTATGCCTGTGCAGCTATAATACTACCGACAATCACAAGGGTTCCATTGGAGAACTGTCTGTTATAGACAGACTTGATTCTCTCTATTGTTTCTTTACCTTCTTCTGTTCCTATGAACTCTGTCCGGATAAACAGATCAGAAACTTTTCGCTCTTCTGCCTTGGCATTGATCAGCACAGAAGTAGGTACGGTGATTAGTGTGCCGTCCATATCCTGCATGGTGACAGGATGCGGAGTTGTGTTCACTACTACTACGTTGTTGCTGAATGCAACAAAATTGACAGTTCCAATTTCCCTTGTTTTCTTTTCTAAATTAATCATATTTTCCTCCTGCCTTTTAGAGTGGCATAACTCATAGATTAATGCTCTATCAAGGTTTGACCTTGCCTTGTCTACTCCTCGTAGAAATAGAGCATCTGCTTAGGCAACTAAGCAGTAGAATACAAAAAGTGCATTTTCAAAATTGCCTTGTATAGAGACAAATTCTACAATGGACTCAAAGTATTCCGTTTCCGTCTTCCCTTGCTTCCAATATGGACAGTATTTTCGCCATGTTGTATAGCTGGGGTAACAGTTCTTGAGCAAATAATCGCTCATTTGCTTGACTGCCCTTGCTTTGCGTTGGGTAGTCCAAGAATTGTAAATCATAGAATCACCTCCGCTGGAGATAATCCTCACCTACATATTCAAGAGCTTCCAAGTCTTCTTCTGTCCAGACATAATCTGGGTTTGATTTTAACTGTGCAATTGCCTTGCACAGGTCCTGATACCCTATCAGACCTCTTTTAAAGTTTTTCAGCATACTTTTCACCTCCTCTTTTCGTATGGACTGATTTTAGTTCCTTTTGGCTTGTAAGCCATTTGCGGTTTATTCTTGCCTGTACTCCAGTAACATTCATGGAAAGTAACTTCCATGTCATTGATAGCCCCTGAAATATGACTATGCTGACGGAACTCCCAGCCTACTTTGCGTTCCTTTGGGAGACAGGAAGTAAGACCTACAAGCTGCTGTGGAGTCATTTCCTTGCGCAGATATAGCCCGTTTTTCTGGACATAATCTACGATTTCCTTTGCTAGTACATGTGTGCTAGGGGAAATTTTAGCTTTTTTCCACTGAATAAAACCAGTGTCATCCATAACAGACATATATACCACAAACGGGTACTGTTTAATCTGTCGGCAGAGGACAAAGCGTTTGCCTTGACCTCTAATAAACAAAGCACCTTTAGGGAAAGTAAGCCCGTAGTGCTTTTCTGGATTTTTCATGGTTCTAATGTTATACATGTTGCACCTCCAGATTCACAAGGTCACCCAAACGAACATAGAGATGTTCTGGGTATACTGGTTTACTAGCTGCGAGGTCTTTTTTCAGACCTTCCACTACTTTCGTGTAGTGGTAAACGGTTTCTGCGTCTTGACAGAAAATTGCCTCGTTGATGAGTTGCTCACAAGACGCAATGCGAGCTTTTAATTCTTTACGGTTCATAGTTTTTCCTCCTATTGCTCTTTTTAAGGCTAGAGCATGACCCTATCATGTTCTTATTCCTACCTATAACCGAAGTCATAGGCAGAGTATAAGCTCATGATTTATAAACTTGTTTATGCTACAACTTCGACTTTATCAGCTCTTGACAGCAGGTAGACTGTCAGTAAATCAGTAACTTTATTAGCAACTACACGCTGACTGAAGTCCTCTTTATAGTCGAACTCACCGATTTCTACAGTGCCGTCTTTTTTCTGTGACACTTTACGGGATGCACCACGCTCAAAGGAAGCTATGAAGTGGCGAATATCAGACCCAGCCATATCAGAGGCTTTAAGCTTGAGACCATCAAACCAGTCACCAGACTGACCAATGAAAGTACGGAATGAGTCTCTGAGGGCTTTATTGAGTCCAGACATACCCTTGCCTGACTGATACCAAGTAGCAATGGTTTTACCAAGGGACTCAGGAACTAAGTCAGAGTCTAAGCCCATTTTTGGCATTACTGAATGACAAATCAGAGTAACAAAGATTTTATCGGTGTCTGGTAAGTCCTTGAATGTGGTTTCGTCACACTGGCAAGCCTCAAGATTGCTATTGGCAGTGATAAAGTCTTCACGCAGGTCAGTGGCTTTTTCAGTCCAGCCTGCGAAAGCTGTTGACATTTCAATATCTGAGTACTCAGCCCAGTCCTTGCCTGGATAGAGTTTTTCACCCTCTGAAATAAGGTCTGACAGTTTCTTAGTGCCTAACTTAGTAGCAAGAATCCGCTGTTTTTCTGCGGTCATAGTTTTGAATGTTACGAGGTCTTTCACCTGCGCTTTTACGTCCTCATGGCAGTTTGCTGGCATTTCTAAAGCATTGATAATTAAAGCTGATTTTAACATAGTATCTTCCTCCTGAATTTAAAATATTTTTGCGCACTTTACAAAAGTGTTTATAGCACTTGCAGGACTTGCACCTACTGATAGCTATATCTATAGTGCTAGACCTTCCGCCTTAGATACGGATAGAATCAATAAAGACGTCAACCATTTTTGCAAGGTGTGCGCTTTGCACTGTATACCCTGCGCAGGTTATGTCTGAATGAGCAAATTGTAAATCATACCGTAACACGTCGGAAACCAACGTGTCTGTTAAAACAGAGGCATATTATCGGGAATCACAATAAAAATGATTTACAAAGTTGTTTATAGTTGCGTACCGTACTGAAATGTTAGTCATAGCCCACCTGCTGACTCCATCCTGCATCTTCACAAGATGATTTTTTATCCCCTACCCTGTCATCTCTTGCTGTCGAAACCTTCTTTCCCCCCTATAAAAGCGGAAGCCGTTCGAGTCCACTAACAAGATATCCCAGACTTCGGGAAATGGTTCAATTGATATCGGTTTAGAAATACCGCTTATTATCTGCTAACAAGTGCCTGAATAGTATTTGTGTCTTATTTCAGTAGACTCTTGCTATCTGCTAACAAGTGCCTATGCAGTGTTTACGTCCTGCATAGTGGACGAATCATAATTACCACTCCTTTCTCCTGTCGATGTACCTATCTTACTACGGATTACATAGTTTGTCAAGTACTTTTTTCAAAAAAGTTTTATTTCTTCCTTTAGGTATTTTTGAGTGGATACCTAACCACCGCTTGAACACTGCCGACTGTCTTTCCCTGTCGACACGTTTATACTACTACGGATTACATAGAATGTCAACACTTTTTTGAAAATATTTTTATTTACACGTTTACGAAAGCCCGCAAAGCCGCATAAATACAGGCTTTTTGGCATGAAAAAAAGTTTTTTCGTGAAAAATTACTTCCTATTAAAGCGAAAAATAAAGGTTGTCCAGATCATATTGTCTGCATACAGAGTGCAGTATGTATTACACAGTGTATAAATATACAGTATGTCAGACGTATGACAAGATGTGATTATATACGGATTGTAAGACGTATTAATGGAAGTAGTATAGATGAACTATACAAAGTAATACGTCTTATAAAAGATAATATGTCAGATAATATATATAGTTTATTCAATTATGTCTGCAATTCGTGATTTAATAAAAGTTGCACGTGCAATTTTGTTAGTGTCACAATAGTTTTGTAATTTTTCATATTGTGAGTTAGATAATCTGATAGTTATGTTTTTTGTATTGTTTTTATTCCACTCTTCCGCATATTTCTTGTTATATTCATAATTTGACATAAATTATAGCCTCTTTTCTATTCAATTTGTTGAATTGTATATACAATTAAACCTCTAGTAAGAATTATTAGATAGTTTTACTGTAAAAGAAAATAATTGTCAGAAACATTGAGCTTTAAAGTAAAATTGTATTCACAATCTTAAAAACACTATGGTTCGATCAGAGAAACCAGACACAATTCAATACAATTCGTTATATTGACTGAATATTCTGATTACTTTAGTACTGTAAAATTCTGTAGTATTATCACTGCAAGATTTTTCAATTGTAAAATTTCAATACTGTAAAAATTTGCTACGGTACGAATGCTACACACTGATTTATTAAAGTATACTAGGGCTATCCACTTTAACGCTTTAAAGCCTTAAAAACGGGGCGTTTGTAAAACGATACATCTTACCATTGCACAATTCATAGCATTCCTACTACTTCAGTCAGAAACAGTCAAAATCAGCCCGAACTGTTCATATCTGCCCGCTAAAGGTTTGAAAATAAGCATTTTCGCACGTTTTAGACCGGGGGTACTTATGCCCTGAGATCCGCAAAAATGCAGTGTTTCCGGGGGATGCAGAGCTTTTTTGACACCAAGTTCAGATTTCGGATCCATGTTCCCAGATTCTCCGATCATCACATCTCTCTTACTCGATTTCCAGATCAGAGTTTCTTCCTTATTATATATGTTTTCCTGATTCACCTGTTTTTATTTTTCTAAACAAGTTTGTAAAATTCTGTTGACATTTTTCATGGTTAATGCTATAATACACTTATCCCGAAAGGGATAGAAATCACAGGAGGCACATATGAACGACATTACTTTTATTGGAGTCAATCTTACTCAAGAACTCCAGAAACAACTTGATTCTCACAAATCAGCCATTCTATCTACTGCACCTCCAGATGCAGTAAAAGGCTACAATCTAGGTGTACAAAACACTCTTCTACTCTTAGATTCACTTCTCTCATCTTTCGAACCCAACGAGTTCCTGATCAATACTACAGATTCCCACTTAACTGAGTATGACTATGATGAGCTTGAAGCTTTAACCCGTAAACAAGTTTATAAATCATAAGGAGTATTTTATATGAAGACTTTTACTAATACCCACACATTACTATACCACACTAATGATTCAATTTCAATCCCTCTCAGATACTCTATCATTGAAGGCACCACATGGTTCATCGGTAAAGATGTTGCAGCTATCTGTGGTTACAAAGACACCTGGCGAGCTATAAAATACCATGTTTCACCTGAAAATACCGATCATACTATTTTTAATTCCCGTAAACTTATCATCATTAACTACGCAGGTTTCAAAGAAATAGATCCTACCGAAGAACATCTAAACTGGTTTATAAATCATCTTTCAGAAGCGTTTACGCCAACAGAAGCCCCAACAGTATTCAATCATCCAGAATTTGGTGAACTGAGAACTGTTGAAATCTCAGGGGAACCATGGTTCGTAGGTAAGGATGTAGCTGTAGCATTGGGATATTCAGATACCACACAAGCTATTAGAAAGAATATTTCTGATGAAGATAAGATGACCCGTCCCGGAGACGCCCCATCTATTATAGACAGTTTTGGAAGAACTCAACATCCCGTTTGGATCAACGAATCCGGTCTCTACTCCCTTATTCTCAGCAGTAAGCTTCCATCAGCGAAAGAGTTTAAGCACTGGGTTACTTCAGAAGTACTTCCCTCCATTCGTAAGACAGGGGGCTACGTTAACCCATCACAGTCCGACCTTTTCCTAGACACCTATCTCCCATTTGCGGATCAGAACACTCGACTTCTTTTTAAAACTACTCTTGATACTATCCAGCAACAGAACAATACAATTCAGCAGCAGAATCACACTATTTCACATCAGGAAGACATCATTCGTAATCTTACATCAGACATTCCATTAGCAGATAAACGTCAGATCCTCAATAGAATTGTACGCTTCGGAGGAAGTCCTCATACACGTTGGCCATTCCTCTACAGAGAGTTCGACAATAAGTTTCATATGAATACTAAAGTACAGCTTGAACATTACAATGAGACACATAAGCCTAAGCTACAGAACCGTTTAGATTACATAGAGCACATTGGTATGTTCAATGATCTAGCTGAAATAGCATGTGTAATCTTCGGTCCAGACATTGAGAAACTGTCTGCTCAGTATTATGAAATCTGTAAGTAAATTTTGATTTTACAGTGAGAGGCTTACAACTTTACAGTGAGCCTCTTACAAAAGAAATTTGATCCATATACTCAAATAAACCCATTATTTAGGAGGTAAGAAACTTGATCGACACCACAAAAATTTTACCCGGTCAGGAATTTAAGAACATGCAGGAACTGTCAGTAGCTCTTACTGGTCAGAAGATGCCTGCCGGAAACAGATATGTTGTCAGAGTCAATGAGATGAAGAAATATTTTTCATGGGATAAGGTGCCTGGTTCCAACAGAATTATTATTACTGACATTTTTCCTGAACCTGTCACAAAACCCAGGAAGAAATGTAAAAAAAGAATAGCAACACCAAGAGAATATTATCCTCAGGGTAAATACAATTCTATGATTTATGCCAATTTAACTACGTTAGAACTCAACCATAAATATTCTCTTTCAGAACTATTTGAGGAGTTGGGTATGACCAGTTGCAGATTCACGCGTCCAAAGTATTACTTAGATTGTGTAAATACAACTAACCTTTCACTTTCAACTTATAGATATTTTTTTAATAAATTGAACAATTTATTGAGTAAAACTTTATATACTACTCTTACTAATTTTAAAAAGCGAGAATGTATTTCTTATCATATGGAATATAGATACACTTTCAAACAAGGATATGAAGAAATAGACATACCTACAGAAGCTATAGAAGCGCTCAAAGAACAGGCGCTGCAGGAAACTTCATATAAAGATGAATGGTCTGTTTTACATAGTTCTGATTCTCAGAAGTATACTCAATATATTTTAGATAAATTGTCTATATATGGAATCAAAAAATATACTAAATGTTATGTGTTCACTTCTATTAAACCATTTAATAATCTTCCTGAGCCGAGTTTGTCTGAAATGAATGCTTTAACAATCGAGAAGCTTTATAAATTTAGCAATAAGTTTGATCAAGTTAATCAGAAAAAGATTCAATCCATCATAAACACCAGTATTTTAAGTCGGTAGACCGGAAGGCGAAGCCTGAGGTCTGAACACATGAAAGTTTTTTCAGCGCTACTTTCTACACTCGGCGGTTAAGCGCCTCGCCTAAAGCAGCTGCTTCTGAAAAAATTTTGCGTTCAGACGTTGATTGTTTTTGTTGGTGAAAAGTTTCCACCAAAATAAAAATTGTACATATATCTTTATATATAAAAAATATTTGTACCTTTTTTTATTAAGTAGAAAAAATATTATTCGAAGTTGAACGAATGAGCGAAGCGAGTGAGAGAAAACTATAAGACCCTCATGGCTCGCATAAGTTAAAGAAAGGAATGATTACAATAGCAAAGCAGAAAAAATGTAAAAGATACTTATTCAAGCTCCACAGTGAACGTCTTCGCAGATCACGCTGGAAGCTAGAATATCCATTAGAGGAAGCTCTAAACACAGAAGACATTATTTCTCTGTCTGATAGCCAGATTCTCAGATTCATTGATGAACTCAACGGAGACACCAGTGAAGCCAGAGAAGAAGAAGCTTCTTATATAAAGAAAGAAATCAAGCGTCTCAAAAAATCTGATTCTTCTAAGAAAGATACTCTCATAGCAAATCTCTATAAAAGATTCTATAATCTTCAATTTGTTCCAGATTACATGTGTCTGATCATTGATAAAATGTCTGATTATAACAGAGCCAATAAAGGCTTTTCTATCAATGGAATAAAATATCACAGACTCCTAGGCACCAACGGGGGTGTAAAGAATTCTACTATTGTTTATGTCTCTGAAAGACTATATCCCCAGCTCTATGAGCGTCTCTGTTGCGGCAGGAACCTAGAACAAAAATTTGTGCCAGCTAAACTTGAAGCGTACCAGGCACTGATCTGTTCCGGTAGTATTCCAGTAAGTATGCCGAAAGGGATTATAGTCGTTCCAGACTGCGTTACTCATTTCACAGAAGACATTATTCGTGTAGATGACTCTCAGTCTGATGAACCAATAGTAGAGTTCCTCAAGGATCAAGAAATAGAGCTTACGGAATCAGACGGTTACGGAATCATGCTTCCATCACTCTCTTACCGTTGGGCAAGAGAACTTGACGAAGAAGAAGATTTTTTATCTGGCTGCAATCTCAGAGGACTTCCATGGACAAAGGGCATGGTTTTCACAATGGATTACTTAGCTTTTGGGGAATCTATAGCGAAAAACTTCTATATAAAAGATGCTTGGGGAGACATGAGAGATATCAGAGAGTCTGAACTGATTATTACTACTTCTATGCTTAAATTATGGGATTCCTACTCTTCTTTCGAAGATTACTGGTCCAATGTAAAAAAATATCATTATCAGATATCTATAGCCAAGACTGCTCCTGCAAGACTTGATGAGTACAGAAGCACAAATTACCAGTTCCTGCAGAATTACCACCTTACACCGGAAGAAGTAACTGAATTGGTCCGTCCTACAGTAGAAGAAATTCAAGAAATCCTTGGATTAGATTACAGGAAGTCACTCCTATTTCTGAGAGGAACAAATCTTACAGAAGATTCCTATATTGATGAAGAACCGTATATCAATGCTCTCATGATTGAGCCACAGATGATTCATGATCCTTACATCAGAGATAGAATCTACAATATGATAAAGAAAAAAATCAGACAGGCCAAGATTGGTGTACTCAAAGTGAGGGGTAACTTTGCCATCATTGGAGGGGATCCGTATAGCTTGATGCAGAGTATCTTTGGTTTACCGGTCACAGGATTGCTCCACGCTGGGGAATGCTGGCATAAACATTGGCTTGATCGAGGAGTCAGCGAGGTCTGCTGCTTCAGAGCACCTATGACAAGCAAATACAATGTACGTAAGCTTAAGATAGTAGGGACTCCTGATATGACTTATTGGTATAGATATATAAACACATGTATGTTGTTAAACTCATGGGATAGTACTAAGGAAGCTCTTAATGGAGCTGATTGTGATAAAACTCTGTCACCTTATACAGCGATGTATATGTAAAACTCGGTGAACTTACAAATGTAAGGTGTCCGGAAGTACCGGGCTAACAGTGGAACTCTTATTGGAAAAATAGATTATAAAAAAGAAGGTGAGAACAATAGAAGAAAGAATTTTAAATGTAAAAGGTATTGATTACATAGTTCGTGAAGATGGAAAAATATTTAGTACTCATAATCGTGGTAGAGCGAAATATCATCAGGAAATAAAACAACGTATGAATTCAGATGGGTACATGTGTATTACTGTCGGTAAAACAGGAAACAGAACAGTTGCCAGTGTTCATAGATTAGTAGCAAAAGCATTTATCCCTAATCCTTTAAATTTACCGGAAGTAAATCATAAAGATTACAATCGCACAAACAACAGTGTAGATAACTTAGAATGGTGTTCACATAAAGAAAATATTGACTATACTCTCGCTGCTGGCAGACATGCTTCGCAGACGTTAGATTATAGTGGCAAGAAAAATCCCAACTACGGAAACACCACACTCAGTCAGAAGTACAAAGCTGATCCTGCATATTCAAAAGAAAAACAATCTCGTCCCGGAGGACAGAATGGAAGAGCTATTCCAGTATGTTTGTTAGATAAAGACAAAAATGTAATAGCAACTTTTCCATACATGCAGTTATGCGCAGAATATGTGTTGAAACAACTGCACTCTTCTTCATCTCCGGCAGGTCTAGCAGGAAGAATCCCATATTATATAGAAACAGGTAACATATATAAACACACATACTATTTTTCCAAAGACAATACTGTGCTAAGTCTCAATAATGAGAAAAGTTCAACGACTATCGAAAGCATAGCTTAAGAGAAATACTTAAGTAAAGAAGCAAGTAGAGTACCTTGTGAGTGGAATCCTCGCAGGGGAAGTGCCGAGCATCTGTATCTTGGTGATAGAGCTACAGATGAAGATATAGTCTAGTCCTTATGGAAACATAAGGTGTTAAGTCGGGAGACTTAATGTTTACTACTAACAATACTATCTTATTAAAACATACAGAAAACCTACCGCCAATCTATTGCATCCAACGTAAAGGAAACAAGGTAATTCCGACTGAAGCAGATATGATACAAGCTAACAAAGGATCTTTCGGTGATGCTATTGGTTCTATTACTAATGTTATCACTTCACAGATATGTCTACAGGCAAGGTTCCCGAAAGACAGTGAGGAATATAAAGTCTTAGACTACAGGATATTGTGTGGGCAGATGTTCCAACAGAACTCTATTGATAAAGCTAAAGGAATCATCGCTAAACCTATGCCAAAACATTGGTATGATAATAGCTACAACCGTATAGAAGAAACAGATACACCAGAAGAAATAACTAAGAAGGAATTCAATCAGAGAATTTGTGCAGATAAGAAGCCGTACTTCTTCATCTACAACTACCCTACTCTCATGAAGGAGTACAAAGACTACATCAAAACATCGGATGCCGTGAGCAGGTCCAGATTTAATATTACACTGGAAGAGCTGCTGTCATCACAAGAGTTGACTGAAGAACAGGCAGAGTTTCTTAAATTCTATAAAGAATTCTATCCAGTCAATGCAGAAACCTGTGTAGTCAATGAACTCTGTTGGGAAATTGAGAAAACACTGGCTAATGTAAAAGAAAGTAAGGTACCGTTTGACAGTTCTATTCTGAAGTCAGATGCCACCTACACAAATAAGGATAAGGCTTTTATAAAACGTATCTATGATAAATATAACAAAACTTATGCAAACAGAATGAGCCGCCATAGCTCTGTGTATGAAGATACTTCTTTAGCTCCTATTGGAATGACTTTTGAATCAGAGTGTGCAGAATATGTTCCAGACGCAGAAAAGCTTTGTAACATTCTGGTTGATTTGGGATATAACACAAAAAAGGGTAAGACTTTCGTCTGGGAGATGTCCGGAGATACTATTATTGATAACCTTCTTTCTCGAACAGATGGTTATGCGCAGTTTCCTGTAAAGGATCCAGACGGTGATATAGAGTTTTGCGGCGAACACTTCTCAATGAAAAAAGTAAAAATGAAAGGCGAAGAATAATGGATTTAATACTCAATGAAAAACAATATATAGAAAAAATGTTAGAACTCGGTGATTGTAGTCCTAAAGATTTAGGAGCAAACATAGCTCTTCTAACTAGATATATGTATCAGGAAAAGTATACTCAGAAAGAAATTTATAATGGTATAGAAGAATTTGCTTCCAAAGTAGATTCTGATTTTGATATCAATAACTGGTACTCATTTATAGACAAATGTATTGGTAAAGCTAAGAAGAGAGATCTGTTGAGCATTGATTATATACCTATTACGCAGAAAGAGTTAGATACTATCAAGGAAATCAAGAATCCTGCCAGGGAAAGACTTGCATTCACTCTTTTAGTCATTGCCAAGTTTAACAATCTAAAATCAGAAACCAATAATAACTGGATCAATTATTCTATGGACGTATATTTCAACCTTGCCAGAGTAACTTGTAAAGTAGATGATCGTCCGTACATGATTTATGACTTAAAGGAATTGGGGTTAGTTGAAGTGAGCAAAAAGATAACTCGCTTCAATATAAGAATCACATTTGTTGATAATGAGTCTGATCCGGTGCTTAAAATTACAGATATGCGTGAGTTGGGCTATCAGTATCAGAACTTAGGTCCGAAGTCTAAGATAAAACTGTGTAAACGCTGCGGAAAGCCGTATAAAGTGAAATATTCTAAAGGCGGTTCGCCTTATTGCACCGATTGCCAGAATAAAAGTGCCAAGGATGAAACAAAACTTATTACGTGTGATTGTTGCGGTAAAGAATTTATTGCAGTATCCAAAAATAATCGTTCTGTACTTTGTTCCGAATGTCAACAAAAAAATGATCGAAAAAATCATAGGAAGCGTCAGGCCCGCTATATGGCGCAAAAATGACGCTATCAAATTAAACCAATGTCTCCGCAAATGCGCTCTACAGGCGTGTTTGCGAGATTTCGTTGATTGAGTATATATGAAAGGGAAGGTATAAGGATGAAAAACAATAATAGACTTTATTTTGCCAGACAGAAATTTTTAGGAAAATGTCCTGTCTGTGGGAAAACATTGAAAAAAGTAGACGGAGTAAATATCCTCCGCTGTGACAACGCAGTCTGTTCCGGAGTGACTGTGAGAAGAAATGGGGAGTCTTCTCAGGAACCTTACTACAGGATGCTGAATGACAGGGGTATGGAAATCTACGAACATCTATTTAATAAAAAATAAATTATAGAAAGAGTTGATTATTATTAAACCGATTTCTAAGAAAGAAATTGAAAAACTAATGGACAAAGGTATCATTAGAAACACGCACAAAGGTTACATTAACAAAAAAGGATATCATGTAGGATATTATAAGACCTCAGGCAACAACAGATATATTGAGGACTACTATGCTGATAAAGCAAAATCACTGTAAAGGAGTGCCTAACTATTACTAAATTTTATGATACCAATGCTCTCCTGAATCTCCAGGAGGCAGCATTCAAAGAAAGATTCTTCATCTCTGATGAAACTCTTAGAGAAATCGAAAATATCAAAACATCCTCTCGGAAAGATGAGGATATCAAATACAAAGCTAGACATATAGCTCGTCTTTTAGATCAGAATCATGATCGGTATTCCATAGTAAATTACAATTTTGAAATGGAAAAACAATTGTTAAATTTCGAATTGGATCCAGTTAGACCAGACAACAGGATTGTTTTTAGTGCTTATACTCTATCTAAAGTTCAGGATATTGAATTCATTTCAGATGATTTGTGCTGCAAAAATATTGCAAGGAAAGTCTTTAACCTGCCAGTGTACGGAATCGTAGAGCCTACTAACGAGATATATAAAGGATATAAAGTAATTAAAGGTGATACTAATGCTATCAATCAGGCTATGGCTGAACTAGATTATTCAACTTGGCATATCAATGAATATCTCATTATTGAAAATACCGATGACGGCACTACTAAAGAAATGCGCTATGACGGTCAGGGGTTTGTAGCACTAAAACTGCCATCTTCTAAATTTATTAAAGCAAAAAACTCCTTACAACGTTGTGCATTAGATATCTTGAATAACCCAGATATTACTATCGCTGCTATTCTCGGTGGTTACGGCAGCGGAAAAACTTATCTTTCTATGCAAATGGCACTATACAATGTAAAGGAGAAAGGCAGAAATAGTAAAATCTTAGGTGTACGAGAAGTTTCTGGTGAAGGTAAAGAGATCGGATTCCTTCCAGGCGACATGGAAGATAAAGTTGGGAGATTCTTTGAACCACTCTCTCAGTCTCTTAATGGCGGAGAGTTTGAATTACAGAGTTTGAAAGTATCTGGTGTGTTAGATACTAATGTACCGTTCTTTATGAAAGGTACTACTTATAATGACACTGTTATTCTCTGTGATGAAGCAGAAGATTTATCAGAAAGTCAAATTAAACTTATTGGTACACGACTCGGAGAGAACAGTAAAATTTATCTTGCAGGTGATTACAAACAATCTCTGTTAAGTAAAACGATTAATAATCCTCTCATTAAAATGTGCAATGAATTTAAAGGAAATGAAAAATTTGGATGTATCTATCTTGGAGAAGATGTGCGATCAGAAACCAGTAAACTCTTCGCTGATCTTTTCGAAAAGGATCACTTCTAAAAATATAAGGATTACAAGGAGAAACATATGGAAGAATTATTTGATTTTCCAATTATGAAAAGTGGAGTAGATGAATTAGTTGCTGATATCATCAAAAGCAACTATGACAATCGTAGATTAATCATTAACGATGAAATCAATAACAATCTATTAGAGTCCATCTGTTTATATATTTTGAAATATAATCAGGAAGATAAAGATGTTCCTGAAGATAAAAGAAAGCCTATTTGGATTATTTTAAATTCAGTAGGTGGAGTCGTAAACTTCGGAATGGGACTCATTGATTGTATTAAACATAGTATCACACCTGTTTATTGCTTAATAATTGGAATGGCTGCAAGTATGGCAAGTTATATTCCAATGGTCTGTGATAAATCATATATCTTTCCTAATAGTACAATTTGTATTCATGACGGACAAACCGGTATTATGCAGACTTCCAGAAAAGCAAATGACATCATGAATTTTTATAATAAATGTGATGAAAGATTAGCCGAACTTGTATATGCCAATACTTCTATTACCAAAGATTTTTTAGACGGTATTGCTGATCGAGAATATTATATGTTCCCAGAAGAAGCTAAAGAATTGGGAATTGTTGATACTATTGTTGGCGTTGACTGCCCTATTGATGAAATATTATGAAATATTCCAAAAAAGAATTGATTGCTAAGGTTTCAGAAAAAACAGGCTATCAAGAAGAAAATATAGCTGAAATATATGAAGCTTTAGAAGAAACTGTGTATGATTTACTCCTGTCAGCAAATGAACATAAGGATGTAGAAATTCGACTGTTCACAGGATTTGGTATGTTTAGTAAATTAGTACCAAGTCATGAGAAAAAGATGCCTGACGGAAAAATTAAAACAATAGAACCTACTTTAAAATTCTCTGCACGTTACAGTGCTCGTTGGAGGAAAGATAATATTAAAGAGTACAGAGAAGCTTTAAAGAGTGAAAGGAAGAAAAGGATGAATGGAGTAGAAATTAAAACAACAACTACTACCCAGATGAAAATCAAGAAGGCTACAACTGATGAACAGGGATCTGTTTACGTAGATGGCGAGGTAGTTGATCTTATCAATGCACTGAAGAATACATTTGAAGGCTGTATTTTTGATTTAGCTGTCACAGAAAAAACAGAGGTCCCTGTAGAGGACTGATGTTGAGTGTCCTGTGGTATATATTGCATTGAGAATAAAATAAATCACAAAAAGTATGTTGGTCAATCTATTGATATTAAATCACGATGGACTCAGCATAGACATACAAGTTCTTTAGTAAGAGATACATTTCTTTATAGAGCAATGGATAAATACGGTGTTGAGAACTTTGATTTTTATATACTTGAAGAATGCCAACCTGACGAGTTAGATATTAAAGAAATTTATTGGATAGCTACATTAGATACATATAATTATGGGTATAATATGACTCTTGGTGGATCAGGCTTGGTAGGTTACAAAGCTTATAATAGAAACTGTATTCCTAAAAATTTTGGAATGCTTTCTAATGGTGTAGACGAAACTGTACCTATTATAAAGTTAGATACTAACTATGAAGTGTTAGAGTATTATGTAAGCGTACAGGACTGTGCCAGAGCTAATGGCATAGCTTCCACAAACATTTCTAAAACTGCATCAGGGAAAAACAATACATGTCATGGATATATTTTTATGTATTTCAATGACATTAAGGATATGACCACTGATGAAATTATTTCTTATAGATTACATCAAAGAAAGAATTATAAAGATTCTACCCTAAAATCTATAGATCGAATCTCCTCTTCTGGAGAAATTATCAATAATTATGAAAGTATTAGTCAAGCAGCTAAAGAATTAAATTTAGATCCATCTTCTATAAGCAAGGTGTGTAAAGGAAAACTAAAACAAACTCACGGCTATAAATTTAGATATGCCGTAGTAAATAATAAAGAATAAAAGGAGAAATAATTATTATGACAAAAGCAGAAGTTATTACAAAAGTAGCAGAAACAACAGGAATCACAAAGAAAGATACTGGAGCAATGGTTGACGCATTTCTTCAGGTTATCACTAATGAACTGGCAAGCGGAGGAAAAGTAGCATTCACAGGATTCGGTTCTTTCTCAGTTGTTGAAAGAGCTGCTAGAGAGTGTCGTAATCCGCAGACGGGAGAAACTATGATGACAGAAGCTCATCTTGCACCTAAATTCAAAGCCGGAAAAGCATTAAAAGATGCAGTGAAATAAATATTAAATTGCTGACCTGGTGAATTCCAGGTTGGCGATTTGTCCGGTTAGTCTAGCGGTTAAGACACTGCGCTTTCAATGCAGTAACATGGGTTCAATTCCCGTACCGGATGTTTGTATATTTGAGAGTTGTGGGTAATCTCAAATGTCATTTTCCGTATAGTTGTTTCTTTGGGGAGAACTGGAACTCCCCCCTCCTATTCTGCAAAGTAAATTCACAAGGTGTGGAACCGACCTGCTAAGTCGTGTGATCCGACAGGATTGAGTTTCGATTACTCTGCTTTGCGTTACAAGATATGTAGATTACAGCCCACCTCCTGTGGGAATTCGTAGGTGAAAATCCTACCATGTAACTCTTGGTTATGTGATTGTAGCATATCATGAATATAAAGATAACCGGATTGATTCCGGTTGAAAGGCAGGACTACTCTCCTGCCTTTTACTTATAATTAGGAAATGGCTGCGGAGCGGCCTAACAATCTGGAAAGACAGATTAATGTTGCGTGTCCGGTAGGTCGAGGGTGCAGTCTTGAAAACTGTCTGGGTGTAAAAGCCTCTGGGGTTCGAATCCCTAACGCAACGTCCGGGAGAACGGTAGAGATGGAGATCTACGGCGGTCTGTAAAACCGTTGCAATTGCTTTGAGTGTTCGAATCACTCTTCTCCCATGAGGTTGACAAATTAAATCAAAATTCCATAAAACAAGTAGATAAGTTTTACTATGAGATGTGTATACGCATGGATTAGGTTTATTAGAAGGTTTTGTCTCTGATTGCAACAGATAATGAGCCTTTTGAGTCTACAAATACCGCAGGTTACGTAGGATCGGTTCCTCGGAGCTTTCATAGGGCTTGTAGATGGGTTCAACTCCCATACCTGCTATTACTAAGATACTTTGGTATCTTTTTTTAATTGGATAAAAAGGAGGTGCTCTAGTGGCACAAGAAGTTGAAAAAAAGCCTGTACCAAGAGCAAAACCTAAAGCACCTGCTCAAAAAGTTATTGATCGTGCTATTGATGAAGCTCTCTATGAAGTAGGGCGTACTAAATTTACATGTAATATGTGTGGAAAGCTGAAAGATGCTTCCGACTTTTATAAAAGTACAGATCCTCTATGTACTACTGGTGTGACAAGAATATGTAAAATGTGTGCAGCAAAGTTGGCATATTCTGAAGATTTAGAAGGCAATAAGAAAGCCCCTGATGAGCAGAGTGTCCAGTTAGCGCTCAGATATTTAGACAAACCTTTCTTTCAAAAGCTTTATGATGAATCTATTCTTGAAGCTGCTAACACTATGTCTGGTCGGCCCAAAAATAATACCTGGACTAGTTATATAAAAAATATATCTATGCCACAATATAATACATTAACTTGGAAAGATGGTGATTGTGGCAATAGTTCTACTCTTCTACCGTCTATTGGGTCTGTAGATAACTCTGATGAAGTAAAAAAAATGTATAAAACCAATAAAAGAACTGTTATTTCAGCTCTTGGTTATGATCCATTCGAATCTGCTGCTGATGCAGATAAACCATTAATGTATGGAAAATTAGTAGGTTTCCTCGATGAAAGTACGCAAGACGATGAATTGAAGTTAGGTGCCTGTGTAGAGATTGTACATAGTCTTAACCAATCTGAAAAAATCAATACTGTAATTAATGCTCTGCAGAAAACTCCAGAATCTATTATAAAAAATTCTGCTACTATCAAAGCTCTTGAAGCCACTAAAAAAGACATTATGAAAACTACTCTTGATTTGGCTCGTGATAATGGAATTAGTATTAAGCATAGCAATCATAATACTAAAGGTGCTAATACCTGGACCGGAAAAGTAAAAGAGCTTAAGGAAATGAAGCTTCGTGAACAGGAAGTAAATGCTTTTGATATAGGAACTTCTCAAGGTATGCTTCAGGTTGCGGAAGCCAGTACTGCCGCAATCATGAAACAGTTGGCTTTAGATGAAAATGACTATACTGAAATGATATCTACTCAACGTCAGAAGGTGTTGGAATTAGAAAATAAATGTGATGCTGCGGTTGAAGAAGCACGTATTCTTCGTAGAGAGAACGATGATCTAAAAAATTTCCTCAGAGATAAGAAATTGATTGATGAAAATGATGAGGTGATTGTGGAATGAAACAGACTGATTCTGGTATATGGGTTCCAGATACACCTACTATTTTTGTTAAGCCTACAGAAGAAATCATTTCTCAACGAAAAATGGAAGGAATGCAGAAACTTTCTGAAATTAAACAATGGGGATTAAGAAATCCAACCAAATTTATGGAAAGATTCATAGGCGTTGACCTTCTTGATGTGCAGACCTATACATTTATGAATTCTTGGGATAAGATGTATGCTCTATGGTTATGTACCAGAAATTATGGAAAATCGACATTGCTTGCTTTATATTACATGACAAGAGGTATGCTTCTTAATAACTGTAGATGCTACATATGTGCTGGCACCAGTGACCAGTCCATAGAAACTTTTGAAAAGATTGTATCTATTGCTAAAAATGAAATTGAGTCATTCACTGGATTAACTGATGTATTCAGGAATGAAGTTGTCATTAATATGACCAATAATGATGGTTTTATAAGAAATCCTGCAGGTTTTACTTATAGATTGTATAATGGTAGCTTCGTTAAAACACTTAACAGTAACGTCAACGCAAAAAGAGGTAAAAAAATATAATACGGTTTTATATAAATAAATCTTAGGAGGAACGTATAATGCCAAACAAAAATTGGGACACTGCTGAAGTGTCTTTTTTAATTGCAAATTATAATACGCTTTCAAATGAAGAAATAGGTATTCACTTAAACAGAAGTACAGGTGCCATAACAGCTAAATGCTGCCAACTTGGATTAAAAAAGAAACAGACTTGGTCAGACAGCGAAATTTCTTATTTAAAAAGTAATTATAATTTTCTTACGCAAGAACAAATAGCCAATTACTTAGGACGCACTAAAAGTGCTGTTAATATAAAGGCTAGTAAATTAGGATTAAAAAAAAGATATGAATATAACCATGATTATTTTGAATGTATAGATTCTGAAGATAAAGCTTATTGGTTAGGTTTTATTTGGGCTGATGGGGCTTTATTTAAAAATGAAAAAGCTAACTCAGGAGAACTGTCCATTGAATTGCAATTACAAGATAAAGAACATTTAAAAAAATTCAATAAAAGTATAGACGGAAATCTACAAGTAAAAGAGAGAACACGATCAAATTGTTTCAGTGGGAAATACAAAGATAATGTATATACTACTTGTTTTATTCGTGTACATAGCATCAAGATCGTCAATGACTTAATTAAATTAGGATGTACTCCAAATAAATCAGCAACTATTGGATTACCAGACTTGCCTGAAAATTTAATGTGGCATTTCATTAGAGGCTACTTCGATGGTGACGGCTGTGTAGTTTATCAAGATCACAAAACCAATGTAAGATGTGACTTCACTTCTATCTCTTCTTCTTTAGTCAACCAACTCAGAACATGGTTATATCAACATGGAATCAATTCATATATTACACATGATAAAAATAAATTAAGATTGTGCATCGCTGGCAGAGACTATAATCTTCTATTCTTATCTAAAATCTATGACAATTCTACAATCTATTTATCTAGGAAATATCAAAAACAACTTCAAATCAGAAATCATATCACTCAACAAAAATCAGCTTAATTGCCTCGTTTATTGGTAACAATAAATTACGAAAGTCAAATGGGAAAGAAAACTGGAAGTGCTGAAATGCGAACCAGACTGGAAGGCTGTATTTAAAAATACAGTCACAGGCAGAGCATAGAGAATGAACCTGTGAAAACAGAATATAATTTCTCCAAGAGTCCCCATCTCCTTACTAAGGATGAAAAGGTATGCCGAACTTATAAGAAATACAATTATAAGAATTAGAAGATAAAAAGCTTCTAAGATAACATATGAAAAGAGCTGAAGCAGTTTGTTTTGATGAATCTGGTTTCCTGGATGAAGAAGTATTTCAGGTTATTGAACCATATACAGCTCAGGATAAGAACTTTAAAATGGGTGGAAGTGTAAATGTAACTACTCTTCCTAAAGAATTGCCTAACCAATTACTCTACACTTCAAGCGCCAGCACTACTGATTCTTACTTTTATAAAAAGTATAAAGAATACAGTAAAGCTATGATCTGGGGTTCCAAAGACCATTTTGTAGCAGACATCAACTGTGAGATTATGTTTAATGCTACATATAGAGGTAAGATTTATCCAGCATCTCTGTTAACCAAAGAAAAGGTTGACAATGCAATGCGTGAGAATAAAGAAAAAGCTCTTCGTGAGTATTACAATATATTCACTTCTGATGGCGGTGCAGATGCCATCTTCAAACGTTCTATGATAGTAAAAAATTCTACTATCCGTCCCCCAATTATGTTTAATGATACAAAAGACAGACTTTTTGCCTTAGCATATGATCCAGCTAGATCTATGGATAACTCTTTTGTTCTTGTTGGAGAATATTATAAAGATTCTTCAGACAATTGGAGAATGCGTATTGCTAATGGTATTAATTTTATGGATCTTAGTAAAAAGAATAAAACTCCTATGCGTACGCCTGAACAGGTCAAGAAATTGAAACAACTAATCCTTGACTATAACGGTGATGGAGTCGATGACTATACAAACATAAGTAATATCTTTATAGATGCTGGTTCTGGTGGTGCCGGTGTTAATATTGCAGATTATCTTATGGAAGATTGGTATGAAGAAGGACATGAAGGTGAACAGAAATATTTACATAGAGGTCTTATAGATAAAGAACAGTCGTCTGATTATGTCAAAAAATTTCCTAATGCTGTAGATAAAATTAAATTATTACCGCCTACTATGTATAAATCTATTATCTATGAAGCTGCTATTGAAATGATGAGACTTGATCTCATAGATTTCACTGCTGAGTATGATAATAAAGGATATTTAACAATGCTAGATATAGACGAAAAAGAAATGGCAAAAGCAAAAAAAGATTTAATTGCTAAGTATAAAGATAAATCTATGTCTAAAGGTGAATTAGATCGTTTAGTTGAAGAAGAACTTCAAGAAAGAAATTTGGCCTCAACTAAAATTTATAAACTATCTCCTGATGAGGAACTTGGTCTAGTACAGATCGACTCGCTAAAGGAGGAAATGGTTAATATGGTACGAAAGAAACGAGAATCTGGTAAAGATGGCTTTGAACTGTCTACAGAGAAGCAAAACAAATTGCATGACGATCGTTCGTATTGTTTCTCAATGCTCTGTTATGGACTCTCAGAACTTCGTAGAGAACATATTAAAAATAAGAAACGTCCCAAAAAAGAAAATATAGCTGCTGCTATGCCTATTCGTAAAGGTGTAGTAAGAAAAATGTTTAGTTAGGAGGTGAGACATTGGCTATTAAAGAGGAAAAAACAACTCAAGAGATAAAAAATTATGCTCTAAAACAGCAAGCTTTACAAGAGAAATTCGCTCAAGTAAAGCAAGCTGTACAGCTTATTGATTTAACTAAAACGGAAACAAGAACATTTACTGTGTTTAGTAAAGATAAACTGCGACAGTATATGCAGAACCCTAAGACCAATGAATCTAACCTTCGTAATCTAAGCAGATTCTTATATAGAGTTTCTCACAATTATAGAAGACTTATCTCCTATCAGGCAGAAATGGTAGATTTAACAGCTCTCAATGTTATTCCTCAGATAGATTTTACTGAGGATACACATGATGATGAGAAAATAAAAACCAGTTATTTCAATACTTTAGTACAACTTGATAAAATGAATATGCAGTCAGAGATTCTAAAATGTTTATTAATCGCATGGCGAGAAGATACATTTTATGGTTACACATATGAAGATGATTCCGGTTTTTTTATTTACCCTCTTGATGGAGATTATTGTAAAGTATCTTCCGTAAATTATGATGGTACTCTTAATTGTGCTTTTGACTTTAGTTATTTCAGAAGTCATACAGCCGACTTGGAATACTGGGATTCTGAATTTAATTCTAAATACAATTCTTTTCAAAATGATAACTCTCTTCGTTGGCAGGAACTGGATCCAGAAAGAACTTTTGTAATAAAAGTTAATATTGATGATCCAACACTCAATATGCCGCCTCTTTCCGGTTTGTTCGAACCACTTATTGATCTTATTGATCTCCAAAGTATTCAGTCGGTAAAAGATGACTTATCAATCTATAAACTTTTGGTTGCAAGATTAGAAACACTTACTAACTCTGACGAACCAGATGATTTCTCAGTAGATATTGACACAGCCATTGAATATTATAATAGACTAGTTGAATCTCTCCCAGATTGTGTATCTGCAGCTATCTCCCCTCTTAAAATTGAACCTATAGAGTTTCAAGGTGACCAGACTCAAGATGTTAATAGAATTGCCACTGCTACTTCGAATTTATTTAAAAATTCTGGTGGTGCACAGATTCTTGATAATAACAAAGTCTCAGGTACGACAGCTTTTACTGCTGCTATTCTTTGTGACACAATGATGGCTATTAAAACTGTCCTTCCACAGATAGAAGAACGAGTTAATAGATATCTTACTTTTGCTATTGGTGATGATCATGCTAGAGTAAAATATTTTGAGGTATCTCCTTATACAAAAGCTTCTAAAAAAGAAGAACTTATGAAATCTGGAGAACGAGGTGTGCCAGTAAAGCTAGCCGTTGCTGCTCTTGATGGCATCTCACCTCTTGAAGCTTTATCTATGGATTATCTTGAAAATACTGTTTTAAAACTTCACGAAACATGGATTCCTTTTAGTACTTCTTTCACATTGAGTGGATCTGCCTCACAGCAAGTTATTGATGGTAAAACAGATGATACAAAAGGTGGAAGACCTCAATCTGACAACCTTACAGATGAAGGTGAAAAAAGTAGAGAATCAGAAAAGTCCAGCGAACAGGAGGGATAATAGATGAACAAACATTTTATCCGAACTGCTGACCAGGAAACAGCAAGTATTTTAAAATCTATTGGCTTTCCTCAGGTCGGCTATACTAAAGGTATCTATACATTTGCAAATTGTTCATCTCTTTCTTTTGCAAATGTAAATATAGATATAAACAAGCTAACTTATACCGATATTTATTGTGCAAGTTAGTACTCCTCTTCTATGAGGATAAAAATACACAATAGAAAGGAGGCTAACATGAAGAAAAAAGTACTTACATTAGATGATCTCTATTCTTTTTTTGAACAGAGGAATCAGACAACTGTATTCAGTGCCAAAGAGTCTGGATATAATATTGCAGTTCAGGTTCCGGCAAAATTTGAATTAGAAGATTCTGATGAAGATGATGGTTTTTTACGAACTAAATTCAAAGTAAATCATTTATATGAAAATAGAAATAAATCTTATATATCTGAAGAAGCTCAGTTAGAAGCTTTACCGTCTTTACACTATAGACCAGTTCTGGCCGCTATTACCACTTTATCTGATGGAACTACTGATTTTACTTCTCATGCTATGGAATTTGATGATGAAGGAAACATTACATACATTGAGCAACCTATTGGTGTTTTTGTCAATCCTGAAGGATATCATCTTGAGTATGATAAAGAACATGATAAAACATATGTTATTGCCGATGCGGTAATTTATAACGATTATTGTGCTCCAGCATGTGAAATTATTCAGCGTAAACAAGGAAGTAAAGTAAGTTGTGAATTAAGTATCTCAGAACTCTCTTTTGACACTAAGGACAAAGTGCTTCACTTAGATAAATTCAGATATAATGGTGTAACTTGTTTAGGCACTGATCCTATCACCGAGAAACCCGTTGAAGAAGGTATGGAGGGTGCCAGATTAGATATTGCTGATTTCAGTGAAGAGAATAATAGTCTTTTTACTAATACAGAAGAAAAATTACTAAAGGTTATTCAGTCTTTGCAGGAGACTCTTGCTAAGTTTGAAATTGAAGAACCAACGAAAGGAGGAAACCAAACGTTGAAACTCAATGAATTATTAGAGAAATACTCTAAAACTGTTGAAGACCTTGACTTTGATTATGAGTCTATGTCCGATGAAGAGTTAGAGGCTAAGTTTGCTGAATTATTCGAAGGTACAGAAGATCCAGACGAACCGGTAAAAGAACCAGTTGCTGATCCGGAAGCTGATCCAGAATCAAATGACAATTCAGAGTTTAGCAATAAAAAAAGATATACAAAAAAAGAAAATGGTAATACTGAAGTTACTTTTGAAATTAGTCATGAAGATGTAAGAGGTGCATTATATACTCTTCTGTCTACTTGGGAAGAAAATGATAATGAATGGTATTTTATTAATGCTACATATGATGACCATTTTGTATATAGCAACTGGGATGAAAGTAAAATTTTCCGTCAGGGCTATACAAAAGATGGTGATGCAGTATCTCTCTCAGATGAAAGAACAGAATTATTTAAAGAGTATCTTACACTTTCAGAAAAAAGTGAATTAGAAGAACTCAGAAGTAACTATGCTGCTCTTCAGAATAAAATTAATGAGTACGAATCAAAAGATAAAGAAGCTGTTCTTGGTGCTGAAATTTACACTGAACTGAAAAATAGAGAAGATTTTAAAGAACTGATCAAAAATCAGGCTATCTACAGTGTAGAAGAAGTACAGACAAGAGCCGATGCTATTTTAGGTAAATATGTTAAAGAAAAAGGCACTTTCAACTATCAGCAGAAACCTAGTGCTATTGGTTTTACTGAACCTAAGAAAGCTAAGAAACCATATGGAAGTTTATTTAAGGATTGAGCTATCAAATAGCTCTTTTTTATTGCCTAAAAATATTTAAAGGAGGAAATAAAAATGGCATCTAATTTTCAGAAATTTATGGCCACTGCTGAAAAACACGCTGTTGCTGGTAGCTCTAAGCTGAAAGCTACTATTGCAGGTCATATTTATAACATTCAGATTGAAGAAGATCTGGACAACGGATCAATTGTTGCAAAAGGCGATTATATCAAACCGGAGACTTATAAAGCTAAAGATTCTACTGGTTTTGCTGGTGTAGTACTGGATAAAGCAGCTAACGGAAATTGGTATGTAGAAGTTAAAACACCAGGAGATGCTCTGTTACTGCTCCAGGTACCAATGTTATACGAAGAGTATACTACCGCTCTTAAACATGAAAGTAATTTCTATAACGCAAATGGTGACATCGTTCGAGCATATGAGCTTTATGTAGGTGATGTGTTTGAAGTATCATCTGAAGGATTTAGTGGTACTCCTACTAAAGGTGCAACTGTAACTGTAGCAGACAAAAAGCTGACAATTGGTTAATGAAAGGAGGAATACATAATGAAACTTAATTTTTCAAGTAATGAAGTAAGAAATATTTTTGCTGAAAATGATTATGCAGAGTACTCCCAGCTTATGTTTGACACAGCTAAGGGAGAAGAAAAAGTATCTACAAAAGATGCTAATAATAAAATCAGAGAGATTATGTTCTCTGTACTTGGAGTAGATGAAAACTGCTCAAGAAAAGAACTTAGAAAAGCTATTCGTAGACATAAAATTGATGTATTTGAAATTATCGAAGAGACAGTAGAGAATCTGCTTGTTTCTGGTTGGGGAGAAAACCCATTCTTCAATGAATTTGTAGAAATCAAATCTATGGCTGACGGTGATACTAATGAGTTCTATGTACCGGATGAAGTTATTCTGACAGTGTCTGAGCTTTCCGGTAACCATCATGACCTTGACAATAATAGGGTCCGTATAGCGTAAGCTGTATGAAAAAATATGCATTTAATTGCTGGAAAATCCTAAAGCTATTCAAGCTACAACATAATACCGCATGGGTATAAATGTGAATGCGACGAAAGTAGAAAAAATTGAATAGATAGTGCATGGTTAAATCCTAAACACTTTGATAGTGGACAATCAGCAGCTAAGACCGAAAGGTAATGTTCAACGACTATCCCTTTGGTGAAGAGATTCACAACAGGAGTACGGCTCAAGTGAGTGGGTGAGAACCCCTTAAATGGAAATGGTGCGCTCGGTATATCCGGGAAAAGATATAGTCTGTTCTCATATGAAAGTATGAGGAGCTATGCTCGACAGGGTTAACGCCCCTATAAAATTATTTTCCAAAATATAAATTGAAATGAGATGAATAAATGCAAAAAGATACATTGATATCTGGTATTTATTGCATTGAAAATTTATCAACGAATAAAAAATATATTGGACAATCTGTAAATATCTCTGAAAGATGGAAAAAACATATTAGCGAATTAAATAATGGGCTGCATCATAATGATTATTTACAAAAAGCATGGAATAAATATGGCATCGAGAATTTTAAATTCTATGTTTTAGAATATTGTCCTATTGATAAATTAAACGAAAAAGAGATTTATTATATAGACTACTATGATACTCTTAATAGAGATAAAGGATACAATTTGAAATCAGGTGGTCAAGATCATAATTCTTATTCTACAGAGTCTCGTCATAAGATGAGCGAATCTGTAAAAAAGTCTTACTTAAATTCAAATCTAAAATCAATTCGAAGTTCTGATGCAATAAATCAGTGGAAAAATCCTAAAATAAAAGAAAAAATAACAGGTAAAAACAATGGCATGTATGGTAGACATCACACTGAGGAAGCGAAAAAGAAAATAGCTGAATCAAAAATAGGTAAACCATCAAGCAGAAGAAATACCACTCCTGTTTTTTGTATTGAATTAAATAAAGAATTTAAAGATGCTGCAGAAGCAGCAAAAGAATTATCACTTGATAGTTCTGCAATATTAAAAGTCTGTCGCAAGCAGAGAAAAACTTGTGGCGGTTATACATGGGAATTTTTAAATATTGGAAAATAATATAAGTTAAACATTAAGTATTAGACAGCGTCTGGCAGAAGGACAGACATTCTCTGTTAGAACTTCATGGTATGGAATCAAGATTTATGCAGAATATGAGCTGTTTATGGCAGGTCGTATTGACTGGGCTGGATTCGTACAGAAAATCTATGAAGCTTTTGACAAGAAAATTAACGATATGGTATATGCGGCTGTAATGGCAGCAGGTGAGAAGGTTCTCCCGTCTACACAGTTTAATAAGACAGGTACACTTGCAGCAGCTACAAAAGATGAGTTTATGACTCTGATTGAAGATGTACAGATGGCTACAGGTGATGAAGTAGTTGTTATGGGTACCAAATCTGCTCTTGCAAAACTTTCTGCTATGGAAGATATTACTTGGGTATCTAATGCAATGAAAGATGAAAGACACACTACAGGCCGTTTAGGTATGTTTGAAGGTATTCGTCTTGTTGAAATTCCACAGAGATTTGCTAACAATGACACAAGTAAAAAGTTAGTAGATAATACTAAACTTCTGATTATGCCAGTAGCTGATAACAAATTTATCAAGATCTACAATGAAGGCGACGCTCAGATTAAAGAAGTATCTGATGGAAATACAAATATGGATAAAACTATTGAGTATGAATATCAGATTAAAATGGGTGTGGCCACAATTATTGGAAAGCGTTTCGGAGTTTGGACACTTAAATAAAAAACTATTTAAAGAGGTGGAATTACCACCTCTTTAACTGATTAAAAAGGAGTAATAACATGGCAACAAGAAGAGCTGCAACAAAAACTGTTGCTACTACTGAAAATACTACAAAGGAAACAGCTCCTGTTAAAACTACTAAAAAGTTTGAACAGAACGAACTTATTGAATGTCGTTCTTTAGTGCAGGGAACATTATTTATGCCTGGTAAACAAAGTGATATCCTATACCGTTGGGATGGATATGGAGATGTTCGTGAAGTAGAATATAGAGATTTGTACTCTCTTAAATCTAGCCGATCCCCATATATTTATGATCCATGTTTCCAGATTGAGAATGATGAATTATTAGAAGATCCTAGATGGAAAGATGTAAAAGATCTTTATGATAATCTTTATGATGCTTCTGATATTAATCAGTTTCTTGCTCTCTCACCAGCTCAGTTTAAGAAAGCACTTGCTGAAGTTCCTAAGGGACTTAAAACAGCAATTAAAATTGAGGTAGCAACTAGACTGGATAATGGTACATTTGATTCTATTCAGAAAGTACGTGCTGTAGATGAAATTTGTGGTACAGAGTTAGAAAAAATGATTTAGGAGGTGTTCTATGACCTCTTATGAAACAGTATTTAAACGATTTGAAAATAAAGTCGAAGATATAAAAGTATTAAAATTAGCGTCTGATGACTGGACTGAATTGTGCTTAGAATGGCTAAATAGTGCTATTGCAATGATTGAATTAGACCAGTTAAAAATAGAACATGATTTAACGAAAAAAAATGATGTTCTGTTCGAATTCGAGGACACCCTTACTAATGGTGAAATAGAAGTCGTTGCTTTATATATGGTCGTTGCTTGGTATGATATTCGTTTGAATTCTTTAGAGCATACTAATATGTTTTATGGTTCAAAAGATGAAAAATGGACCAGCCAAAAAGAACATGCCAATTATATTATGAGCATTCAAAAGAAATATAAAAAGGAAGCCAGAAAATATTTTAGGAATCACTCTTCCAGAAGTAATTCTTATCTGGATGGTGATCAGAATGAAGTATAAATATGGAACTTTTAATGACAATCAGTTCTCTGATTATATAGAATTACTACATAATAAAATTCATTGGCTTTTAATCTATCAAGAAAACTCTTATCCAAAACTTGACAATTATTTTAATAACTTGCAATTATATATTGCAGCATTAGCTGAATTAATCCCATCACCTTATATAATTGATTTGGCTAATACAATAGAATGCGCCAAACTTGAATTTAATAATCCTAATTTCAACCATCAAAAATATAGAAAAATAATTTTTGATGCTCATTCTATCATAGATAAAATAGGTGATAACCATGAGTGATATTTTCAAAAAAAGAATGGCTTTATGCGGTAATACTGTATCAGACAGTATTCGTACTCAGTCAGACGAAATCATGCAGAAAACTTTCACCAATGACTTAGGTTACAGACAATGTAAGCTATATTCTAGGACTATGGAATACTTAGAAGATGTTGAAATCAAATATCAGTATTCTCAAACCTATACAATCAATAAGGACCAGGTTGAGTATCTGGCTCAATTCAGACCTGGCTATTTCCCTGAAAAAAAATATATGGACCAAGATAGTATTGAACGTTTTGGTTTTTATCTTGAAATACCGGATAAGAACACAGGTGTTCATGAGCTATGGCTTATTTTAGGGAAGAATGATAAAAACTCTTTCATAAGATATAACATTCTTAAATGTAATTGGATGTTTAAATGGATAAAGAATAAACAAATTTATAGTTGTTTTGGTGTATTAAGAAACCGCAACAACTACAACAGTGGCGTATGGAGCGATGGTTTCTTTACATCAGTAGATAATCAGTCACAGTTTATTGTCCCTACTACTCCAACTACGCAAACAATTGATTATAATGATCGTTTCATGTTGAGTGATTCTATGATTAGGCCTTTAGTTTTTGAAGTGTCAAAACTAGAAGATACGTTCCCATGCGGAGTAACTAAAGTAACGCTTAAACAGGATCATTTCAATAAAGTTACAGATAATGTTGAATTAAAAATATGTGACTATTATGACTCTCCGGTTATTCCTCAAGAGCCAGAAATAGAGGACATTGTTTTATCATGTTCAGGTACTAATAGAGCTTTACGTGTTGGAGGCTCTAAAAGAACTATTTCAGTTGCGAGTGATATTAAAGATAAATCTGTCATTTGGTCTTATGAGTTCAATGGAAACAAATTATCTGTAGAAGAATTATCTAATGACTTTGAAATCTCTGAAGGTAAGAATACGTTAAGTATCAAAGCTTTGTTAAATTATAATAATTTAGGAAAAGTAATAAAGATTATTGCTACTCTTCCAAATAAGCAACCATCTTCTATTGAATTGGAGGTGATGCGATGAATCAAGAGCGTATTGATAGATTATTTTCTTGTAGAAATGAACAGGGATTTGACAGTATTTCTTATGATAAGAGAAAAATCTTAGAGGATTTATACAAAGATTCAGATATTATTGAAATCTTAAATAATAAAGAACTTCAAGCAGTTAATGCATGTCCGGAAGATTATTATAATGTAAATATTTATTCTTTTTTAAAGATTCCAGATGCACAAAGTAAAGTCAAAAACTTTATTTGTTTTGAAGTAAATGACACTGAAATTGTATACTCAAATAATATTATGGTTTCTAAACAAATTATTTTTAGAACTATAGCTCACCAGGATGATGTCAGTACTATTTGGGGTATTGATCGACAGGATTTACTAGCAGCTTTAGTTAAAGAAAGATTTCAATGGTCAAACATATTAGGTACGCAGTTAATAAAAACATATGATTCTGGCAAAGTGGCTGAAAATGGTTATTACTATAGGAATATGTATTTTGAACAGACTGCTCCGAATGATATTCAAAATAGGCTTAAGAGTAATCGCTTAGATAAGTTAGGTCGTGATTATTATGGATAAACTTCTCATTTATTTAGGTGAGAATCTTAAAATTAATGATCAGATTACTATTTATCAACCTTCTATTCTTGATATAGCTAAATATGGAGAAAATCATTATTTTAATGTAGTTTATAAAATATGTTCTATACCTTCTGATTATAAGTCTGAGTTGTGGGATCTTGGTTATAACTATAGTAAGTTGGATGATTTTGATTTATTCATACTTCTTACTCGTGATATAGGTGTTGAAGATACCTGTCTTCTTTTAGGTGATACTATTTCATTGAAAGATATGACACCTTTAGTCGATCCGGAAACTCATAATATAATGCTTTGTGATGAAAATACTGAATTAATAATTACTCGTGATATATACATAGAAATGATATCTTTCATTCGTGAGATGCACAATATTCATCCTAAGCGTGAACGAGCCGCAAACAAAGAAACCTTACAGCTATTAGTAGATGAAGATAGAAGAAAAAAAATTCAAAGAGTAAAAGAAACTTCTCAAGAACCCTCTCCGGGTTCTTTTTTATTGCCTTTAATTTCATCTATGGTAAATAGTCCTGGTTTTAAATATGACATTAACAGTCTTAAAAGTCTTGGAATCTATGCATTTTTAGATTCTGTTCAAAGGATTCAGGCCATTAATACTGCTGCCTCCATCTCTGCAGGAATGTACAGCGGAATGGTTGATATGTCTAAGAATCCAAATCTACTTAAACAATTAAATTGGTTGCGTGACTTATCTAATGAGTACTCCTCTTCGAGCAATGTACGAGTCACTAAAACCGAATAATAAATCAAGGAGGAAAATATTATGGCAAATTTTGATTCTCTGGTTATTGATAGAGTCTTAGAAATTGTTGGTGAAAATAGCGATGGAGATTTACTCTATCTGTTAAACAATTTATCTAATGTTTCTATTAATACAACTTCTGAAAGTAAAGATAAAACAGATGCTCTTGGTGTACTGATTAAGAGATTCTATACATCCAAATCTGTAGAAGTATCTGCTGATTGTAACTTACTTTCATTCTCTATGCTGTCTCAGACATTTGGCACAGATAAGATTATTGCTTCAAAAGAATCTAAGATTCTTGCACCAAAAATCTTACATATTGATACAACTGGCATTAAGGAATATACAATTCCTGAAAAGCTGAAACCGAAAGCTCCACTTACAAAGCTTTATGCTCTGGAAGCAAACGGCACATTAGGAAAAGCTTATACTGCTTCTACTACTGCTGCTCCATCTGCAACTGAATTTGTATATGCTGAGGACAGTGGAAAAATCACTCTTCCAACTGGAGTAACAGGTACTCTTATTGCTAAATACGAGTATGAAACAGAAAACGGTGTTAAGGTTACTAATGAGTCTGATAAGTTCCCGACTACTTCTTCTATTACAATGAAAGTTCTCGTTGCAGACACATGTTCTGTAGATGTAGTTCGTGCAGCTTATATCGTATTCCCAAGTTTCCAGGTATCACCAGATTGCGATCTGACACTTGAAACAGATAGTACAATTACATTCTCTGGTGTAGCTCAGAGAGATTATTGTCAGACAGGTTCTCCGCTGTATTACATTGTAATGACAGAGGACGACGTAGAGGAGTAATCCTTAAGTTGTTATACCCCGGTTCATCCGGGGTATTTCTAATGAGAAAAAGGAGGAATACTCAATGAAATCAAAACCAAGAATTTGTGTAACTTGTGGCACTACTTATGAGTATTGTCCTAAGTGTACTAAAGATGCAGATAAACCTGTTTGGATGGTAGCTTTTCATACAGAAGAATGTAGAAAAGTATATAACATTATTGCTAAATACAATACTGGTGATGTGACCAAAGAGGATGCAAAAAAAGAATTGGCTGATGCTGTTACTCATAAAACAAGATTTACTAAACCTATTCAGGATAAAGTAAATGAAATTATGAAAGAAGAACAGCCTAAAGCAAAAACTAAAAAAATAGTGACGGAAAATTAAATATTTTATTGAGGGGAAAGCCGCACTATTTTTGCAGTTTCCCCTTATTTTTTTCGGAGGAATTAAATGGAGATTGTAATACCTAACTTAAAAGGAGTTCCTTATGATCCGGTTCAGGCAGTGAGAATTATAGACCCACAGCAAATGAAACTTTATTTAAAGCATGGGCTAAAGCCTTTAGATGTTTATTATAGTCCTGATGTGATTGTAATGGTGTTTGATAAGAAAGAAAGTTATCCGTATTACAAAGAATATCAAAATCATACTTTGGAGTGATAACGTGAGGAACTATAAAAAAAGATCTAAATATGGTGTCGATCAAACTACTAAAGGTAAACAGAATCGTACTGTTATAGATAGAAAAACAGAAAAAGAAGTATGTTTCGATTCTCTATTAGAGAAAAGATTTTATGAAGACATCGTATGCGCTGGATTGGACTCTGGTGAAATTGTAGATTATGAATTACAAAAAAAATATAAATTGCAACCGTCTTTCAGGCATAATGGAAAGACTATACGTGCAATAGATTATGTTGCTGACTTTTGGGTCAAATACTCAGATGGAAGCGAACGTGTCTACGACACTAAAGGTGGAATGGTTGATCCTTCTGCCAAGATTAAACGGAAACTGATGTATTATATCTATCCTGATTTGGACTATGTATGGATCACTCATACTAAGTCTACTGGTTGGATCGATTGGGATGAAAATGAAGCTTTAAAAAGAGCAAGGAAGAAAGAGGGAAAAAAGGATGGAAATTAATATTTTAGAATTTGTAAAAGAATATAAAGAGAACCCAGTAGGGGCTTTAGAAAAACTTGAAGTTGAAAATTATGTGCCGTTTGCTACTAAACGAGCACTTATAGATACAGTTATTGAAAGTATTATTGAATATGATACTTCTCTTCTTACATACGAACCAATGAATAAGCATTTAAACTTTTCTCTGACATGTGTGGTTATCTATACTAATCTCACCTACGAAGACGAAGAAGGCCTTGATGCTTATGATGCCTTAGTATCTTCTGGTCTTTTAGATAAAATTATTGAAATGATTGGTGTTGATTATGGAGATATGGTCGCTATGTTTGAAGAAACACTTTCTGCTCGTATTTCATTTACTAACTCTATGTCTAATAGATTAAGTGCATTATTTGGAATATTAGAAAATGTTTTTAAAGAAGCTACTCCGGAACAGTTAGATTATTTACGAAAGTTGGCTGATGTAAAAGATGGGGACAATTCCACAGTTAAGAAAGCTGATTGACCAGGGAATAACTATTGGTTTACAGCAGTTTGTTAATGACTACAAGCCTAAGATGGAAAGAGATGCACAACAGTCAGAAGAAAAATATTATAATGACTATTCTTCTTGGGCGGATGGTTATAGACTTTATGATTTAAAAAATATTCATACAATTACAGGCTTTGCTTATAGTCGAAGTGCAGAGCTTAGAGCACGATTTGATTCAAGCCATATGTCTGGAGGACATGGCATATGGGAACCATTGGAAGGTGATCCAGAAATAGTTTTTTCTTGGGGATTTGAAACAGGTAATCATGGATTTCGTAAAAAAATAACTCCTATCAGAAATTATTGGGAACAATATTTTCGTGCTAGAAAAATGCATGCCAAAGGGCAAGCAACAAAATTCGTTATCAGCGGATTACATTCTGTTGGTTTATAAAGTGAGGTGAGAAAATGGCTGATTATATAATAAACGTTGGTGTAGAAGTTGAAGACAGTGCGCTAAATGCATTAGAAACACGAATTAATTCTTTAAAAGAGAAGCACATTAAACTAGGTGTGGAATTAGGTAATACTAAACAGTTAACTAAAAATGCACAGACAGCGGTAAAAACAATAAGTAAAGCAACTGCCAAAGCCGCTAAAAATACTCCTGTTATTAAAGGATCTAATCTTGTAGAACAGATGGTCGATCCCGAAAAAGCTTTAAAATCTATGGCTAATACAGCCAATAAGCTGTCAAAGTATCAGGGTAAGCTTGATCTAGGAGAAGTAAAACTTTCTGTAAATCAAGGAATTATGGGAGAACTTGATGGACTTTTAGCCAAACTTAATGAAATAAAATCTACAGCTAAAAACATGGGCTCTATTAAGCTTACTGTTGGAGACAATATAAAAACTAAAGACGGTAAAATAGTTGTTGGAGAAACTACTAGTTCTTCTAATACTGCAAGATCTGCAGGTATTACTCTTAGACAAGCTCAAGCTGAAATTAAGAGAAATATGAAGACAATAGGAACCCTACAGGAACAGTATGTAAGTGGGATTATTGATGAAAGTACTTATAAACAGTCAAAGAGAACTATAGGACATAGAAATTCTCAGCTAGCTAGACAGATACAAAATCAAGGTACTGCTTCTGATTGGGTTACTTCTGCATCTGACATTCGAGGAGCACAGGCTAAGAATCAAGAAGCATACAAAGCAATGACTCAGAGTGCTTCAGAATACGACAAAGTTATCACTAATTTGGGTGAGAAACAGAAGACATTCAATAAAATGGCTCAAGTATATAATCCTAACAATGGTAAACCATTAGATAAAACTCTAGGACAAGGTTATGATGAAAGATTAAAATCTTTCAATGATACATATGAGCAATTAAAAAAATCTCGTGATAGTCTTGCGACTCTTACTGGAGACGAAAGAGACACTGAGCAAGTACGTTTTGCTGCTCTCCACTCTGAAGCCAATCGTCAAGCTAGGTATCTCGGTAATACTAATCAGTTTTTCTCACGTACTCCAAATAGATATAGCCGTTCAGAATATATTGGTACAGATTTAGATCCAGCATCTGATAAGGTCCGTCTTAAGATGGAACAAATGTCAGCAGATCTGGCAAAAGGAAGCAAATACACAACAGAGTTTAATGCAGCACAAGGTAAAATGTATGCTACTATTGATAGAGGGTCTGGTGTATTTGAAAAATATCAATTAGCATATAAAAATGGTCCAGGTAATATTGACCAGTCTCTTACTAAAGTTACACAAAGTGTAAAACCTTTATCTAGTTATCTTTCTGAAATGGGACAAAAGTTCCGTAGTCTTAGCCAGTATCTTGTAAGCAATTTTGGATTCCAAGCATTAACAACAGGTGTCAGATCCGGTGTTGAATCAATAAAAGAATTAGATTCAGCGATGACTGAACTTAAGAAAACATCAGATGGTACAAAACAAGAATATAGAGCCTTTACTACTCAGGCTAGAACTGATGCCAAAGACATTGGTAGTACAACCACTCAGATTACTAGTAGTGCTGCTGATTGGAGTAGATTAGGTTATAGTCTTAAAGATTCTCAGACTATGGCTAAGAATACAGGTATTCTTAAAAATGTATCTGAGTTTGCAGATATTAATGAAGCAACTGATGCTATGGTAGGTATCATGCAGGCTTATAACTATAAACCTGATGATTCTATGAAACTTATTGATCAGCTTAATCAAATAGGAAACAATTTCTCAATCAGTACATCAGACTTAGCAAAAGGTTTACAGATATCTGGTTCAGCTCTTGAAGTTGGGGGTAATAACATTGAACAGTCTATGGCATTGATTACGGCCTACAATAGTTCCATACAAGATGTAAGTCAGGCTGCTCGTGCTGCTCGTACTGTTTCTATGCGTATGCATGGTGTTGATGCTGAAACTCTATCAGCGGAAGGTGAAGATATAGAAGGTCTTATTGATACTGTTCCTAAACTTGAATCAGAGATTAAATCTTTAACTGCCGTTAACGGTAAGGCTGGCATTTCTCTCACTGATGCTACTGGAAGAGTAAAAGATGACTTTACATTTTTACTTGATTTGGCTGGCAGATGGAAAGAAATTGGTCAAGCTGATATTGAAGAAGGAACCAATAGGCAGAGTAAAATTCTTGAAGATCTTGCAGGTGAATTTTTGCCTGAAATATATAGCAATATATATTTAAGAACATATTTAATTGCAAGGGCAGCTTAAAGCTTTACACCACAATAATCAGGAAACTAGATTATGAAGGTTTAAAAACGTAAAGATAAATGGCTTGTTTGCAGCGAAGTACCCTAACGTATCCCGTAGATCATACGGTACCTGAGTCGAGGGTAAACGTTCAACGACTAGATTCTTGTCGAGCTATAGACGAGAGAATAAAGGTGGAAATCCTGAATATCTATAGCAATAATCGTAGGGCGCAATCGCAAATGGCGTGGGTGAGAACCCCTTAAATCGAAAAGGTATGAGTCCCTCCGGGATTTAAAACATAGTCTATGCTTATATAAAAATATAAGATGTTATTTTGTATATAGAGGCATTTTATGAAAATAGATAAAGAATATGCAACTCAGTTAATGGACGAAGTTAAATGGTTATCAAACCATGGAATAAAGTACACTTTCGTAAAAGTAACTGAAGAAAAAATTACAATATATAAATACAAGAAAACGTCAGAGCTATTTAATAGTCTGGCGCTTTTTTATAGTCAAAAATAGAGAGGAAAATATAGAGTGAAGAAATTAACTGAAGAAAAAATTCAACAAATGGTTGATTTATACAATGATGGAAATAATTTTACAGAAATAGGAAAGATAATTGGTTTGTCTGCCGATACTGTAAGCAAATACTTAAAAGATAGAGTTAAGAAACGTGTTGGATTATTAGACCGTTATACTGAAGAACAACTACAAGATATTTGTAAAATCTATAAGGATAATGGAATTTCTAAAGTTCAAGAAAAATATCCAGAATTAACTAAAAATCAGGTATATAGAATTGCCAGTAACCGCAAAGAAAGAAAAGAGAATTATTTTTGGTCCGAACAAGATGTTAAAATATTAAAAGAAAATTACGGCAAACCTTTAAAAGAAATTCAAAAAATGTTGACAGATACTCATACAGTTAGAAGCATTGGTACAAAGGCTATTAAGTTAAATTTAACTCAAAGTAGAGAATGGACGGATAAAGAAATAGACATTTTTAAAAGATATTACTCTTCTGTTCCTTATGATGAATTTAAAAAACTACTGCCAAACCGTACATATAATTCAATTGTTAATATGGGACGGAAATTAGGAATTAAATCATATAATTACTTACAAGAAAAGTATAGTGATGATCAAAAACAGTTTATTATTGATAACTATAAAACAATGACTGATATTGAATTATCTGAGGCATTGGATAAACCTTTATCTGGTATACAAGAACAAAGAAGGAAATTAGGAATATATTATTTGAACAAAGATTATTCTGGATATGATAATTTAAGTAAATTCTTTCGTGGTCATATACAAGATTGGAAGAATGCCTCAATGAAAGCATGCAATTATCAATGTATATTAACTGGTAGTAAAGATTTTATAATCCATCATAAATATGGTTTTAATAAAATACTACAAGAAGCCTTTGAAAAAATGGATGAACAGAATTTGTTAAAATCTACTAATCTATCTGATTATTCTTTTGAAGAGTTATCTTCTATGCTTGATATATTTCAATGCATCCATAATAAATATCCGTTAGGTGTATGCATAAGAAAAGATATACATGATCTTTTTCATCAGTTGTATGGCTCCGGTGGCAATACAGAAGAACAATGGGAATCTTTTATTGCTAAGTATAGTAATAAATTAACAGCATAAATAAATACAAAATAACATAGACAATGGTTGCGACATTGTCTAAATATTACAGAAAAATCGTGCGAATGCATTAGCATCCCTCTTGAATAATAAAGATATGCTTGAGGATGTATATGATCAAGCAACAAACAACTATCAAGGTTCAGCTCAGAATGAGCTTAATACATACCTTGATTCTATCGAAGCAAAAACAACTAAGATCAAAGAATCTTGGTCACAGTTATGGCAATCAGAAGGTACTACTAATACTTTTAAAGGATTGCTTGATATTGGCAACGGTGCTGTAGGGCTCTTAAATGGTTTGGGACTTAATAAATCCTTAGCCGGAGTCGGCGGTATGCTTGTTAGCCATGCTATGAACTGGGGTGGGACAAATTATCAGTTGGTCCTTTAGAAAACGCCCCATGTAACCTGGTGGTGACACGGAACGATCTCATATGAGAAAGGGGTTACTAAGCAAACAACCGAAACTGTCTTTATTCGAAGGAATAGAGAAATGCTTTTAATTTAGCATTCAGGGTGAACCGAAGTGTATACTACTCCCCTATTACAGTAATGTAATAGGTATAGTAACAACGTATATATATGGGTGATCTGCAGCGAAGCTTCTCTCTGAGAAGAACGTTCATCGACTATAATGGGAACTTGGTTTCCGGATCAAGAAGGAATAGTCAGGACTGTTAGGCAGCTTACGCCGAATAAATTAAAGGGTAAATACATCTTACTCTCGTAAGCAATCTTACCTTATGTGCAAAGGTGATGTAAGCACAAATCTTTACTTTATTATTCTTCTATGCTATATTTCACATAGGAGGGTAAAACTATGATAATAAATAATTCTATCAGAACTTATGCACCAATTGCTCCGCCATATTTTGACGGATGCTTATTTATGAATGCAACTTATGAAATGCCAGAGGAACTGGCCAATTTGTTTACTAAAGGATTAGAATCCTTAAGCAAATATTTATATGAAAAAAATATTGATCCTACTAAATTATTTCCTGTAAGTCTAATATTTACAAAAGATGGCAGTTTTTCTGTCACCGAAAATGAAGCAACCACTTATGGAAGATGTATGTCTTTTTTAGTATACTCCATGGAACGGATAATTACATCTAACAATCAACACATGCAACTATTCGCATTTATTGAAGAATTAGTGCATTACTATTTTCAAGAAACAAATGAAACAAAAGTCAAACTAACTACTTTTTCTGTTGTTCAGAAAATATTCCCAGAAATAACTTTCGAGGAGGTAACATCATGGGGAGTAAATTGGAGCTAATGTTTATTAGCAAAGAGAAAAGTCAGATAATTGATTCTCCTGTTATAAGAGGTATTACTTGTGATACTTATAAAACATACTTACAAAATTCATCAAAAGAGCAAAAGACTATTCAGTCTCCTGCTCTTTCTTAGTATAATACGTACAATCTTCATTTTCAAAGTAAGGACATTCCTCTTCCTTGCACTCTTTATAAAGAGGACATTCTAATATTTCCATAATCTTTAAACCTCCATAGTATAGTTTTGAAAGCAGGTGTATTTAATGGATAAAAATATTTTTGATAAATTGGTTCCTGAATATGTTCAAAAGTTAAACTCAGATGAAGTTACAGATTTACTTATAGAAATCAGTAATATTGGCAGGACAAAATTTATCAGTAATTACCCAAAAGAAATTGCTGATCAACTTCCAGGATATGACCTATACGAATAATCTTTTCAGTTGTATTCAATGCAGTCGAGATTGTTAACTTTCCTATAGTATTATGCAAAGTGTTGGTGCACAGAAAGGAGAACTGCTGTGACAGTTCTCCTTCTATTAAAAATTTTAAAAAGAGAAATACATATGACGAAGTAATTAAATGATAAAGTAGAACATTATTAGCGATTAGTCAACTTTTTTATTCTTGTATTGTCTTTTCATCATTCCGGTGATAAATTTGACTTTCTCATCAGATAATTCTGGATGGTTGCAAATTTGATCAACGGTATGATTTTTCGAGTTATAATATAGACCAGCTAATATTACAACAAGTAAAAGACTACCAAGAGATATTATTATTCCAGTATTCATATTCTTCTTTTCACCCCCTTCCCTTATAAATTTCTTTATTGGGGAAGTGTATTGCCCAGAACGGGCAGATTCTTCGTCCGCATCAACAATACAGAATGTATGCCAACACTTCTGCATGATCAAAAGAAATGATCAAGTATATTATCGTGCAGCGAGTTATAATGCAGCACCTATAACCATAATATACCTAGTAGTATAATAACAATATTCGACAACTTTGTATATACAGAACATTAGTTTATTATAATCAAAACTTAGCTCCGCATTGTCCACACTGATAAGTTTTACCAAGATCACCTGCTCCAAAAAGACCAAACAGACCTATCTTCATTGCTTTTCTTGTTCCAGTGATTTTCTTAAGATTTGTGCTGCCGCAAATTGGACACTTAGGCCCAGTAGAGAATTTCTGAGCATTCTGTTTGGCGTACCATCTGTCTGTTATCCTGTTTTGCTCTTCTACTCCTTCAGGAGATTCACTGTATTCTCTTTTTTCAACAGCTGCTTTACTGACCTCGGAATCTAGTTTCCCATAGAAATATTTCTCTCGGAGCATTTCATTAGATTCTTCTATGCTAGGATAATCACCATTATGGGTTTTTTTATACTCTTCTATTACTTCTGCATAGGACTTAGGGTCGTCTATACCTGTACCTATAAATTTTCCAACATTACATGACCAACATCTATCCCCGATTTCATTATTATCGGAACTACTTACATTACCGCATTTATTGCAAAATAAAAGTTCTCGCATAATTCCACCTTCTATATAGTTATTAAGATAAGCTATATTATATCACAGTATTCGGTTTTTGAAAAGAACGATCAAGGTGGAGTTTTACCAGAAACACGTTGGGACAGAAGAACAAGATTGTACAATGAAGGTCATGCGGAAGCAGTATCAAATTGGGATAAATATCAAAAAGATGAACAAGCATTAACAAATCTTAATAATGCACTTCAGAATAATGGTCAAACTATTACCGATAACGCAGAAAGACAGAAAATTGCTGATAAAACTCTAAAAAATGCCAGTGAAAGAGCGAAAGAATATGGTAACCAAATTGTAGCGAATACGAAAACTCTTAGTGATTTTAAGAAAGAAAATGAAGTAGAGGACCCTAATAAGCAAGTCAAACCTAAATTTACTGATGGGCTTAAAAGTTTTGCTTCTTCTGCGCTTTCATCAATTGGTAATGCTGTTATTTCTGCCGGTACAGCAATGATTGCACAACAATTAATCTCATGGGGACTTCAAGGTATTGATGCGATTATTCATTATGATGATAATATTATTGCTAAAGGTCAAGAAGCAAAAGAATCCATTCAATCCCAAACTAAAGCCTATGAAGACCAGAAAGCATCTCTTGGAGAACTTACTTCTAAATACACAGAATTGTCTAAAGGTGTAAAAATATCTGGTAATTCTATTAAAAATATTAGTCTTACAGACGATGAATATAAGGATTTCTTAGATACAAGCAATCAAATTGCTGCTGCCGCTCCTAGTCTCACACGTTCATGGGATTCTCAGGGCAATGCTATTCTTAATGCAGGAACTAATGCTGAGGATTTAAACACTCAGGTTAATGATTATCTAAAGCTACAGAGGAATCTTACTTATTATGATACAAAGAAAAATATTAGTGATCAGTATAAAGGGTATGAGACTGCTTTAGGAGAGAATAAGGGCAAACGAGACGAATACAAAAATGCATATGATGCAGCAAAATATAAAGTTGATTCTGTACAAAAATTTTCCGATATGCTTAAAAAGCATACAAAAGGAGAAGATACCATCACCTATACACTGGATCAAACTGCATATGATGCACTTGGTAATACATTTGGAAAAGCAATAAAAGGTTATAAGCAATCTGCGGATGGTCAAAAGATAACTCTTGAATTTGATGGTAAACAGTTAGATTTTCTTAATAATGAAGCTGCCAGTGTTTTAAACTCAGATAATAGCGAACTTCAAGAAGCTCATACTAATTTAGTTAATACTCAAGAATCTATAGATGCCTCTAAAAGAGAAATGGTTTCTTCTATCAAATCAATGGCAAGTACTATTGATTCTTTTGATAGCTGGGACGATCAAGATAAAGCATCAGAATTTCAATCACAGTTGAACAGTATGCTTAGTTCTTCAGACGGCACAAGACTGTTAGATAATTTTAAGCAGTCCGGCAAAGATATGGACACATGGCTTCGTAACAATGTAGTCAACCCTATGGCTACTGCTACTCCAGATCAACAGAAGCTTTGGTCTCAACTGTTTGAAATGGAACCTAAAGACCAGGAAACTGTAAGAGAATTTGCTGCAAGAAGAGATGATGTCCTTGAGTCTATAGCAGACATTTCTCAAAGCGATTTCTGGACTAAAGGTACTTTAGCCGAAGCTTTTGGTTTTGCTCATACTGAATACGATGAAAATGATAAGGCTTATACTGTTTGGGAGAATCAAGATAGTCTTAATAGGGTTAGAGATGCTCTGAAAGGAGTAAAGGCTAGTAAAACTAAAGGTGATGCCGAAAAAGTAAGAGAAGATCTAAAAAATGCTACACAAGATGAACTTGAAATAGCTGTACAGGTTATTACTGATAATAAAGATTTAAGTTCAATTGATGATTTTTATACGGCATTCGAAAAAGCTAAACAAGCAGCTAAAGATATGAGTGATCAGGCAGCCGTTTCTTTAGACTCAATGGAAACTAAAGTATCAACTGCTAAGTCTACTCTTTCTTCTATGGGAACTATTCTTACAGAGACTACTTCTGCAGGCGGAGTTTCTAAAGACAATGTTAAGATCCTTTCTACTGCTTTCAAAGATGTGAAAGACCCTCGTGGCATTGAGCAAAATGTTAATGATTTATTCACCACTACTTCTGATGGTATCAAACTAAACATAGATGCTTTGAAAACCTTTACGGAGTATCAGGCTGAAGCTACTGATGGAGATTTCGAAAAGGATATTAAGTTACAGACTAAAGCTATTAAGGACCAAACAGATGTAACAAACAAAGCAAAAAAAGCATGGAAAGAAGCTAGAGGAACTGAAGACGAAGATGATAAAAAAGCTGCCTATGATTCTGAAAAAGATAAATTAAAAGATGCTAGAAACGAATATTTATCTTATATGCAATCTCAGTCTGAATGGCAAGCAACTAAGAAACAGCAACAGGAACTTCTTTCCTATTATTCTCAGTGGCAACGTGCCCAGAGTACGGAGAATGCTGGAGATAAATATAATAACATTGTTGCCGGACTAAAAAATGCTAAAGATGCATATGATAAAGGTCTTGTAGGTACAGATGATTTTAAATCATTTGCTGCTCTTATTTCTCCTACAGGTTCAGATGATAGAGCAAACTTTGCAGAGAATTATGGTAAAGCTGTAAGATACCTCACAGAAGATAAGACAGGTGTTAATAATTTCTTAGCTGATCTTAAATCTAAGGGTATGGCATCTTATGATGATGCAAGTAAAAGATGGTCGTTTGACATAGATGATATGAGTAAAGCCGCTCGATCAATGGGAATCAGCAAAGAATTCATGAGTGCTAACTTCGGTCGTCTTCGTGATTATGGTATTGATAATAACTTTATATCATCTATAGAGGAAGGTATAGACAGAACTCAAGAACTTACTTCTGCCCTTTCAGATGAACAGAAACGACTCGAAGAACTGAAAAATACAGATAGTACTAACACTACTGCTATTTCTGCTTCTGAGGATAAAGTTAATAAATATAAACAGGATTTAAAAGAAACCTATGATAACATGGAGTCTTATTCAGAAGATGCTGCTCAAAATGCTATTGATAATTTCAATTCATCTGCCATGGGAGCGCAAGCCTACGAAGAAGAGATAAAAAGAGTTCAAAAAAATGATCAATTGACAAATGATCAGCGAAATGCAGCTATTAATCAATTAAAAGCTAAACAAGAAGAGCTAGCTGCTTCTGCCGGTACAACTGTTGAAGCTCTTTTAGGAACAGATGTATCTTCATTAATGGATGGCATCATAACAGATTCTGCTTCTGTTACTACAGCTCTTGATGGTATCAATAAAGCATATGAAGAACAGAACACAGATGTTACTTCTTTAGTAGACACTCTTGGAAAATATACTTCTGAACAGTTAGAAGGTATAGATTTCAATGATGGTAAATGGGACACTGAATTAGGTGATGCAGAAAAAGCTGTTGAATCTTTATGTGAAAAACTCGGTTTAACTAAAGACCAAGCTCGTTCTGTTATTGAGGCTTTAAAAGAAGCTGGTAAATTAAAAGATTCTGAGAAAAGTAGTGATTCCTCTAAAGAAACTACTAAGGGGTCTTGGGAGAAACCACAGACTGCTGAACAGATGGGATTAGGTGATGATCCTGACAGAGTTGCTGAATACACACACTCATTAGAAGCTCTTACTGCTGCCCATAAAGAAAACGATGCCGCTACTGAAAAGTCATTTGAAACCCTTTCTAAATATAACCGTACACAATTAGAGGGCATCAAATTAAATGATGGTGCTTATAATGTTGAGGGTATGGAACAGGCTGAGAATGCCATACAACAGTTAGCAGATAAGACTCAATTGTCCAAAGATCAGATTCTTACTGCTCTTGAAGGTCTTGGTGTTTTGAAAGTTAATGCTCCTACTATGGATGCGACAAAAGGTTTGGAAGATTTAGTTTCTGAGGCTAAAGATGCACAGGACGAATTGTCTGACCTTACTGGCAAAACATACACATTTGATTTTGATACTACTGATTTAGATACTGCTCATAAACAGGTAGCTGACCTGCAGGAAGAAGTAAATAAATATAGAGATCGTGATGGCAAATTCCATTCAGAGTATACTGGCGGAGAACAAGTGCAATCAATGTACAAAGCCGCTATTGCTCAAGAACAGAATGCTGAATATAGTTCTTCTGCTATTGGGCAGTCTAGTTTATCATCAGATGTCGTACAAGCTGCTCAAGATTTCATGCAAGCTAAGAATGAAATGGATCAGCAAACACAACTTTATCAGAATGGTATGGACAACACCCTTGATCAGGCTACTCAAGATGCCAATGCAGCTTTTGAAACCTTACAACAGGCTCAGACTGATTCAGGTATCAAATTAGTAGATACAGACAATATTCAAACTGCCGAAGATCAGTTATTACAATTATCCAATGAGGATATTAGTGATAAAATCAAAATAGATGTTGATACAACTTCTGTTGATGACGCTCTTGCCGATGTACAAGCACTTGCAGCAGACGGAAAAATGGGAAGTATTGACTTAGATTTTGATGTTAATACGATGTCTATTGATGATATAGATTCTAAGATAGAAGAATTGACAAATCAACAGAAAGTATTAACTATTCTAGGAGATGTTGAGGGAGCAGATAAAGTACAAGCTCTTATTGATGCTTTGCAACAAGTACATGACAAACAAGTTGAAGTCGTTGCACAGACCCAAGGTGCAGATTTAGTAGACCAACTCCAGTCACGAATAGCCGAATTGCAAGATAAAAATGTATCTATTGATGCAATTGTTCAAGATGATAAAGTTCAAAGTCTTATAAGTGAAATTGCTGCTCTTCCACCAGAAGTACAGATTGCTATTGGCGTAGATGAAAGTAATGTAGGAAATGCAGAAGCTATCAAAGCTCAGATTGAATCCGATCCTGCAAGTGTTAATGTAAATTATACCAAAGGTGATCAGGAACCTGCTGAAGATCAAAAAGCTGATGTAAATTATACATTAGGATCTCAAGATCCTCCAAATGATAAGACTGCACAAGTAACTTATACTTTAGGTTATCAAGCTCCACCTTCGGACAAAGTAGCACATGTTACGTATATAGGTGGTAAAGCTTCTGGCACTATGACCTCAATTGCTCACGCTTCCGGCACAGCTTATAATGTTCTTAATATGAAACCTCTCTCTTCTGCTCATGCAAAAGGAGAAGTAGCACTTAAACATGATGAACAGGCCATTGTTAACGAAGTAGGTATCAATGGTCATTCTGAATCCATAGTGCGTGATGGTGTATGGTCACTTATTCCTGGTGGTGCTCATATTGAGAATTTGAAAAAAGGTGACATCATCTTTTCAGCTACTCAAACAGAGGATTTATTAAAACATGGTGCTACACATGGTCATGCTAGAGCATATGCACAAGGCACTGCTTCTGGTGTAACCCTTGCTCCTGCATATGCAGACGGTACATCAGAATTAGATGATACAATTAAAAAAGTAAGTACTCAAGCTAAAGACTGGATAGAAACTGCTCTTGATCGTTTAGAGAGAATCGTTGAAAAGTATCAAGATATCGCTGAAAGCGATTATAGTAATTATAAGTCTTCTGAGAAGAATTATAATAAAGCACTTAAAAATCTGAATAAACAATTACAGACACAAAAAGATTCCAGAGCAAAATACGTAGCTAAAGCAAATGAAGTTGCTTCTGCTGTTGGTTTATCTGACGAACTGAAAAAGAAAGTCCAGAATGGTACAATCAATATTGAAAGTTTATCCGAAGATGATAAGAAACGTGTTGACGCATATCAGGAATGGTATGAAAAAATCTTGGATTGTGACAAAGCGATTCGTGAACTCACTAAGTCACAGAAAGATTTAGCTAAAGCAAAGGTCGAACGTGTTATTGAAGCTTATGACACCGTCATAGGTAAACGTGAGAATAAAGCTGACTATTACAACGCTAAACAGGAATTGAGAGTCTCACAAGGGTATAATCAGAAACCTGGTTCTAAATATGAAAAATACATGAAAAAGGAACTCTATTATACCAATGAACAGAAACGTCTTACTGATAAAGAAATAAAAGAATATAAAGGTAGGATGAAAGAATATCTTAAGGTAAATGGACATAAAACTGTCGATCCAGAATACCAAAAGATGAAGAAACAGCTTTATAGTCTCCAGACAGAGGCTGTTAAGTTAGAAAATGAAGCTGCTGAATTAGTTCAGGCTTTACAAGATAATCGTGAACAGATAAAACAATGGGCTGTTGACCGCTGGGATCGTGCAGGTTCCAAGCAGGATGCAGTAATTGATTACGCAAAAGCAAATGATAATCCTGAGTATCAGATTAACGAAAAGATTTATCAGGAGCGCATTAAATCTAATGCGAGACAGATTAATGCACTTCAAAAGCTTCGTGCAGAAAAAGCCGAATACTATGATATTCATTTTTCTTCTATGAACAATGAAGAAGCTCAGAAGTATCTTGATTCTATAGCACAGATTGACGAACAAATTTTAAAAATCGGCAGTGATATAGAAAATCTGAAAAATGAAATCATGGAGCTTCGTTGGAAACCATTTGATGATGCACAAGATAAACTATCAAATGTTATCACTGAATATCAGACTATGCAAAAACTTCTCGGTGACGCTGAAAGTTTTTACAATGATGATGGTTCATTTACTACAAATGGATTAACTAACATTTTATTAACTCAAGAATCTATAGATGCGACAAAACAGAAGATTGCTAACTATAGGGAAGGTCTTAATAAGCTTGAAGAACAATATAAAAATGGTTGTTACAGCTTAGACGAATACAATGAGAAAAGCAAACAACTTCTTGATGGTATTCAACAAGAATCTACTGCTCTTTCTGAACTGAAACAGAATATGCTTGATATGTATGAGACTCAAATTAAGAAAGAGAATGATTTACTTCAGGAAAATATTGATAAGCGTAAAGACGCTCTTTCTGCTAAAGAGAAATATTACGATTATGACAAAACTTTAAAAAAGAAGTCTAAAGATATTAATACTCTTAAATCCCAGATAGCTGCCCTTGAAGGAACCAGTAATGCTGCCGCCAAAGCTCGTCTTGAGAAATTACGTGCAGAACTTGCAGATGCCGAAGATGATATGGCAGATACCATGCATCAACACGAAGTCGATATGAAAAATACCGGCTATGAGAATTTCTCTAATGAAGCGAATAAAGCTCTTGATAATACACTTGATGCAGTAAAGAAAAATTCTTCGTTTCAGGAAGCTATTATTAGTGGAATGCTTACCAATGTAACCACTAATTATGATAACACATATAAACATTTACATACTGTGATGGATCAGTATGGTGTTAAGGTGTCTAGCACATTTGATACTATGATAGGTAAGTCTGCTGATTTCAATACAAGTTTGATTCAACAGATAAAAGCATTAGAAACCATTTCTAATATGAAAGTTACTCTTCCATACGGAACAAGCAATGGACAAGGTGGTTCTACAACTGGTAATAATACATATACCGGTGCTGAGAATGGTATTCACAATACATTTAATAGCAATAAAGATTCCACTGGTGCTGGAAATGAAACTCCAGGTACAGTTAATAACAAGAAATACAGTTTAAAACTAAACGCTACTGATATTTATTTAACTTATGACCATATTAAACAGCAGCTTAAAGCAACATGGTCACCAAGCAAACCGGAACACTCTGATATTGAGTGGAAAAGTTCTGATGAATCTATTGCGAAAGTTTCTTCTGATGGTACAGTTCGTGGTGTGTCTTCAGGTCTTAATAAGAACGGTTTAATGGCGCGTGATGAGTCTAAAACAAGAAAATGTATCATTACTGCTATTGGCGGTGGTGGTCTTGCTAAAGCTACTTGTACCGTTCATGTAATGCCAAACGCTCATTACGAAGCAATTAAATCCTATGCAGCTAATGCAGGGATTGATGTTACTTCTGGAGATAACTTAAGAGCCGCCATGCAATATGCATATCAAAATGGGGCTAATCATAGCTACCAGTCTGATGTCGCAGTTGAAGGATTCAAAAAGGCATATCTGAAGGATTGGACAAGCTCTCTACCTAATCGTCCAGATGGAGCAACTGATATTCCATCTGGTGTTAGTCAGTTAGTAGGTTACTTCAATTCCAAAGGTAAAAAAGTCGGACCAAAAGAAATGCAACAGCTTGCAGATATTCTTGAAATTAGTACTCCAGGTGTTAAAAAATATGATTCATGGGGCTCTACTTTAAAAAATCAGATACTTCAAAAGTATAAATCATATGGTTTTGCTACTGGTGGAATAATAAATAAACTAATACCTGCTGACATGAGCACTCTTTTAGGTAAAGCTATTATTAGTAATGGAGATCAGGGATTCATTGGTGCAAAAGTTGGCGAATCAGTAATGACCGAGGAATTTACTCGTTTGCTCAAGCCTTCTATTGCTGCAATGAATAACTTTACCAATATGTTTAACCCGGTTACTCCTACTGCCACAAATAATGATTATACTATCAACAACGAAGTGAACATTAATGTAGCAAATATGAGTAATGATTTAGACATCCAAGATGTCGCAAACAAAGTTTCTACAATTATTAACAAAAATATGACTAGAGACTGGAGAAAGCTTAGATGATAAAAGGACTGCTTCGGCAGTTCTTTTATTGTATGAAATTATAAAATGAAAGAGGTGAATAAATGTTACAATTTGAATTTGATGGACATAATTCTAGTGAATACGGGATTATAATGACTGGAATCACAGACAATGACAATCTTGAAAGCAGATCTTTACAGTTAGGAGAAAAGAATAGATATAGAGCAAGAGAAAATCATTTCGGAACAGTGTACGACGATAATTATAGCTTTACACTTAGCATCATGAAAAATCCTTGTCACAATACAAATGTGACACCTGAATTATCTAGTGGAATCATTACATATCCAGAAAAATGTACTCCTATATTGAAAAATGGTATTATTACTTTCCCATTGGAGTACATTCCAGATGTTAAATTAGGTGTTATACAGATGAATGATACTGATTACCTTTCTTCAAGCAATATCCGTATTATTAATGGCTGGTTAACTTCTCCACAAACACCAAAATTATTTAAGATAATTGGTGGTGACTACTTTTACGAAGATATAGAGTTCTTTGCTACATTCACAGAAATTACTACTGATCATGTTGTGTTCCCATATGAAATGAATTTTACAGTCACTTGCGACAGTCCATATGGTTACACTCCTGAGATTACGCATAATATCACCTCTTCTTCTACTCTTCCAAAAACTTATATAATTAACAACACTTCTGACTGTCATGAAGATTACATCTATCCTCTTATTAAAATTTCCCCTAAAAGCCATGGCACTATTACAATCCAAAATGTAACAGACAATAACGGAACAATGAAAATAAATGCTTTAAAAGATGATGACTTTTATATTGATTGCCAGCATTTAAAAATATATGACATTACTAATTCAATTATAAGTTTTGAAGATTTGGGTGTAAAAGATATAGATAATATATACTGGCTTAGATTGGCTTACGGTGAAAATGAATTAAGATTCACTGGTGATGCTACATTTGAGCTTATTTATAGAGAACCAAGAAAGGTGGGTGCGTTTGGGTGAAAATAAATCATAAGTATGATATTTATGGACGTACTGAGCCTTCTATTATTTATTTAGCTAAACCTGGCAAAAGATTATATTGTGCGCTAGGAGGCATTGATACATCTACCGCTTCATTGTCGTTAAAAACTAATAATACAGCTGAATTAACATTTACTGTTGATAAATACATAAACAATACTGTTACTGACGGGTATGAAGAACTTGATGAGCTAATGGAGCTATACTGTGATGGCATTTGGTTCAAAATAGTAGATCCGCCAACTATTAATAATGATGGTTTGCGTGAAACTAAAGAGATTACTGCTGAGTCTTATGAAATCATGCTTACTCAATATAAACTGAAAAACTTTAAAATTAATATGGGCGAAGAAGATTCCTATGAAATGATGTATCAGGCAACTCATGATACAAATAAGTTTTATCAGATTAAGTTTTATGATTCAGAAAATGAAGATCTAAGTTTTTTACATTTAGTATTAAAACATGCAGATGTTCCTGGTTGGCATATAGGTTATGTGGATAGTATTACTCCTGATGACGACGGAAAATTGCTCCCTAATAATATATGTAACTTTGAAGTAGACGATCAAAATGTATATGCTTTCTTAACACAAGAGGCCGCACAAGCCTATAAATGTGTGTTTGAGTTTGATACTGTAAATATGACCATAAATGTTTATAGGCCTGACAGCTTAGGTAAAGATACAAATGTAGTTTTAGGTTTTAGAAACATTCAGAATAGTATAACTATTTCTAGGGATGAAAATTTAGTTACACAATTTTATGTTGAAGGCTTAGATGATTATAATATTGATGCAGTCAATTTTGGTGATTCTGTAATTACTGATCTTTCCTATTTTATATGTGAGCCTTACATGGACACTTCACTACAAGAAAAATATAATGCATGGCAAAGCTACAGGGAGTCCCGCAGAGAAGAGTTTATTAATTTATCCAAAGAATATAATAAAAATTTGGAAGTTCTTACTGAATTAATGAATAGAGTCCCAATTGATACTACTCAAACAAATTGGTTCGGGAAAAAAGTTGAAGATTTAAAAGATGCATATAATGCTAACATGGCAATCATTAAGGGTTTAGAAGCTCTATATGTTGACGATGAAAAGAATTTTGATTTAGAAGCTTTAAAAAAGTCACATGATTGGCCTTTATATGAATCAATTATGAACTACACTCTTCCATCTATTGTAGCTGCATTACAAGCTCAAGACGAAACCGTAGAAGGATTCGGTAAAGGAAATATTATTTCATGTGTAAATCCGATTGTGTTGGGCCAAGATTGGTATATGGTAAACCCTGGAACTTCTTCTTTTCAAACTATACAAATTGATGATGCTCCTGCTTATGGAATCACTCGTGGAGTTAAAGTAACTGGTACTAATGGAGGAATTTATCAACACAATATTAGTATTGAACCATCTCAGAGATATACTCTTAGTTGTTTTGTAAAAGGATCCGGTACATTTTATCTTGGTTATAATAACACTGGAGAAGATAGAAAGAATGTTGCTTATAACATTACATCTTCTTGGACAAGAGTTTATACTTCTTTTAATCTTTCTTCTCGTTTAATTGATGTAGCATTCGCTGGAACTAATGATTTCACTATATGCGGTATGCAATTAGAGATGGGCGATTCACCTAGCCAGTTTGGGTATTTTACGCAATCTGAAAATATTATAAAAGCTTATGAAACTGATTGGAAGTTATATGGAATCTCAGAATTAAAAGTAAAGATTTCAACTTACGATAGCTGTATTAAAGAATTAAAAAAGAGTGGATACGCTGATGGGGATAATCCTTTATCTGGATATGAAGAAGCATATTTTACTCAGATGCATCAAAAATATCTGGATTATCTGAATTTAAAAGATCAGGCTGAGGCTGCTTTAAAAGAACGCCAGGCTGAATATGATAAGGCTAAAAAACCTGAAATTCAAGAGAAACGAAACCAGATTGCAAAAGATGTATTACTTGAAAATTTTGGTAAAGTACAGAACAAATACTCAGCTTTTACTGATAAAGAAACATATATTATTAAGAGTTTATATAGCCAATCCACTTATACAAATGAAAATATTATTGTTACTACTCTTGACAGTACTGCTGATGCCGTAGATAAGTCTAAAGTTCTTTATGACGATGCATTGGAAGAATTGTATGTGGAATCACATCCACAATATACATATACTGATGATGTAGAGAATGTATATGCTCTTCCAGAATTTAAGGAGTACCATGAACAGCTTGCGGTAAATGATTTTGTGCGTGTAGGAATCACTGATGCTAATTATATTAAACTAAGAGTAATTGAAATCACATATAATCCTTGTGATTTAGATGAATCTATGGAAGTTACTTTTAGCAATATGATTCAGTACAAAGCTAAAAGGAATGATTATAATACTCTTTTAAACGATGCTCTTAATACTTCCAACCGTAATGGTGGTCGTGTTAATTCAGTCAACAAATCTTCTACTTCTGATTATGTCATCACATCAGAAGCTATCAAACAAATCTTTTCAAATCCTCTATTCAATTCAATGTTAGGTGGAACTGTCACTGGAGGAACCGGGTCTGGCGGAACCATTACTGCTGATACAATTATTGCAGAACTCGTGAAAGCAAAAGAAGGTGTATTTGATAAGCTTACTGTTGATACTGCTTTCATGAAATATCTCGATGTAAAACTTATTTCCGCAGATAAGATCACAACTCGTATTCTCGAAGCGGAACAGGCAAATATTGAAAAGCTGTCAGCTAAGATTATAGAATCTAACCAGATTAATGCTGATATGATTAATGTGAAAAATCTCCTGGCAGGAAATGCTGGTGTAGGTAATCTCCAGGCAGTACATCTTACTGCTCAGAATGTAACTATTGACCAAGCAGTAATCACGGATCTTATTGCTAAGAAGATGACCGTAGCTGACTTAAATACTCATACTGCTACTGCTGATGAGTTTATGATCATCTCTAGTGGAAAAGCTGGTATTGCCTTTAAGAATAGCACTCAGCAGTTCTATGATTCAACAGGAGCTGTTAGGGTACAGATTGGTCAGGATGGTACCGGAAAGTTTAATTTTGTTGTCAAGAACGGTGATAAGACAGCATTATTTGATGAAAATGGTATCACTCAAACAGGTATTCCTGATAACACTATTGTCAATAATATGATCTCTGATGGAACAATCAATAAAGAAAAACTAAGTTTTACTATGGTAGAACCGAATGAACAAGGTGGAATTGATATCAGTCAGGTATACCTTGATGGTAAAAAGTTCGGTCAGCAATATACTTCATTTAAAGACCAGACAACTGAGCAGATTACTAACATTACTGATCCTCAAAAGGGTCAAATCGTACAGAGTATACAAAACAGTTTGTTTAATGAAGACGGATCGTCTATCTATACAAAATATACAGAGTATAAACAAACTGTTGATGGAATTACTCAGACGGTTTCAAATAATAAGCTTGAGACAGATAAAAAGCTTGATGCAGCTTCTACTTCTATAACACAGACTGCTGATAAGTTGAATCTTATTGCTACTGGTGGGACTGGAGAATCTAAATTAGAGCTGACCCCAGATTTTATAAATCTTGTTTCATCTAAAGTTGTAGGTATTAAAGCAGATCAGATCAATATTGATGGTGTGATTACAGCAATCAATACCAATGGCACAACTGCAGGCAAGACTCAGATTGATGCTGGAGCTATCAGTACAGAGAATGTTAATGCTCTCTTGATCAAAACAGGAAAACTGAAATCTAATAATTACAAAGATCCTTCAAACACTTCTCCTCTTTATTCCCAGGCTGGAACATTGATTGACATGGAGAACGGCGCTATTACTTCGAAAAATTTTAGTATAAATGCTTCAGGGGAAGCTCATTTCAAAGGTGACGGAGAGTTTGGTGGAAAGATTTCTGCTAATTCTGGTTATATTGGTGGCGAAAAAGGTTTCGTTATTGAAGCTGGAAAATTGTATTCTGGATTAAAAGATTTTCCTACTCAATATCCCTCTTCTATTTCAACGAATAAAAATGTATATGTAGGAATCAATGGCATTGCTCTTGGTGACGGTAATTTTATGGTTGATTCTAACGGTAAGATGTATGCTAATCAAGGTGAGTTTACAGGTAAGATTGCAGCTAATGATGGATTTATTGGTGGATGGATTATTTCAAGTAATTCTTTAACTGCTAATAAAGGAAGCATAAGTATAAGTCCAGATGGTATTCATTGGGGTGATTACCTAAACATTAATAGTCAAGGCGCTACATTTAAAGGTCATATTACAGCCACTTCAGGAAGCTTTACAGGAGATATAATTGCTAATTCACTTACACTTGGACCAGGTTCAACTGTTAACGGATTAAGTTATAATGATCTTGACGATAGACCTAATATTCCATCTGATCTTAGTGGATATATTACTATTGATGGAAAAATTGGTATTATTCAAAATGAAGATCAAGAAATACCCTCTGGGGCAACTGGATTTAAAGTGTCAAAAAATGGTTTGTTACAAGCAAGTAATGCTATTATTTCTGGTACTATTTATGCTTCTTCTGGTACTTTCGCCGGAAATGTAACCGCAAGAACAATGACTGCAAAAAGAAGTTATAGCATTTATTATAATGATGTAAACGGTAACCCTACTGATTCAAGAGAAATTATCTCTGCTACTAATTGGGGACTTACAAGTGGTGATTTAAGATTCGGGCTAAATGATGATTGCGGATATATGATATCTACAGATGTTGGTGGTGGAAATACTTTGCGAATAATGGGGGATACTCTTCTTGTTACCGCGCCTATGCAAATACAAAGCAATTGTTTAGTGCAAAGTCAATTTGTTGTAGATACTAAAACAGGATCTATCCCTTATCAGAATATGAAATGGACACCATATGAAGTTAATAGTTCTGGAAATCCAATCTATCTTGATTATGATAATCGAGAATATTTTTCATATAATGGATATGGACATAATCATACGTTGCTTCCAAATACAGAAGGTGGTTGTGCAATTGGTATTGGTAACGTAGATAAGCAAGATGCTGATGTTACCGCTACATGGTGTATTATGCCTTATAATATTTATACTGAAAAAAAAACTGATGAGAATACAAACGGAATCCCGGTTATAACAAGTATCAAAAGAGACGCAAGCGCAACCATGAATATTGGTTCTAAAAATAATAAATTTAATTGTTTGTATGTAAACGCAATTCATATGGGTGGACACACATACACATCTTTAAATTCTGGTGGCGGAAAGATTGCTTCTTACAAAGCAACTGCTAGTCAAGTTAATTATAACGATGATCCTAAAGTAGAGACTTCTGTAAACACTGCAGGAGATACTTTGACATTTAAATTTAGTATCCCTAAGGGAAAAGACGGAACCAATGGTAAAGATGGTAAAAATGGTGCTCGTGGGCCACAAGGAGCAACTGGTCCACGTGGGCCAGCTGGATCTGTAGATTATACATCTGTACATAAAATATACCATAGTGATACTTCGTATTATGCAGAAGTTACATCAAATGGAAATTCAAGATATTTTGGTCCATATGCCACAGAAGGCTTAAATTTAGGAGACACAAGTTGTAAATGGAAAAATATTTGGGGGAAAAATGGAAATATAACAGGCTCTGATGAAGAGTTAAAAACACAAATGTCAAAAATTAACGATATTCCAAATATAGAATCTATTTATATGAAATTAAATCCAATAAAATATAAATATAAAAATTTTGATCCAGAAGAAGATCATGATAGATTTCATTTTGGATTTGGAGCAAGAGAAACTGAAAAAATATTCAATGATTATAATTTAGATACAAGTGATTATGGATTAATTTGTAAAGACATTTTACTTAAACCAAATAAAGCAGGTAATATTGTTGAGTACGCATTAAGATATGGCGAATTTATTGCTCTTAACACTCACATGACACAGAAAGCCCATCATCGTATTGATTCTCTCGAATCTGAAAATCAATCCCTTAAGAATGAAATTCTTATGCTCCAGGGACAGCTCTCTCTCATTATTCAACGATTACAAAAAATGGAGGAAAAGTTATGTTAAAAATTAGTGAAACAAGAAATGTATCCGGTCAGGTTATGATCGGTGAAGGTGAAAACTCAAAGCAGGTTGCTTATCTTAATGCATCTGTTAGTAAAGATGGAAATGTAAATATCAATAAATCCATTCAGGATAGCGAAACATTTAAAACAAATAAAGAAGCAGTCCTGAAAGACTTTACAGAGTTTGAAACATACGTATATGGAATTATTCCTGAATAAATAAGAGGCCATGAGCAATCGTGGTCTTTTATTATGCAAAGAAGGTGAAATATTTGACCAGTCGAGAATATGAACTTGAATTAAAGAAAATTAAAGCCCAAAATCGGCAGATTGAAATGAAACGAAATCTGAAGGCAGCAAAGGTTAAGAGATTCAATATTCCAAGAGTCTCTACAAGTAAATTGATACTTGTTGCTGTACTTTTACTTAATCTACAGATTATTCATTTTGTAGAAAAAGCAATCATGACCTATGGAGATTTATCTGCTCTCTACGCTCTCATTGCTATTCCCGCAACACTCGTCCCTACAGTTTGGGCTTATTATGCAAAGGCTCGTGCAGAAAACTGCACAGGAGGCATTACTTATGATTCTGCAATGGAACAACTTAGACAGTCATCTTCAGAAAATGATGAAGCTGTCGGTTAGGAGGAAATTATGAATATTAAACAGGGTATTCAGGACGTATTATATCTGATCATTACTGGTATTCTTCCACTTCTTATTACTTATGGAATCCTCTTCCTAAAAGTAAAGATTAAAGAACAGGAAAAGAACTTGGAGAATGATCAGCTCGTAAAATATATAGACGCTGCTACTGATGCTATTAGTAAAGCAGTGCTCACAGTTAATCAGACTTATGTAGATGCTTTGAAAAAGGAAGGTAAGTTTGACGCAGAAGCTCAGAAAACTGCTAAACAGATGGCTATTGATAAAGCTAAGGCTTTAATTACAGAAGATTCTAAAGCGGCTATCGAAACATTATATTCTGACTTTGAAGCATATCTAAATGATGCTATTGAAGAACTCGTCAGAGAAAATAAAGTTACATATTAATATAAAAGGAGTACAAGGATTATGAAAAAAGTTATTGTAAATGCAGACATTATGGCAATATATAAAACATTAAATTCTATGAAGAGTCGTGCGGATTTAATCGCAGGAGATGTTGATGTATTCTGGGCGAATACAATGAACCTGAAGACTCTTAAGGCGCAGGTAGATAAAATCTCAGAGGTTGAGCAGGAGTTAGTTGATTCTTATTTTACAGAGGAAAACTCACATTCTATTGTTGACGAAAACGGTAATGAAACAGGAAATCGTGCTCTTAATGATGACATAAAAGATAAAATCATCCCTGAAATTCAAGAAGGTCTGCAGAAAATTTATGATAAAACATGTGAACTTGATGTTGAGATGATTCCAGAGGAATCTCTCAAGAAAATGCTTAAATCTAATGAAGACAAACTGTCTATGCTTGATATGACAGTACTATATGAATTTGTAGAAAAAGGTGAGTAATAATGGCAACATATATTCAGGGAATTCAAACCTCTGTTGGTGTTGTTAAGTATGATTATAATTATCTGGCTAATCTCCCTGAATCAGATATGACATTATCTAAACAGGGTGCATTCGCTGATGCCCTTGTTGTTGGAAGAAAACTTACTCAGCTGGGAGCTGATGTGGATAAATTGAAAGAATCTATGACTGCCGTACAGAAATCTATCTCTGATCTGCAGTCTGCAGATTCTTCTTCTAACACTTCAATTGAACAGATCAATACATCATTACTTAGCATGACCAATAATATCGAAACAATACAGAACAATATTACTACTTTGACTCAGAATACTGCTGAGATCAAGAAAAGTGCTGATAATGCGAATTCGTCAGTCACAACACTGCAGGAAACTATTAAGTCACTACAGACTAGAATTGAAGCTTTAGAAAAAACTCAGACTAAATAAGGAAGGAGGCAGTTATGTATACACTAAAAATTACAGATGAAAATACTGTTGTAACAACAGTCAAAGAATCAATTGTGGAAAGAAGCAATTATGTAGATAAGATTCAGATTGTAACAAGTAAAATGTACCGGGAACAGATTGATATGTCAGATACAACTGTTTATATGAAGTATAAGCTCCCAGTGTCAGACAAAATTAAAATGACACAACTTATTATAAATAATCTTGAATATGAACAGAATTATATCCAGTATTTAATCCCTGTCGATGCAGCACTTACTGCTGAAGCCGGGGATATCGAAGTATCTTTCACGTTCTTAAAACTTGTTGCTAATGAAGATGGAACGTACACTTCTTATATTCGAAAAACCACATCAGGTGTTATTCATATTACTCCACTTGTACAATTTGATAAATATGAACCTTCTGAATTGTTTACTGAAATTGATCAGAGACTCCTTGCTATGGAAGGAATGATTAAAGATCTCAATGCTCAGAATAAAGCAACTTATGAAGGTATGGTGAAAGATATTCGTCTTAATACAGAAAACAGAAAAATCACTTTAACAGACAGAAATGGTGAAGATACCGGAAATGGTATCGTTGTAAAAAATCTTTCTGCTATGGTAGCCGAAGATATGACAGGTAAAGATCCTGATGGCACACAGGATGGAGTTGTTCATCTTGATCAGGTTGTCGATCTGGATAAATTATTAAAGTAAAGGAGTCATGATATGTCATTTAAAGATTCTAAAATTGCTGCTGCGGCTAATTCGGCAATGACTTTGAGTGCTGAGTTAGCCGTGGACACTGAGGAATATACATTATGTACTGATGGTCGTTATGAAGTATATACCAAATATCAAGACAATGCATATTCAACAGTGGATAACTTAAAAAATATTGCCGTTGATGCTACACAGATTAATATTATGCAGGAAGAAAACAGCCAGTATATGCCATTTAGGATTCCAAGATATTGGGATGGTATGGATCTTATGGATATGCTCATCCAGATAAGATATGAATCTGTAGCTGAGAAAAAAGGTAAAGTAGCGACAGTTATCAATGTAGCTTCCAACAATACTTATATTCGATTTGGTTGGCTGATTGATGCTGCTGTTACAGCAAATGCCGGAGATATAATTTTTGAAATTATGGCTACTGGCGTAAATGAAAAAGGAAACAATTATATTTGGAGAACCAGACCAAATGGTAAGTTTACTGTTCTTCAAGGATTAAATTATGACGGAATAATTGAACCTTCTGAAGATTGGTATACAAGTTTTGTAAATATGATTCTTGGTCATGTAGCCGAAGCAAAACAGTATGCTGATGAAGCTAAAGAGTCTGCTGCTTCTATTAATGTAGATGATATAAAAGCAGATGTAACCGCTTCTGTAACAGCAAATTTAAATCAGACTGTAGCTGCTTCTCTAAAAGATTACTATACAAAAACAGAGATTGACCAGACTGTTGAGGAACTGAACACTGCTATCTCAGGTATTGATAGTCTGAAAAATCTGAAAATTGAATATGATAATACTTCTGGACATCTTGTATTTAAAGATAAAGAAGAACAGATTGGTGAAATCACTATTAACAGTCTTTCAAATCTTGTTGTTGAATATTCTGTAGTGAATGGCAAAGGTTCTCTCGTATTCAAGAATGGAGAAACAGAGATCCAGACTGTAGAACTTAGTTCTATTGAACCGTCTGCCGCATGGACTTCTGCTCTTAAAGAGGACATTTCTAAGAGTACAGATGAAAAGCTCTCTCCTGTTGTAGATCGTGTGTCTGCTCTTGAGACTGCAAAAGATGACCTGGCAGGCAAAGTTGAAACAAATACAACTGATATTTCAGGTCTGAAAACAGATGTAGCTGGATTAAAAGAATCTAACGAAACAATTTCTGCTACTACTACAGAAACCAAAAATACGGTAGATATTCTGAAGCAGAATGTTTCTGGTTATGATTCTCAGTTTGAATCCATCAATAGTGACATTACTGCGATCAATGAATCTATTAAGGATTTAGGTAAAAATACAGGTCATGAGTATGACGTTTCTTATGAAGAAAATGTTTTTACTCTGTATGAAGATGATGTAATTAAGAAACAGTTTACAATCACTGGTGGCTCTGGACCATCTGACACTACTACGGTCACAATCGAGAGAATTACAAGTTCTGATGCGATCTTCTTAGCAGGAAACTCTGCAGTGATCGAGTATAACTTTACCTCTGTAGATAATACAGGAGATACAACCGGTAATGGTACTGCTACATGGCGTGTCGGAAGTACAACAGTTGCTACTACTGTAGCTGCTCAGGGTAAGAATAGTTTTGATATTACACAATATCTGAAAAATGGTGCAAACTCTATCAGACTTTCTATCACTGACAGTTTTGGTACAATCGCTACTAAGACTTGGACCATTACAATTGTTGACTTTAAAATTGAGAGTATTTTTGATGATACACTCTTCTATTCAGACGAGGTAACATTTAGATATACTCCATATGGTGATATTAATAAGACTGTACATTTTGTTCTTGACGGAAAAGAAATTGCAGGAGTTGAAACAACTGCTTCTGGTAGACAGATGACTTATACTCTGGCAAAACAGAGTCATGGTGCTCACCTTCTGAAAGTGTATATGACTGCAAGTATCAATAATCAGGACGTAACTTCTGAGTCAGTATATAAAGATATTATCTGGGTTGAACAAGGAAATACTACTCCTATTATTGGATGTTCTATGGTTGAATTTACTGCAAAACAGTACAATACAACAAGCATCAAATATGTTGTATATGATCCAGAACATAATCCTGCTACTGTAAAACTCTCTGTTGATGGCAAAGTTGCTTCTACTCTTACGGTTGGAAGAACTGCTCAGATCTGGAGCTACAAGTCTACCGCAATAGGCAAACAGTCTCTTACTATCAGTTGCCGTAGAATCACAAAGATTCTTACTGCTACTATTGAGAAACTGGATATCAATGTATCTCCGGTAACTACAAACCTTGCATTTGACTTTAATCCATCTGGTAAAAACAATGGTGAAGCTGACTGGCTGAAGATCAATGATAATCTTACAATTGAAGTGTCAGATAACTTTGATACAACAAATGGTGGTTATCAGGTCGATGAAGATGGAGATACTTATTTCTGCGTAAAAGCAGGAACTGCTGCTACTATCCCATATCAGTTATTTGCTGATGATGCAAAGAAAACTGGCAAGAACTTTAAATTCATTTATAAATGTACAAATGTAAAGAACTATGAAGCTCAAGTACTCTCCTGTTTTGCAGATAATCTTGGTTATACTGTAAAAGCTCAGGAAGCAACACTGAAATCTGAACAGAACGAAATCTCTGTCCCATATTGTGAAGATTACTATATGGAGCTGGAATTTAATATTCTGCCGGACAGTGAATATACAGAAATGGTTATGTGGGTTGATGGCATTCCTACAAGAGTAAAACTGTATGCCACTTCTGATAGTTTCACGCAGACAAATCCTGTAGGTATTACAATCGGTTCTGATGACTGCGACGTTATTGTATACAGAATAAAAGCTTATACAATGAACCTCACTGATGATGAGATTCTGGATAACTTCATTGCTGATGCAAAAAATGCAAATGAAATTATCAACCGATACAACCGCAATGATATTCTTGATTCTTCTGGTGGACTTGATCCTGATGTACTGGCCGAAAAATGTCCAGACTTGAGAATCATTAAACTGGAAGTACCAGTATTTACAACTGGTAAGAAAAATAAAGTACCATTTACATCTGTACAGCAGATCTATAAGAATGGTCGTCCTGTTGATAACTGGATCTCTCGTGATGGTATTCATAATGGACAGGGAACCTCTTCTGAATATTATGGTGATTCTGGTCGAAATCTGGAACTTAACTGTAAGAATGGATTTACATTCGCAGATGATACAACTGCCAATGTTTATTCTATGGATGAAAATGCTATTGGAATCAACTATTTCAATGTCAAAGTAAATATTGCTTCTTCTGAGAATATCAATAATGCAGGTCTTCAAGGAGAATATCAGGAATTCAACCCATATATCCGTCCTGCTAGAAAGAAAGATCCTCGTGTACGTGATACTATGCAGTTCTATCCTTGTGTTGTATTCTTAAAAGAAACAGATGTAGATAATGCTGTAGAGTTCAAAGATGGTCAGTGGCACTTCTATGCTGCAGGTGATATTGGTAACAGTAAGAAGAATACAGTTGCACAGGGAATGGATCCAGAGAATCACAAAGAATTCATTGTTGAAGTGTCAAATAATACTGATCCTCAGTGCCGTTTCTTATCTGATGACTTATCAAATGAAGAATGGGGTGGAGATACTTCATTCGAAATGAGATATCAGAATCCAAATTGTACAGAAGAAGAAATTCAGGCTGGCAGACAGGCTTGGAACGATCTTTTGACTTGGGTTGTAAATGCTGATTCTGAAACATTTGTAAAAGAGTTTGAACAGCACTTTATTAAAGACTCATTACTCTTCTATTACTTATTTACCGAAAGACATACTATGGTAGATAACAGAGCAAAAAATACTTTCTGGCATACAGAAGATTTGGTTCACTGGGATTTATGTATGGATTATGATAACGATACTGCAATGGGTAATGATAATGAAGGTGGATTAACTCTTACTTACGGATATGAAGATACTGATACTATTGGAACAAAATCAGTCTTTAATGCATCTGATAGTAAAGTGTTCTGTTATATCAGAGATTACATGTTTGATGATCTGCAGAGTATGTTCCTTCAGATGGAGGCCAAACTTACATGGTCTGCAAACCGTATCTTAAATAAATTCGAAACTCTTCAGAATTATAAACCGGAACGTCTCTGGATCGCTGATATGAGAAGAAAGTATTTCAGACCTTACGAGGATAAAGGTACGACTTCTTATCTGGAAATGATGAACGGAAGCAAGAAACAGCAGAGACGACAATTCCAGAAATATCAGGAGAAATATATCGCATCTAAATATGTAGGTTCTACTACTACCTCAGATGTAATCACAATCCGTGGTTACACTCCAACAAACTGGACTGGTGTAAAACCGGACGGTACATTCCATATTGTTCCTTATGCTGATTCTTATGTTGATGTAAGATTTGGTTCTAACCTTGTTCGTCAAAGAGCTAAGAGAGGTCAGACTTATACAGTCAAATCTCCTATTGCTGCTATGAACGATACAGAGGTCTATGTATATAATGCATCTTTGATGCAATCCATTGGTGATATTGCGCCATTCTATCCGGGATATACAAATTTCAATCAGGGTGTAAAAATGACAGACATTCTTATTGGTTCTGATGTTGAAGGATATCAGAATACAAATATGAATGATTTCTCAATCGGACAGAATGTTCTTCTGGAACGACTGAATCTTGAGAATCTGCCAAACCTGAAAAAGACAATCGACCTTTCTAACTGTAAAAATCTCGAAGAGTTTCTAGCAGAAGGATCTGGTATTACAGGTGTTATCTTTGCTCCTGGCGGAAAGATTGAAACTGCTCATCTTCCTGCCATCGCATCTCTTACCGGAAAGAACCTGTATAGATTGACCGATCTTACTATAGCAAGTTATGCAAATCTTACTACTCTGTCTCTTGATAACTGCAATACTTTGGATGCAAAAGACATTATCAATAAAGCTACTGGATTAACCAGAGTTCGTGTAACTGGCATCAATTGGGAACTGGACGATACTACTCTGCTTGACAGATTAGCAAAAATGACTGGTATTGATGATAACGGATATAACTCTGTACATTCTGTTCTTATAGGAACTGTACACATTCCTGTTATGAGACAGCAAAGGCTGGATGAATTCGCTGAATTATGGCCAGATTTAGAGATTACCTACGATTCAATTATCACTCAGTTCAAAGTAACATTCGTCAACGACGATGAAGAAAATACAGTTCTTGATATCCAGTACGTTGATAAAGGTGCAAATGCAGTTGATCCTATTACAAGAGAAATTGATCCGATTCCTACTCCTACCAAAGAAAGCACAATCAAACTTGATTATACATTCAAAGGCTGGGATGGATCTCTAACTGGAATCTTCGCTGACAGAACTATCAAAGCTGTATACAATAGCAAAGTGCGTGAATATACAGTAAAATATGTTTCTAAAGGATTAACTCTGCAGGAGTCTACTGGACAGTATGGTTCTTATATTAAGTATGAAGGTGACACTCCTACTTATACTGCTGAGGAATCAGCTTATAAGTACAACTTATTCAAAGGTTGGGATAAATCCGGATTTGTCGATGGAGATAAGACAATCAATGCAGTATATGAAACCTGCGAATATGTAGATGGATATTTTGATGGTAAGGATCTGGCCAATATGACACAGGTTGAACTTTATACTCTTATGAAAATGGGACTTGAAGCAAAATCATTATCATTAAAAGATACATTAGATTTCAAACTTGGTGTTGATTATAGCTATGGCGACATTGAAGAGCATGAAGTTATTTCAGCTGCGACTAAATTTGATGGAACAAACTATATTGACACCGGATTAAAAATCATGGAAAAAGACAGAGACTTTACAATTGCTATTGACTTTGAATTTGATTCAGGAAATAGTGTAAACTCCACTCTTGCTCAGTGTTTTCAAGGTGATGGTTCAAATGGATTCAGACTTTGGTATTCTCAGGAACCTCGTTTCTCATGGAATACTGATAGTATAACTCCATCTGCTGGAACAAACCGAGAGATTATTGTATTTCGTCATGAAGCTGGAAGTCAGAAGCTTTATGTGTACAATTCAAACATGACTGGGAAAGAAGTATCTTCTACTACTCTGAATGCGATCAGGATTCCAGAGCATAGTTCCACTCTCGTATTTGGATGTTCTAAAGCTGACGATGGAGCATATGAAAACTTTGCAAAAGGCACTATACATTGGGCTAAAGTATGGTACGCAGATCTTGGTGAAGAACAATGTATGGATATTGCTGCATGGATCCACGAAATAATCCCTATGGAAGTGGCTAAGTTTAAAGGATATTATCTGTCTGACGTTGCTTCAAAGAGAGCTAACATTACATTTGTTGCTTCAAACCTGTTAGGTACTGAAAAGCCTTATAATAATAAGAGCACAAATGCAGGTGGATGGGCTGAATCTTCTCTGAACACATGGCTGAATACACGTTTGCTTAAAGCTATTTCTCCTTTATGGAAAGCTCTGATCAAACCTGTAAAAGTATACTCTTCTATTGGTAATAAATCAAATGATACATCCGTATCTAATTGCAGATTCTATGTTCCATCTCTGTACGAAATTGATCCTACTGCTACTTCTGAACCATATATTTCTGAAACAAATGCTCCTATTGCTTATTTCACAGATGATGATACCAGAAAGAAAGCAAATTCTTCTACTCCTACGGAGTATAAATCTTACTGGACCAGATCTCCAAATGCTACAGTTGCAAACTGGCTGTATACAGTCAATGAAGCCGGTGGAACATATGGGTTCTCTTATCCAGGACAGAATTCTGGAATCTTACTTATGTTCTCAATTTCAAGTGAGGGGTAACCATTCCCATCTTATAAGGAGGATATCACATGTATTATAAAGTAATCAAAAATGATGAAGTCGTAGATGTCCTTAATCATATCCTGTATATCAAATATCAGGAGAAACATAGTCTGTTGCTTCTATGTGATATCACAGAAGCACAGGCTATTTTAAGTTCAGACGGAAAATATGGATGGCACATTGAAGGTCTCTATAATTTTCCGCCTGATAATGACATCTATGCAATAAAAGAAATTTCAAAATATGAATATGACAAATTGAAGAGGTGATCACAGCATGGCGTTAATTCCAACCTGGTATTCTGCATCAACTAAGCAAATTGCAGAAAAGGCTTTACAAAGAGGGGTGCTAAAATACCCAGGACTTTGTTACATCCAAGACAGTAAGGGTATAGCGTGGGTGACCATCGACAACACATTAGAATATGTCAAAGGAGATAAACAGATTACAGATGTAAAATGCATCGGATCAAATCTTATGTTTTTCTCTGGAGATAAACTGCTTTTCTCTTATGACATATCTATGACTGACGAAGATAAAGGTCATATTATTGAAGAGGTCAAGAAAACAATTGGATTGGATAATTATGTCAAGTCTTCTGAGCTTTCTACTCTTTTAGATAATATAATCGGTAATCTTGAAGATAAGTCCACTGTTGTAGACTATATCAACAGCTTATCTTATAACAAATTATTTGACGTACCTATTGTAAATCTTATAGGTACACTTACTGTTCCTGTGAAGATATCATCACTCGATGATGGTATTTATAAAGTAAAAGGCCAATGTATCATTGGCGGAAACAATACTACTGTTCAATCTTCTGCAGACGATGTTCTGTATCTTGTATCTCATGATGCTGATACTTCCAGCACAACAATCACAAAAATGCAAGGAAAATCTATTACATTGTATTTCATTCAGCAAGATGGTGAATATACGACTGATCGTTATGTCACTGAAAGCTGGATTAATGAACAGAATTTTGCAAGTGCTGATTCTGTAAAAGAATATGTTTCAAATATCATTGAAGAAACTGTTCTGGATGTTTTAGATGAACATATTGACGCTGCTTTAGATAGAAAACTCGGAAGTATTGATTCCGAAGATTTAACAAATATATTTCAAGGAGGAAATTAATTATGGCAAAATTACAGTTCGCTACACTTTCTAATCTTCAGGAGTTTTTAAATCTGCATAACGTACAGATCGACTCTAAAATCAGTGAGGCTGTTAAAAGCTCAATTAAAACAGTATCCCAGTCAGAAGACGGATACACACTTTATTTCTACACAAAAACTGCTCCAGTAACTATTGATGAAGCAGCATTTACTATTACTATTCCTCAGCCGACAGGAAAAGCTGACAAAGTAAAAGGTGCAGTAAAAGGTCATCTTGCAGGATTAGATGAAAATGGTAATCTGGTAGATTCTGGAAAGACTGTTGCAGATTTCGATGCTGCTGGCGCTGCTAACACAGCAAAAACAGAAGTAATGTCTTATGTTGGTACCATTCCTGCTGATGCAAAAGCTAAAAATGTAGTTGCTTATATCAAAGAAGCTGTTACTACTGGTCAGTATGATGATTCTGCATTAAAAGCAAGCGTTGCAGCTAATACAGCAGCTATTGGAACACTGAATGGCACTGGTGACGGATCAGTAAAGAAAGCTGTTGCAGATGCAGTCGCTAAAATCGTTGCAGATGCTCCAGAAGCATATGATACACTGAAAGAGATTTCTGATTGGATTTCTACACATACATCTGATGCTGCTACAATGAATTCTCAGATCAAAACAAATAAAGAGGATATCACAAAGCTGAAGACTCTTATCGGTACTCTTCCAGAATCTGCTACATCCAAAGATATTGTAAGCTATATTGCTGAGTATGTATCTAAAGCTCTCGCAGACTCTGATCTTTCTCAGTATGCAAAAGCTGCTGATCTTGAAGCTGCTGTAGGTAGAATTGATGCTCTTGAAAAGAAATTACCTACATTAGAAGCTGCTGATAAAAAGAATGCAGAAGATATTACTGCTGTTAAAGGCAGAATGGATACAGCAGAAGGCAAAATTACTGCTGTAGAAAAAGATCTTGCTACTGAAAAACCGAAGATTGCTAAGAATACATCTGATATCACCGCTCTTAAGGGGCTTGTTGGAGATGGATATGAAGCAATTCCAAGTGCGTCTATCAAAGGTTTATTTACTGCGTAAAAAACAATTGATTTTATTGGGAGGAGAGCTGCAATGCTCTCCTTCTATTTTAAAAATAAAAATGGAAGGATGTGACTAATGCAAAATGAAAGAACAATTTCTTAATCTCACTGGATTAACAGAACTGGTTGGTTATTTGAAGACAAGTATAGCTAATCATAAAGAAATACTTCCATATGCTTCCAATAAGTTATTTCCGTCTGTTGGAAATATAAATACTATTTATATAAATACTGCTACGAATACTATTTATCGTTGGGATAGCTCAAGCAAAACTTATATTACTCTAGCAAAAGCCGTAAAGTCTGTTGCTATCTCAGAAAGTACTGAAAACGGAAAAATCACACTCACTGTAGATGGTAATAAAACTACTGTTCCTATTCACGGATTAGGATCTGCTGCATATACAAATTCAAGTGCTTACTCTTCTGCCGGGCATACTCATACAAAAGCTCAGGTAGGGCTTGGCAATGTAGATAATACTGCCGATGCAAATAAGAGTGTAAAACATGCAACTACTGCTGATAGTGCAACTACTGCAGGAACAGCTACAAATGTATCCGCTGGAGAAGGTACTGCTGATGCAGCTAGACATGTTTGGTTTTCTGACTCTACCACAGAGACAAAGCGAGCATACAGCGATAAGTTTAAATATAATCCTGTTACTAATAATCTGACGGTAAATGTTACAGGAAATGCTGCGACTGCAAGTAGTGTCGCATGGGGTAACATTACAGAAAAACCTTCTACCTATACTCCTTCTGCGCATAATCATAATGATTCAACTATTACTTCTCTCAACGCAAGTAAACTCTTTGGAACAATTGATATTGCAAGGCTTCCCCATGGAGCATTAGAACGTCTGGTTATTGTTGAAGATGATACTGCACGTTTTAAACTTACTACTGCTAATATTCAGCTTGGTGATACCGTAAAAGTAACTAAGACTGAAAAAATGTATTATGTTGTTGATGAGAGCAAATTATCTTCTGAGGCTGGTTATTCAGTATATACTGCCGGAACTGCTACTTCTGTACCATGGTCTGGAGTTACTGAAAAGCCTAGCAGCTATCCACCAGCATCTCATAATCATGATGAACGTTATTATACCGAGACTGAGATGAATAGTAAATTAGCTGAAAAAGCTACAAAAGTACATACGCATACTAAAAGTGAAGTTGGATTAGGCAACGTTGACAATACTGCTGATGCCACAAAAAGTGTTAAATATGCTATTTCTGCAGGTAGCGCATCATCTGCCGCTGCTCTTACTTCTAATGCTGGATCATTAACTCAGCCAGTATATTTCTCAGATGGTAAGCCAGTAGCTTGTTCATATACACTTGGTAAGTCAGTGCCTGCAGATGCATTATTTACCGATCATACTTATGGAAACATGAAGGGTGCTACTTCTTCTTCCGCCGGAAGTGCTGGTCTTGTTCCTGCACCTAATATAGGAGAACAATTAAAATTTCTTCGTGCAGATGGTACATGGGTAATTCCTACAAATACGACATATTCTGTAGGTACTACAAGCTATTCCGGTACAACTAAACTCTATACTTCCACAGGATCTGCTACAGATGGCACCATGACTCAAAATGCTATTACAACTGCCCTAAATGGAAAATCTGCTACTGGACACACACATAATTATGCTGGATCATCTTCAGTTGGAGGAAATGCGAACGCAGCTGTAAAATTAGCTACTGCAAGAAAGATTGGTAGTGCTTCATTCGATGGCACTGCCGACATTACTTTATCTCAGATGGGACTTAATGTTCCTGTTGAAATTACAAAGGCTGATTATCTTGCAAAAAAGAAAGCTGGAACTTTAAACGCAAATACCTATTACAATGTTATTGATGAATATGATTCTGCAAATGTTATTAATGACTCATCTGTAACAGCCAACAGTGCGTTTTCAAGTACTAAATCAGAAAAAACATATGCGAAGAAAAGTACACTTGTTACTACTACTCTCACAGCTAGTAAATGGACTGGTTCCTCTGCTCCGTATACATATGTATTACCTGTATCTGGTGCGACTACTTCAAATATAGTAGAAATTAATTATGCTTCTAACGCATCATCTCAAGCAATAGAGGCATATCAGAACGCTATGTTGGCAGATGGAGGGCAGACTACAAATCAAATTACTATAAAAGCAACCGAGAAACCAACTGTAGATATTCCCATTACTATTGTTATAAGAAATGATTTATAAAAGGAGGCGATAACATGGCAATTTACAAAGGTGAACAATGTCTTGCTGGAGTTGGTAAGAATGCAACTATTAAAATTGGTACTGCTAAAACAGGTACTTCGGCTGCAGTAACCAATTCTGGTACAGATACAGATGCAATATTAAATTTTACACTGCCCAAAGGTGATCAGGGAGTTGGTATTTCAAGTGTTATCCCTCATTATCTTGCAAGTTCTAAATCGCAGGGAGTGACCAGATCAACTACTGGATGGGCGACTTCCGCTCAGGTTATGACATCTACAAACAAATATTTGTGGTGCTATCATGAATTTGTTTTATCAAATAATAATCATCTGTATACAAATGCAACCGTTATAGGTGTTTATGGAGATAAAGGTGATCCGGGCACAACTGATTACAATGGATTACAGAATAAACCGGTCGTTAATGGAGCTGTAACTGCTTATCAGTCAGATATTATGAAATCTCAGTTAAGGAATGTGACATTCTCTACTGAAGAACCTAAAATAACTGATGGTAAACCTGGTGATATGTGGGTGGTGTATGGCGATGAGTAATATTAAAACTGGTGATATTTTAAACTTTGATTATACTGGTACTGTCCAAACTGTAACACTTCCTAAAGGTACATATAAGTTGGAGTGTTGGGGTGCTCAAGGAGGATACAGTTCTTCTAATTCAGGAATAGAGGTTGGTATGGGCGGAAAAGGTGGATACTCCGCTGGAACTATTACACTAAACCAAAAAACACTTATATATATTTATACTGGTGGAGTTGGTAGCATAAGTGGCAACGGTAAAGCAGATGGTGGATTTCCTAATGGTGGTTCATCTTGGGCTTCCAGCACAAGCGAAGGTGCTGGTGGTGGCGGTGGATCATCCGATATCCGTATTGGTACCGATTCATTGTATGCTCGTGTTATCGTAGCTGGAGGTGGCGGAGGTGGCGGTGAAGACAACGAAACTGGCGGATATGGTGGCGGTGAAACTGGCGGAACTTCAGGTTCTGGAACACCTGGTAGTCAAACTGCTCCAAGTGGATATTTTGGAATCGGCGGTCATACTTCCTATGATGGTGGAGGTGGTGGCGGTGGATGGTATGGTGCTGATCCAGCCGGTGGTCAAACAACTCCAGCTACCGGTAGCAGTGGAAGTGACACATCTGGCTCTCCTGGAGGATCTGGTTACGTTTATACTTCTGCTACAGCCTCTAATTACCCGTCAGGTTGTTTATTAAACTCTTCTTATTACTTATCTGCTGCTAAAACCATAGCAGGTAACACTTCTTTTACATCTCCCACAGGTTCATCTGAGACAGGGCACTCTGGGAACGGCTATTGTCGAATTACTGTTATTGAATGCAAGAATACGGCGCTATATACCAGAATAAACAATTCAATGAAAAAGGCTACTGCTTTTTATTTCAAATTAAATAATAACAAAATGTACGGCGTTGGATCTGCTAATTATAATGGTTCTGTTATGAATTTTGATTATACTGGTTCGGTTCAAACTGTTACATTGGCTCCTGGTACATATAAACTTGAATGCTGGGGCGCTCAAGGTGGGAATGGATCATCTAATGGTAATTCTAATATAAATGCAGTTGGTGGTCTTGGTGGATATAGTGTTGGCACCATTACATTAAGTAAAACACAAAAAGTATATATATATTCTGGTGGAAAAGGACAAACTAAATCAAATACCGGTAGCTATTCTACTGTTAATGGTGGATTTAACGGCGGTGGGTCAAATTATACTTGTGGTTCCGGAGGTTCTGGTGGCGGTGGATCGGATATAAGGATCGGAACTGATTCATTATATGCAAGAGTAATTGTTGCAGGCGGCGGTTCTGGAACAGGATGGACAATTAAAGGTGCCGCTGGCGGTGGAATATTAGGCTTATCAAACTATAATTCATCTTACAATAGTACTCAAACAGCAGGAGGAATAGCTTATACTTCAGCTTACAATATAATGCCCACAGCTGGCACTTTTGGTATAGGTGGCAATGGTTCCGGTTCTTCAGAAGGCGGTTCTGGCGGTGGAGGCGGCTGGTATGGAGGTGGCGGAGCCGGATATACGGGCGGTTCTAGTGGTGGATCAGGTTATGTCTACACTTCTGTCACTGCTTCAAATTATCCAAATGGTTGTTTACTTAACTCTTCTTATTATCTTTCTAATGCTCAAACTATTGCCGGAGATCAATCGTTCCCTGCTCCTTCTGGTTCTACAGAAACTGGTCATTCTGGTAATGGACATGTAAAAATCACTAAATTATCAGATGTAATATATCTTACTCATGCTAAGAACAACATAATGGATTTTAATTATACAGGTTCAGTACAATCTAAAACTCTAAAACCAGGTACGTATACAATAGAATGCTGGGGTGGCCAAGGAGGAACTTACAGTAGTTACATAGGCGGATACGGTGGTTATTCCAAGGGTACTATTACTCTTACTGAAGCAACTACTGTTTATATATCTGTTGGTGGGGCTGGATCTTCCTCTTCTACTGCTGCAGGATTCAATGGTGGAGGAACTGGTATTTCTTCTGGTAGAGGTGGTGGAGGAGCTACAGATGTTCGTATAGGTCAAAATTCTCTATATTCAAGAGTTATCGTAGCCGGAGGTGGCGGCGGAGCTGGTGTAACAAGTGCCAATGCTAATCCTTGTGGTTGTGGCGGTGGAGAATATGGTGGAGATGGATATTACAATGATACCACTGGTTCTTATACTATAGGTCAAAATAGATGTGGTGGTAGTGCCTCACAAACTGCAGGTGGCAAAACATGGAGCACGAGCACTCAGGCTACTTTTGGTCAAGGCGGAAATGCTTCAGGCTACTCTTGTGGTGGTGGCGGAGGCGGCTGGTATGGCGGTGGTGGAGCCTATGACAGTGATTCTGACTCTGATGGACGTTGGGGTGGAGGAGGCTCAGGATATGTTTATACCTCTTCTACAGCTAAAAATTACCCTAACGGATGTCTACTAAATTCTACTCATTATCTCACAAATGCTCAGACTATCGCAGGAAACACTTCTTTTACTTCTCCTACAGGATCAGCAGAAACTGGTCACACAGGCAGTGGATTCTGCAGAATTACAAATTTGAACCCAACACAATATGGATTATACGTAAAAACGAACTCTGGTTGGAAACACATAGATTTATAAAAGGAGGGCTTAACTATGCCGATTATATTTCACGGAACAGGTAGTGGCGGCTCTGCTAAAAAACTAAAAACCGCACGAACTATTAATGGTACGAATTTTGATGGTACAGCTAATATTACTACTGCTAATTGGGGAACAACAAGAACCGTTACTGTAGGAAATACAAGTAAATCTGTAAATGGATCTGGAAACGTAAGTTGGTCGTTAGCTGAAATAGGTATTCATCTTTCAACAACGGAACCTGCAGCTAGTGACGGAAAAAATGGAGATATTTGGATTACTTATGAATAAAAGACTGAAAGGAAGGTGAGGCTTATGGCTTGTAGTAATGGATGTGGAACTTCTTGTTCTACTGACTGCACTCATTCATCATCTGGTGGATGTGGTGGTTCTTGTGGTGGTTCTTGCTCTACTAACTGTACTGGTGGATGTTCTGGATATTGTGATGGAACTTGTAAGGGAGGTTCAGGAAGTACTTGTTCTGACTGTACTGCCAAATGTGCTAATGACTGTACCGGAGCTTGTACAAATGCTTGTGTAACCGGATGCACTGGCTGTGGGAACAACTGTGATGGAGACTGTACAAGCGCCTGTGCTCAAAGGTGCTCTAATGATTGCAATGCTGCATGTACTGCTACTTGTGCTTATGATTGCGAACATACTTGCACTGCTTCTTGTGCCAACGACTGCACCAGTTGTGGTGGATCTTGCTCAAGTAATTGCTCAGGAAATTGTGATTCCGGTTGTTATACTGGTTGTTATGGTTGTGATTCTACCTGTTCTGGTGGTTGTTCTGGCACTTGTAATACTACTTGCACTACCACTTGCGCCAATGACTGCACTGGCGGGTGCAAAGGAACCTGTACAGGTGGATGTGGTGGTTCTTGTGATAATTCATGCGGCTTTTCTTGTGAAGCTTCATGTGATAACAATTGTACTGCTGTTTGTTCTGTATCTTCTGTGTATGGTGGAAACTCAGAGAAGAGTGTATTGAATTTTGCTTATACAGGTAAAGCTCAATCTGTAACCCTTGAGCCTGGAAAATATGTTCTTGAATGTTGGGGAGCACAGGGAGGTTATCGTTCTAATTCTAGTTATGGTGGAAAAGGTGGCTATTCTACAGGGACTTTAACATTGACTCAAAAAACTACTATATACATATATGTCGGTGGATCTGGAAATTCTGTTACATCAGCATCAAATTCAATCTATCCCGGAGGTTTCAATGGTGGTGGATATAGATACGATTATAAAGGTGGTGGTGGCGCTACTGATATTCGTATTGGAAGTGCTTCTTTATATGCAAGAGTAATTGTTGCTGGTGGTGGTGGTTCTGATGGTAGTTCTGGATATAGTGGCGGATATGCTGGCGGCGTATCTGGTGCTAGGGGTAATTTTGGATGTGGTTCATATGGATATGGTGGATCTCAAACTGCTTCATATTCATCTTTAAGTGCTATTAATTCACAAGGCACCACAAATTCTTCTTCTAACTGTGCTGCTGGTTTTGGTTTCGGTGGTTTTGGATGTTATTACGCTTCAGGTTACGGCGGAGCTGGCGGCGGAGGATGGTACGGTGGACAAGGTACTTATCCTGATGGTTCTGGAGATGATGATGGTGGTGGCGGAGGTGGATCAGGTTATGTCTACACTTCTACCACTGCTTCTAACTATCCTCAAGGCTGTCTTCTAAATTCTACTTACTATCTTTCTGATGCTTCTAATTTATCTGGCAATGAATCTTTTAAATCTCCTTCCGGATCTACAGAAACAGGTCATTCTGATAATGGCTATTGTAGGATTACCTGTTATATCAAAAAGAAAACTCTACATTGTAAAATGAATAATGAAATTAAAAAAGCAGCTCCAGTATTTATGAAGATGAACAATAAAATTTATGATGCTGGCGCTAATGCTGTAATGGATTTTGCTTATACAGGAACAGCTCAAGCTATATCACTTCCAAGAGGACAATATATTATAGAGTGTTGGGGAGCACAAGGTGGTTACCGATCTTCTTCCGATTATGGTGGTAAGGGAGGATATTCTGTTGGAACATTAACTCTTACTCAGTCTACTGATTTATACATATATGTAGGTGGAGCAGGAAACTCTTCAACTACAAGACTGTCTAATAATTCAAGTATTTACGAAGGTGGCTTTAATGGTGGTGGTCATCGTTATGATTATAAAGGCGGTGGCGGAGCTACCGATGTAAGAATTGGTAAAGATTCTCTGTATGCCCGTGTTATCGTAGCTGGTGGTGGAGGTTCTGACGGTGCGACAAATAAAAAAGGAATGTACGGCGGAGGTCTTGAAGGTGGATCTACTACTGAAAGCTGTGGTTCTGGTGGATACGGAGGAACACAAACTGGAAATACATGGCTGACAACTACAAGATCAACAAATGCATCTTATGATACTGCTTCTTGTTATGCAGGATTTGGATTCGGAGGAAACGGTAATTATGCCAGTTCAGGTTATGGTGGTGCCGGTGGAGGCGGCTGGTACGGAGGTTCTGGTTCTTATCCAGACGGATCTGGTGATGATGATAGAGGTGGTGGAGGCGGTTCTGGTTACGTTTATACAGCAGAAACTGCTGTAAACTATCCAGACGGAAACTATGTAAATTCTTCTTACTACCTTACCAATGCGCAAACTATAGCAGGAAATCAATCATTTAAATCACCTGATGGAACAAATGAAACAGGGCATACCGGAAATGGTTTCTGTCGAATCACCCGTAAATCAGGAAAAATATTTGTAAAACAAAACGGATCATGGATCAAAGTGTAATGCTTTGGTCCATGTTTAAATTACAGGAGGAATTGTTATGAAACTTATTTTAAAAGATGGACAAGAACTAACTATTACTCGTGCTAACGATACATATTCATATGAAGGATATAAAGATGGGTTGGGAAATGATATGAATAGAAATATCGTGGCTACTATTTCTATCTTCAACTCTGATAAATCCTTGAATACAATCAGAGATATGATCACTGACGAGAATAGAACTGGTTTTAGAATTATTTATGGGAATACCCAGAAAGATTATACTGGAATGAAAATTGAGAGTATTTCAGAAGAAATCTCCAATGAAAGAAGTGTTATTAATATCTCATTAGCTACAGATAAAACTATAGCTCCTACTGAGACCACTGAAACAACAACAGAAAAAACTAAAGAAGAAACTAAAGAAAAAACGGAAACAGCTTCTGATAAATAATTAAGAATGAAAGGAATATAAGGATATGAGAAAAATAATCGTAAAGGTTAATAAAGAAAAAGCTACAGAGCTTGAAAGAGTTAATTTTGAATTAAACTTCGTAAAAGACATTGTACAGAGAGTTATTGAATCACATCCAAGCGATTTAGAACTCATCAATGGAGATACTCTTATGTCTTACAATAAACGTGGTGCAGAATTACAGAGAAAGTATGCTGCTCTTGCAAATGAGATGGAAAAGGAATATATCCCAGAATGCCTCGAAGGTCATCAGTATAGTTGGATTATTCCAAATAATTCTGATGAAATGACTATTACTATTAAATGTAATTGTGAGATTCCAGAATTAGAGGGAATAGCATGAAAAGAACAGAACAATATTCGGATCAGATAGCTAGACTTTATCCATCTAAGAAGGTAAAAACCGATGACGGACAAAGAATATTAACACAGAGTATCACTTTTCAAGTAACTGATGATTGCAACCTTGCGTGTCTATATTGTTACCAAGGACACAAAGGAAAAAATCGAATGTCGTTTGAAACAGCTAAGAAATTCTTTGATTTAGTTGTATCAGGTGAAAAAGGTTTTAAATCTTATATCAATCCAGAGAAATCTCCTGGATTGGTTGTAGATTTCATTGGAGGAGAACCTTTTCTTGAGATAGAGCTTATAGATCAAATCTGTACTTATATTATGGATAAACTCATAGAGTTGGATCATCCTTGGGCCATGAAAACTATGTTCTCTATTTGTTCAAATGGTGTTTTATACAGGGACGAAAAAGTACAAGCATTTCTTCGTAAGTGGGCCAATAGATTATCTTTCTCAGTTACTATTGATGGGAATAAAGAATTACATGATTCCTGTCGAGTTTTTCCAGATGGTGGTCCAAGTTATGACATAGCTGTCGATGCTGCGTCAGATTGGATGAAACGTGGAAATCATATGGGAAGCAAGATCACAATTGCTCCGGGCAATATCAGCTTTCTATACGATGCTATTAAGCATATGGTCGATCTTGGATATGATGAAATCAATGCCAATTGTGTATATGAAAAGGGTTGGACACCTGTACATGCAACTGTTCTTTACGATCAAATGAAACGCATATCTGATTATTTCTTGGAACAGAATTTTGATTTTGAACGTGATTTCTTCTGTTCCCTTTATAATGAAGACTTCTTTCAGCCTAAAGATCCTGATGATTTACAAAGTTGGTGTGGAGGCGTTGGTAATTCAATGATTGCTTGCGATCCTCAAGGTCGCATATTTCCATGTATCAGATATATGGAATCTTCTCTTAATGGAGAGCAAGAACCGTACTCTATTGGTGATGTAGATAATGGTATAGGATGCACAGAATGTTATAAATGCAGAATTAATTGTATGGCAAAAATAGATAGAAGGACACAGAGTACAGATGAATGTTTCTATTGCCCTATAGCTGCAGGATGTTCTAATTGTTCTGGTTATGATTATCAAGTGAATGGTACTCCTGACTCAAAAGCTACTTATATATGTGTTATGCATAAAGCTCGTGCTCTTGGGAATCTGTATTTCTGGAATAAATATTATAGAAAAAATAATATGAGTAAGCGAATGAAAAACTATGTGCCAGATGAATGGGCGCTTGAGATTATTTCTGAATCAGAACTTAATATGTTGAAAGAACTTGAAAGAGAGGATTAAAAGCCTCTCTTTTTTATTGACTAAAAGGAGGCTTGATATTATGGCAGAAATTAAAGGAATTGATGTTTCCAGATGGAATGGAAAAATCGACTGGAAAACCGTTGCTAATTATGGAATGGGCTTCGCTATCCTACGAATCACAGAAAAAGGAAATATTATTGATAGCACATTCGAACCTAATTATAAAGGCTGTATTGAGAATAAAATTCCTGTTGGAGTCTATAAATACAGCTATGCTACTACTATTGCTCAGATTAAAAATGAAGCAAATGTAGTTATTAAAACATTGAATAAAAGAAAACTGGATTATCCAGTGTTTCTTGATATAGAAGATAAATGTCAGGAGAATTTATCTGACAATTTAATGATGAAAATGATCGAAGCGTTTAGAGCTATTATTGTCAAAGCTGGATATAAATTTGGTATTTATTGCGGCTATTCTTGGTATCAGAACCAGTTACCAGAAGGTGCTAAAAAGTATGATTGTTGGGTTGCCCGATATCCTAATAATGATACCGGTGAATTACAGGAAAGATTAAGAGTTCCTGCTTCTACTGGTGTTATTGGATGGCAATATTCTAGTAAGGCAACCATTCCTGGAATTCCAACAAAAACTGATCGAAGTGTATTCTATAAAGACTATTCTAAATCTTCTACTACTTCTACAAATTCTCTCAAACCAACAACTACACAAGGAAGTGATACTATGAATAAAGATAAAGCTATTGATGCTCTTATTGCTTGCGCTGAAAATGAGGTTGGATATTTAGAGAAGAAATCTAATTCTCAGCTTGATGATAAAACTGCAAATGCAGGTTACAATAACTACACTAAATACTGGAGAGACGTATATCCTCAGTATCAGGCACAGGCTTGGTGTGCAGCGGTTGTGAGTTGGTGCATGATGAAAACATTCGGTCTTGATGTAGCTAAAAAACTCCTTAAACATTGGCCTTATGTATACTGCCCTACTCTTGGAAATCTCTTCACAAAGTATGCAAATCCACAGCGAGGAGACATTGTAATCTTCTATCGTAATGGCACATTCGCTCATACTGGATTAGTAACAAAAGTCGAAGGAGATAAATTTTATACTATTGAAGGTAACACTTCAGCTGGCTCTACTGTTGTTCCAAATGGTGGAGGAGTTTTTGCTAAATCTTATTACAATTCTAATCTTCCAGGCACTAAATTCTGTCGTCCAGACTATTCTATTGTCACATCTATTTTAACATCTACTGCACCTGTACAGCCATCTTATACTGCATGGGTAGGTTCTTGTACAGCTAATGGAACAGATGTATTCTCAGGCGCTACAGGAGCTTCTAAGTTAAGTACATATCCTAAACTTAATGCAGGTAATCTTGTGGATATCATCGGTGAATCTGGTACAAGATATCAGGTTCGTATCGCTGCAAAATATATAGGGTATGTAGAAAAATCTAACATTAAAAATCCTAATACTCCTGCTGCAACAACTACAAAAAAATATCCATTTGTAGGAAAAGTAACTGCAAGTAAATTGAATGTTCGCAAAAAACCCGGTACTGAACATCCGTTACTTCCAGAGTATCCGATGTTAAATAAAGACAATCTTATTAATGTCCTCGGAGTTACAAAAGATACTAAAGGTGACAGATGGTACAAAGTATCAATCACTAAAAAAGAATATGTTGGCTATGTATCAGCCAAATATATCATTAAGGCATAAGGAGGTACGTCATGGGTATTGAACAGATACAGAAAATCCATGAGTTTGGTGAGATCAATGTGATCATATCTTTACTTCTTTGTGCAATGCTTGTTATAGCTTTAAAAGCTGGATGGGAGAAACTTCTTGATGTTCTTGGTCTCGAAACAAAAGCATCTCTACAGAAGAAAGCTTTAGAGAAGAAGTTGTCTGACATGGAACAGAAAATTGCTGATTTTGAGCAGTCTCAGCATAATTATCATGATCAGTCCATTAATATCAGAGATGATCTGAGAACAAATCAAAATACTCTAAGTACACAGCTTACTGATCTTACAACTTTGATGCAGAACTTTATAACTAATCAAGATGAGTGTACTGTAGCATCATTTAGAAGTTCTCTCTGGAGAATGCATAGAGACTTTATGGCACAAGGGTACATCACACCGGATGGATTAAAGACATTCCTAGAGATGGGAAAGCTTTATGAAAAGGCTGGTGGAAATGATATTTATCATGAGAAATTACTTCCAGATATTGAATCTCTGGAAGTCAGATATACAAAAGACAATGTACTATAATTTATGGGTAGTCAAGCATTATACTTGGCTACCCATTTTTTTTACTTTGATTCTTTATCAAGCATATTCCGAACGTCTTCTACAGAAAGTCCTTTTTCTCGAAGTAATTTGGCAAGATCTTTCATAGACTGTTCTTCTTTTACGGCTGCTTCTTTCTTCTCTGCTGCAACAAGATCTTTAGAAAGATTCTTTTTCTGCACTCTCAAGCCTTTGATATCTTCTGTAAGCTTAGTAATTTGTTCTTCTATAGATGTAATTTGTGCCTTAATTTCTTCTGATGTAAGCTCTACTTTTCTTACTCTTGCCATTTTTTAACTACCTCTTTTCGATTTAATAAGGGTGAAATAAGGGTGAAGTTTTTAAGAAGTGCTTGTTTTATAAGGCTCTAAGTCGGTTTTTCATGGGTACCGGAAACCACTGCTCTATCCACTGAGCTACAGGCGCGTATCTTGAAAATC